ACACCGCAAAGTGTGCGCCCTTGTAGCCCTTGGCGTTCACCGTCCACACCGACCGCTTGTTCTTCATGGGATTGTCTTCCCACTCCTTGCCCTGTAGTCCGTGGTGCTTCAGTTTGGGATCGGTGGTTCCGTCACGCATCTCGGTGCGGTCACGGGTTCCCCAATTACGAGCAGGTTCCTTGATCGCTTCGTGATCGTAGTAATACTTGGGCTTCTTGGACAGCAGGAAGATGTACTCATGCGACTTCGTGCAGCGGTCTTCCACGCTTTCGGGCATGGGATTGGGCTTGCTCCAAATAATGTCCTGCCGCAGATACCACCCGTCCGCTTGCAGCGCAAACGCTACGCGCCACGGAATGCCGATCAAGTCCTTCGTCTTCAGCCCCTTCTGATCCTTGCGGTTTGCAGGAACAAAGTCTGAAGGCATTCCACGCTGACCGCCCTGCGTCTGCGGGGGCGGGGCGCAGTTCTTTGCGCTCATGTACGAGTCGCCAAGATTCAGCCACAGCGTACCGTCATCACGCAGGATGCGGCGCACCTCGCGGAACACTTCAGTCATCTTCTGCACATAGCCGTCCACGGTGTCCTCCTGACCGATCTCGCTGTCCCCGCCACCGTAGTCGCGGAGTCCAAAGTACGGTGGGGATGTAATGCAAGTCTGAACGCAGCCGTCAGGCAGCGTCTTCATGCCTTCAATGCAGTCGCCAAGTATGATGCTGTGTGTGTTCATTTCTTTTTTTTCTTTTCTTGATGAAGTAGTTTCATTTGCTTTTTTGTAGGATTATGCTTCTTCAACTCTTCCTCATACCAACGCAGAAACTCTTTATCCTCTTGGGTACGCTTTGCGTCTTCGGCATTGGCTCTTGAATTCAAAGAGCGAGGATTGTTCTTATAGCATTCGGGAACCCGAAACGCAGCAGTCTTTCTGTGCCTATGAATGTGTTTTGGCAGTTTGTCTTCGTTCATTGGAACACTGTCAGGCGATATCGCCGTATCCCTTGCCGCGTACAAAGAAGTTCTCTTCGTGCCCTTCAAAACCAAAGCATTCCCGTGCGTAGTCAAGAATGATCTGCTTGTCAAACTTGTTGCAGGAGTACACATCAAGCGTGATGAACCGCTTTGGCTCCATTGAGTGAATCTGAATGCCGCTCTCAATGAGTGGAACCCAACCGCTCACCCCTGCCTTGTCGGGATACAGTTCTGTGCCGTGGTTGGTTGGACCGTGCATGACTACGGGCTGTGACATACGGGTCATGCCGATCTTGTCCACAACGCGCTCAAGAAAGCGGTAGTGCAACTCCAAGTCATCGGCTGCACCGATGCGGCAGTTGTACATATCAAGGTAATACGAATATCCGAATGGGTTGCTCATGTGAAAAAATCCTCTAGTGTGGGCTTGCCCTTTAGTGGCTTGCCTGTGATCAATGCGTCCAAATCGTCTTCACCCAATCCCAATCCTTCTGCTAGTTGTCGCACAAACTCCCATGCTCGTTCAGGACTGACCCGCTCACTATACAGGCGAAAGTGTTCGGGCGCAAGAGCAATCGCTTCGGGAAGCAGTTTGTTATGCTTGGATTCATTTTCTCTACCATCAAGTATTCTCAAATTGACAGGATGATGTATTCCTCCGTGGTTAATTGGAAGAATATGGTCTATGTGATACTCTCGTCCTGTCTCCCTTTGGAGTTCTTGGCGAGTGCGTTCCATTGAGAGTATTTTCTCTTTTTCGTTGGCAGTCAAGCGAACTGACGAATTTTTCTTCTTACATCTCCGTCTTCTGTTGTTTTCACTTATGATGTCAGGATTGCGTTTCCGCCAAGCCTTTTTACCAGCCTCAACCCGTTCACGGTTCTGTTCGCGGTAAGCCTTCTTCCTCATCAAGGTTTTTTCGTGATTGCGTTCGCGGTAAGCCTTGTCGTAAGCCGCTTTTTTTTCGGGATTGAGTTTGTGCCAAGCCTTCATGTTCCTGGCTTTCCGTTCACGACTGCGTTCGCGGTAAGCCTTTTCTACCGCAGCGATCCGTTCACGATTGCGTTCGCGGTAAGCCTTACTTGTCGCCGCAGCCCTTTCACGATTGCGTTGATACCAAGACTTCTTGTACTCCGCACTCTTTTTGGTATCTTTATACGGCACACCTCACCCCCGCATCGCCTTCACGATCTTGTTCCAATACTTCAAAGTTGCATTGCGCTTATGACCCTGTGGTCCGCCGTTGTGGATACGCGCCAACTGTTCAACGGTCGCGCCCTTCGGGGCATAACGCGCCCAATACGCACGGATGATCCGCTCTGAATACGCCTTGTCCATGCAGTCTTCGTACTCCCCGCCGATGGACTTGTCGTGTTCCACCGCATCCTGCCAGTACTCGCGCCAAATCTGATACGGACCAATGGCTCTGCCGCCATCGCCAACCGTGATCTTGCCGTGATTGGATTCCACAGCGTACATGGCATCAAGCAGCGGACGAGTATCAACCGTGGGAGGAACAAGACAGATAACCGTAGACAGAATCAAACCAAACATGGTGCATGAACCTTTCTGTACTCAAGAAGTGCCAAGTCCTTTGCCTTGGCTTCAATCATCACATCGTATTCCACCGTGTCCGACAGCAGAGGTATTTCGTTGCGAATGTAATCGGAGTGTGCTTGGGGACGGGAACCTTCCTTGGATTCGGAGTAGTGAACCTTGGGGATTTCACAGAATCCCTGCCATGTACTGAACGCCATGTCAGCGGCTTCGCGCAGGGACTCGCGGTTGCAGAAGCGGTGGTGGTGAACATCCAACACCAACTTGATGGTACAGTGCTTGGCAACTTCGGTGTACAGTTCCGTCATGCTCCACATTGTGGGCTTGTCGTCATTCTCAAGGGTAAGCCGCCGCTTGATTGCGGGAGGCAGCGCACAGAATGACTTCAGGAACCGCCCTGCGGTGGAGTGCTTGTCGCCGTACACGCCGCCCATGTGGATGTTGATGGCAAACTCGTCACCGTACCCCAAGATGTCGGCAATGAGCGAGTGCATAGCCAAGCACTTGATGCTTTTCTCCACCGTGTGCGGATCAGGTGATGCAATGCAAGTGTACGGACCAGGATGGCATGACAGTCGCATCCTGTTCGTCTTGGCGTACCAACCCGCCATGATTAGCGATGCGCGGATGGAGGCTTCGTGTTCAGGCAGCAAGTCCGTGATCTCGTAGCCAAGCGTGGGGTGATCCATGAACGGAAACATTCCGCTGCCGATACGGAAGAACTTGATACCGTTCGCAACATTCCATTCAAGGATGGGGAGCAGATCAGCGGCGTTCCGCGCACCTAGTTCCCCCACCCGCTCAAGGGAAAAGCGATCCATCCGCAGTGTGCGGTCGGTGAACAGCCGATCTTTCGGCTTGCGCCCTGTTGCAAGGGAAAGGTTCTGACAGGCGTAGCCAAGGTGTCGAATCATGTCCCTAGTTTACCACCGTGCATATTTGAATCAACCCGTATCCCGAAAGTTCCATTTTTCCAAATGCGGATTTGATCAATTCGGAAATGCTTAATACTTGAATCTAAAAGCACAACACACCACACATCGTTTTCCCAAGTGCCGCCGTCACGAACATACATGGCATATCCATCGCCCAAAGGCGTTACCACAGGGACGGGATTGCGGAATTCGTGGATCACTTGCTCTTACGCTCTTCCTGTTCCTTCAGATACGCAGCAAGCAGCACCATGTAATTAATCACATCCACACAGGTGTCCATGAAGGACTCGTCCTGTACATTCATCTTGCCTGCGTGGATGAAAGACGACAGGCGGCTCATCTTGTCCGTGAGGCGCACCATGAAGCCCTGCTCCGTCTTGCAGATGCCCATAGACTCCACGCGGGTAAAGTTGGCAAACGGTTCCGTGCCGTCCTTGCCTGCGTAGTCGCGGTTCTTCTTGCTCATCAGTTCGCGGGCTGCGCCGCACAGTTCAGCGTGAAATGCTAGTAGTTCTTCTCGCGTCATTTTAGGCTCCCATGTTTGCGTCAAAGTTATACAGCCCCGTGCTGCCGAATCCGCCTTCGCGCTGCGTCTTCTTTTGCGGGGGGTGATGAGTCTTCACAAGATCAACAGGCTGATTGCGGACAAGTTCGGCTTGGCAGATTCGTGCGCCGTTGGGAATGCTCAAAAGGCACGAACTCTGCGTGGACACCATGACCTTGAGTTCATCGGTGTAGTCAGAATCAATCACGCCTTCAGCATTGGACAGCACAAAGCCGTCCTTCAGTGCCATGCCACTACGCGCATGGAGGCGCACCGAGTAGCCTTCAGGGATATCAAGGATGAGTCCCGTGGGCAGCAGGAACCGCCAACCTGGCGGGATGTCCAACACGCCCTGCGTGGGGTAGATTTCTGCCTTTACATTCTGTGGTCCGTATGCGACCACAGGCTTCCACGCACCCCAATCCTCGTCAGAGTTTTCAGGATCGGGATGGAAACGCACACAGATGTCAAAACACGCAGAGCCGTCTGTGGCAAATGCGGGAACCGTTGCATCGGTATCGGGAATGAGATAGAAACCAAGTGTAGGCTTGTCCATGATGAAGTCTCCTTATAGGGGAGTATAGCACAAGAAGCAGGGGAGTCAATCACCCTGCTTCAAGATTCGTGTATAGTTTTTATTTTGAAGTATCACGCCCGTTTCACGATCCCGACGAAATACACTACTCTGATTGGACTGCTTCAGTATTACGCCAGTCTTTTTAGGATAGACATCAAACTGTGTCCGCGCAACACAAATCTTGTCGTGCTGCTTCTTTGGTCGTATTTCCCAATCCGTGTATTTGAGTTTAAGTTTCAATGGCTTGCCTTCGGAGCCACAACAAACCGTCCGTTTAGGAGTTCGTCTGTGGTGACTCCCTTGGTGACATCCAACGAATATTTCCATTGTCCTGCGTGGATGTATCCCATCGTGGTGGAATCAACAGTAACGCGAATACCGCCCGTGAAGACTCCACCCGTTTCCCCGCTATTCAGGTATATTCTACCAGAACCAGAAACTCCACCTGTTCCTGTATATGAACCCGTGGATCCGCCACTAGTTACTCCTGAAGTAGTGACTTCAAGATACTTTGTGCTGCTTTCTGTGTAAGGACGGACATGGAAACGCGCAGAATACCCTGTTAGGTTGACAGCGTTGCCGTCATTGTCGTACCACTCCACATGGAAATCAAATGTGGAATATTCTTGCGCGTTGATGTCGTAGAAGGCTGATGCCATTAGAGTGCCTTTGCTTTGTTGGCAGCGTCACGGGCGCGGTTCTCGCTTTTCCGTAGTGCTGCTGCCTTGCGATTGCGGCGAGTAATACTGCTTGCAAAACCGCCTCTTCCCTTGCCGCTTGGTGAGTTTCTTGCCATTACTTCCTCCGCTTCTTGAAAGTCTTCACCTTATTTAGAACAGGAGCATCGGCAGGATTCACCACGGGAACGGATGGAAACTGTGGTTGACGCGCTTGCAGTTCCTTCAACTTTTCGATATAGGCAGCATGGTTTTTCCGAGTACGATCTATTTCGCTTTCTGGAAGTCTATTCTGCTTCAGAAGGACTTCACAAGCCTGAAAACCTGCCATGTGGTCATGCACATAGAAAGCCGTGGCAGCCAGTTCATCTAGTGCCATCCACTTGTATATGTTCGTGTCGATGAACAGGATATCGTGCTGAGGATACGGTAGGTGTGCTGCTTCTTTTGCAAACAGATATGCAGCGCGTGGGCGACCGTTCATGCGTAGGAACCGAGCAATAGCGTGAAGTGGTTCGGCACGGCACGGGCGATAGTCGTATGAGTCTAGGAACTTTTGCTGAACAACCGTCCAATTGCTTTCCTTCTGAATCTCACACAGCGCAATACGGAACAGCGAGTAGTAGCACTCCTCTTCCCATCCGCCCATCTCCACCCGCTTGTAGTACGCTTCAATGGCTTTGTCCCACTGCTGCGAGTCAAAGTACGACTGCGCCAGATAGAACTGATAGCGAGAGTTCGTTGGATCAGTCTTCAAGGCTTCAATCAGAGTTTCTGCGTCCTTGGAGTACTTCTCCACCTGTGTAATGTTCACATTGCGGTGACCAAGGGTACGAGCCTCAAGCGCGTAGTCGCCTTCAATACGGAACTGCATGAGAGGCTGCTTTTCACAGTGAGCATACTCATGCAGAACACCAATGTACTTCCAGCCAATACCTGTCTTGAAGATTTGATTGCGCCACCACACACAGCCGTCACGACCGCACTTGAGTGCATACGCATCGTTCGTAAGATTCTTTCCATTGGGGTACTTGAAGTTGCCAACGATCTTGTCGTCTGCATCAATCATCCATGCGTAGTCTGCCTTGCCGTCACATAGGGCAAGGGCTTCGCTGCGGTTATGACCAAAGTTTACCCACGGACGCTCAATGAGTTCGCCTGGAATTCCCTTCTCCGCAAAGTAGTTGCGGATCAGGTCTTGGGTTCCATCCGTGGAACCCGTGTCCACGATGACCCAATAGTCGATGTGCTGCCAAATAGAATCAAAGCACTCGCGGATAATGTGCGTTTCGTTTTTGACGATCATAGAGAGGCATACTGTAGACATTCACGATCTCCTTGTACGGTTATTTATGCGCGGCAATCCAATCTTCAAGACGAACTTTGGAAGTCCATCCAAGATGCTTATTTGCTTTCAAGGCGTTGGCTAGTGTCACACGCGACTCGCCAATACGAGCAGGAATATTTGCAGTTTCTCCACCCATCATTCGCGCAATCTCATTTATTGAATGATTCTTACCTGTACCAATGTTGTAGACCTGACCCCACTCCCAAGCACGATATACAATTTCGTTCTCCACCAAATATTCAGGAGCCACGAACTGCGAAGCATTGATATTTGCTTGCACCACATCACTCACATGAGTAAAGTCACGCCGCTGTTCACCGTCACCCACGATGGTCATGGGTTCTCCTGCTGCTCGCTGACGCAGGAAGATTCCAATCACGGGAGCATATTGACCACGCAGGGGCTGACGCTCTCCGTACACATTGAAGTAGCGGAAGATGACAGTCTCCAATCCGTACAGTTTGGAGTACATTTTGCACAACTCTTCGCCTCCCGTCTTGGAAACCGAATACGGGTTCAGGCAATCGTTGGGCATGGTTTCCACAAGAGGTGGATTGTTCTTCAATCCGTAAGCAGCAGAAGTTGATGAATAGATTACTCGCTTGACACCACAGACACGGGCGCACTGCAACACACTGGCTGTGCCAAGCATATTGGCTTCCACAGCCTTTAGCGGGTCTTCAATGCACGGCTGAATGCGGGCTTCCGCAGCAAGGTGAAACACCGTGTCCACACCCTCATACAGTTTACGAACCATTGTGTAGTCATTGATGTCGTACTTGTAGTTCTTGGCAGCAGGGTTCCAATAGAACTGATCATGTGCATCTGATGATTCATTGTCGATCACCGTGACTTCGTGACCGTCCGCAATCAGCCGATCAACGAGATTTGATCCAATGAAACCCGCTCCACCTGTTACTAGTGCTTTCATCGCTCAATTTCCTTTTCGCTGCGTGTTAGGGCAGACCCCACCACTTGGTGCATATCGTAATATTTGTAGTCTGCCAAACGACCACCGAATATGTATCTGTCGGTGTCGATCCTGTTCTTGTACTGCGTGTATAGTTCGTTATTTCTATCATCAGTCACTGGATAGAACTTTTCTTTTGTGCTGTCCCAATTCTGCGGATACTCTCGGGTGATGACGGTGTGATCCTGTTTGCCGAATATGAAGTGCTTGTGTTCCACCACACGAGTGTACGGAATCTTGGCATCGGTGTAGTTTATTGCTGCTACTCCCTGATAGTCAGGAATCTGAAGCGTCTGATGTTCAAATCGCAGGCTTCTCCACTCAAGACTGCCCAGATCGCAACCGAAGAATTCGTCTATGGCTCCCGTGTATACAACCTTTCGTGCCATGCCTTCAAGACGCTCACGATCTTTGAGAAAATCAACACCCGTTTCAACGGGAATACCATTCAACAGTTTTTGAAAGATGGGTGTGTATCCGTCAACAGGTATGCCCTGATACTTGTCATCAAAGTAGTTGTCATCGTAGGTGAGTCGAATGGGAAGCCGCTTGATGATGGACGCGGGGAGATCCTTGGGATCACGGTTCCACTGCTTTGTGGTGTAGCCCTTCACGAACTTCTCGTAAATCTCTTCACCAACTTGGGACAGCACCCACTCCTCTAGGTTGGATGGAGATGGAATGGCAACCCGCACTTGAGCCAGTTTGTCCCGTGCCTCTTGTGGAGTCTTCACGCCCCACAACTGATATAGAGTGAACAGATTGATAGGGAACGAGTACAGGTTGTCTCCGTGGATGACGCGAGGACGGTACACAAAATGGTTGAACCGTGTCCATCTGTTCATGTATTCCCATACACGGTCACTGCTTGTGTGGAATATGTGTGGACCGTATTCGTGGACATGAATGCCACCTTCGTCACGGGTATAGCAGTTTCCACCGATGTGGGTACGCTTGTCCACGACAAGACACCGCGCACCCGCATCAGTCATCTGTCGCGCAAATATTGCTCCAAATAGACCAGAACCAACAATCAGATAATCATACATTGCAAACTATCCCACGATCTTCCACGGTGGTGCGGGAGCAGAGGCGCGGCTCCACCGTTTTGTGCGTCAAGAAGTAGTACCACAATTGCTCAAACATGATACCCAAACGCAAATCATTTAGTTCGGTCTGATCCATAATCCAATCGTAGCACTTCTGATAGAACGACAGAGGATTCCTCAAGATGGACTCTCGGGGAGCCACGAACTGCGCGGACATCGTGTGTTCAAGTTTAGACGGGAACGGCAAATCAATGCAGTGCCACGCTAGTTTCATGTGATCCCAAACAATCTGATCGGGACATCCTTCGAATAGCAGGTTGCGGTAGTACGGATTGTTCAGGGTATAGAACTCCTGCCCACGATAATCCTCAAGTGCTTCAAGAACTGTTCTGTCCTGATGCCAAGCAGTGTCATGTCCGTGACAGAAAGCAACATGGTCAGGAAGCGAATCGTACCGATCAATGATGAACTTCAGATACGAAGAGGTTTCCTTTCCTTTGTTGGGCAGCAACACAACTCGCTCGGGAGATATCCCGTACTTGGAAACCTCTGCTTCATTCTTGGAGTAGACCACGAAATCGTATTCGGTCTGTTTCACCAACCATGTCAGATTTTCAGAATAGTGCGAGGCTAGGATCAGGGGCTTGTTCATTGTTTGCTCCAATCTTCAGGATGATCCGTACATACTCCAAGTGCATCTGCTGGTAGGCGACAATCCGCAGGACAGTCCTTCACCACGGTGATGCCTCCCGCGATGTGGTTGTCGGGATAGCACCAAGGGAATCCTCTGCTAGTCAAAGTATAGCGGTCGGTTTCGTGCCAGAAGCAATGAATTGCCATAGACAGCATTTGCTCAAGAGCAGCAGCATTCTTTGCATGGCACCACAATACGCTTTTCAATTCATTAAGCCAAGTTCCATAGACTCGGTACTGCGGGGAATCGTGTCCAAGGTAATACTCGCCATCCACATACCACACATCCACCTCAACATCATAGCCAGCATCTATCGCTGCCTGAATGTATGACGGATGATTCTCCTGTTCGGGAATCCTTCCGTTCAAGTTTCCTCGGTGTGATATGATCTTCATGGCTTATCGAACCGTCTTTGCCAAGAATGCGTTCAGGTCTTCAGGAGTGCCGATTCCGTGCATCTCCTGAACATAGAAAGGAACCACCGTCTTGCCTGTGGCTATCATTTCGTTGTATACAGGAGCGATGTAGAACTCGTTGTTCACGCGAATGTTCTTGGCAATCATGCTTTCCGCAGCCTCAACGAAATCCTTGCCGCGCCGATACCAGTATATTCCGCAAGTTGCTACATTTGAAATGGGAATCTTCTCTGCCACTTCAGACACGAAACCCGCACCATCAATCTTTGCGAATGACCACTTGGGGTGAACCGCGTTGAATGTGAACACGATTCCATCCACCGATGTCAGTCTCTTCATCGTTATGAAATTCTCGGGACGGTATTCGATTATCTGATCGGAATTTGCAATCAGCAGATCATCATCGTTGTTGATGTGTTCTTTTGCCAATAGAGCAGTGCAAGCAGCACCTTCTGTCAGACCATCGACTTCAACAATCTTGAAGCGTCCACCCGTGATGCGGAGCAGAGTGGTCAGAAGCCCCTCATACTTTTCCAGATGCTCCTTGCGGACAAGAAAGATGAACTCTGCGGGGAAACTCAGGTTTTCCACGACCTTTTGGATCATGGGCTTGCCGTCAACATCAATAAGCGGCTTTGGGAAGGTGTAGCCTTCCTTTGCAAACCTGCTGCCTTCGCCAGCCATAGGAATCAGGATCTTCATTTCACAATCTCCTTGTAGTTTTCAAGAGTGACTTCTGATGGGTTTGCAACAACCCACAGATTAGGAACACACGATGCCCGCGCAGCCTCAATTCCTTTTGGAGAATCCTCAACGCAAATACACGAAGACGGATCGACACCAAGAGTCTTCACCGCAAAGTTGTAGCAATCGGGATATGGCTTATTTCGTGGAACATCTCCGTTGCTCACAACCAAATCCATAAATTTAATCTGTCCTGTCTGTCGCAACATGGCAGTCGCGGTAGTGTGAATAGAGTTTGTCACACAGGCAATCTTTATGCCTTGGCTCTTCAGATACGAATGCAATTCCTGCTTTTCGGGCATGATTTGCGCTTGCTCTGCTATGATCTCAAGAGTCTTCATCTGCTTTAGGACTTCAATCCGTGAAGCAGTCTGTGCTTCAAGCCCAAGCATTCGCAACTTCACGGCGGTAGGCAATCCATTATACTTGCTAATGTGATCTTCTCGGGATATTTCAAACCCAACTATTTGACGCATGGCTTCATTCAATGCAGTATAGTGCCATTCGCAGGCATCAACCAAAACACCATCAAGATCAAATAGGACGCATTGAATGTTCACGCTGTGCCTCTTTCCAATATGAGTTGAATGTCTGATGCGTAGGCATTGTACGGACGAACCGAATGAAAGTCAATATGTGTTCCCGCACTAAAAGCAGGAAGTTGTAATCCAATCCGTGATCTGCACAGCCTGTTCTGCGGAAGGATTCGTTGACCTGTATTCACGATTCCACCTCTACGATAATACTCTCGCATAAGAGAAGACGAGTACATTTCGTCTATTCCCCACATACCGCCATTAGCAGCACTTGCCTTCTGCAAATGAGTTTCGGGTGTAGAAGCAAATCCACTCCTGTACTCGCTGTAGTCTCTGTTGAGCAATTTCTGCATCTCATCGGCAAACGAATCAGAAAAGTCGTAGACAGAATTGAGAATTTCCGTTGTCGCCAAATGGTAGCACACGGGAACTGTGATTCCATCTGACTTCCAGCAATCAAAGTTCCCTACATGGTAAGCGTCTGCGTTTAGATGAGTATAGACATCTGTGTTTGGCTCTGCGCTAATGAAGAACTGACGCGACAGCGGAAACATATCAATGTCACTGATCAGGCATAACTTATTGGGAAAGAACTTGGTGACCCAGAACCGCCCCCAAGTGGCAGCAACATAATCAGGAACCCCGTCCAACACATCGTGATACACCACTGTTCCGTGTTCTTCGGACAGGTCGGGATTGTCTTTTCCATAATAGAACAGCACGGGATGAATCCCGAACTGCTGCTTCCATTGCTTGGAAATTGGATTCCAGAACTCCCAGTAGATGGGGTCATCATTACAAGAAAGGGTCACGATATCAATCACGGGTTACCTCAAAGTGAATACTCTATCTTCTATGTAGCCGCGATCAAACTGCCTTCGCAACAGAACCGTGTATTCAAAACGGTTCACCATCTCGCCTTGATTGTTGTGGCGATTTAGTATTTCAGAATGGCAGGGAATTCCACTCTCGCAATATGAACCTATTCTCTGAAACATAGAGCAGTACTTGGACATGATTTTAGGTGAGGAAAAAGCCATCATGTCAAATAGCCCACCGCGCCAATCTCCACCAACAGGAACATTCAGCATATTCATGTCAAAGTCCTTGAGGACGAGGGGATTAGTATACTTCAAATCGTATCGCGTCTTTATTACACAATCGTATTCACCTTCAATCAGACCAAACGCGATCTCAATATTTCTCCACTGACACATCAATCCGAATACATTCACTTCGGGTGCCTTGTTTGCTTCACAGGCAGCGGGAACAGGAAAAGTGACAGAAGACTTTTCTTCTAATACAAATCTCTTGGGAGAATAGGTTTTCAATACTTGTTCGGTGTTCTCGTCATTATACAAATGGAGGAACAGATCACAATCATTTTGCGAAAGGATACAGGCATTCAGAGAAGGATAGCAGTCTCTGAAGGTTCGCGCATCACCCGCGATAATTATTGCGGTCTTCATCCAAGTATTGCTTGCAGATCGTACTTGTTGCTGACAACCGTGGTCTTTACGGGGAACACATCGTAATCGTAGACCGAACTAAAGTGTCCTTCCAAGTGCTTCCACCCGTATGAAGGCTCTTCGGAATCGTGATACAGTATCACATCAACCTTGTCCTTTAGCCGCAGGATATCCACGATGCGCCGCTCACCAGGCGCGTGATCCACGAAAGCAATACTCCACTGCTTGTTCCAGTCAACAACATCGTACACCGCATCCCAATTTCCGTTGGGAATGAAGTGCAAATTATGGTTGGGCTTCTTCCACAGGTTCTTTCCGTGAACTCCAGAACTCATCATCTTGTACCACGATTCGTTGGACTCAAAAGAACAGAGTTCACCTTCCACAAGAGTACACATCACAGGACTTGATCCCATCCCTGTGCCGAATTCAATTACATTTCCACCAAACTTGGTAATACACTTTGCGAGAATTGGAATATGGGTAAGGCACGGATCAATCATGGTGTTTCTGCTTTCTGCAATATGGCAATATCGGATTCACTATTATGGTTCTCGTTTTCATCAAAGCACTGTCCAACAAAGGTCACTCCTCCATTGGTGGCTCCCCGTGTAGCACCCGCAGGGAAAGGATTCTTCTGAAAGAAGGGATCGTGAACGCAAACGGTCAGTTCACCGTCCTTTACCTTGTCCCAAACCCATTCCCACAGGAAAGACTGATCCTGTCCCTTGTCGCTGCTCGGCTGAAACTCTTCCATGTCGCGGGCAATACCCTTGAGTTTGCCGCCCTTCACGCCCCACATACCACCAAGCATGGGCACACCGTGATACGGATGGTCGCGCATCACATGGAGATCGGCTCCACTTGCAAGCCAAGCGTCCACCGCCAGCCGCTCACGATCAGACAGACGGGAATCTGTATCGCGGCTCATCATGTACTCTACGCCCTCTTCGTCAGCGGGAAGGAAACGGTGGAACATACCACGACTGTCTGCGGTATTGTATTCACCTTCAACACGGCGCACAAGCACATTCGGACGAGATTCCAACTCTCTGATTATGTCTTCGGGGACGGAATCAAAGCAATAAAAAATGCAAGTCCAATCAGGAAACAGTTTAGCCGCCAGATCCGCATTGCGGATGGCACCCACCGTGTATGTGGGCTTGTCTCCCCACAGACTATATGAGATTGCTTTCACTGCTGATCCTGCGCGACAAAGGATGCCGTAGTCTTTGAATTCCAAATATACCCATGCAACGAATCATCAATGTGGTATTCAGTCTGAACCTTTGGGTACAGTCGCATAAGCCAGTCGATGTCCTCGCTTGATTGACCCGCAGCACTATAACTCTGCACGAACTCTTCGCTCTGTGCAATCTCGCGCCGCCATACGCACATATGGTAAGGGGGACGCTTAATGTCTCCAAGGAAACCGTCCTCATCGCGCCACATATGACCATGAGGATTCCCGATTCCAAAATGAACATCCATCGGCTCTCCGTCAATACTGCACCACTGATTGAATGTGATACAGTCCACATTGTTCTCGTCAATTGCCTTCAGGATCTTGCTCATGTAGTCTTTGCTGACTGCATCATCATCGTCAAGGAAAGCAATGTACTTGCCACGCGCTGACCGTAGAAGATCGTTTCTCTTGTCTGCAATCGTCTTTGAACGATTGTCCAACAGCACAAGAATCTCAACAGCCTTGCCCTGCCCAAGAGCATCAGCCTGCTCCTGAAGATGCTTTACGGCAGCGGTCATGGACTGAATGCGTTCGGGAATGGACAGCATCAGAATGCTGAACTTGATTTCACTTGCTGATACTGGCATTGAACATTACCTCCATGTCAAACTTGTTTGCGGCTCTACGCTTAAATGTTTCACCGTCCACCCCGTACATCTCCGCGTTCTCGTTACGGGCGTGGAGGGTATCCCACGGCTCACTTGTCCACTGGTGCTGAATAATGCAAAGATCGCAACGGCGCAACTTGTTCAGAGCAGCGCACACCTGTGTCTGCTCGTTATCGCAGTACAGAGACTTGTATTCAGGATTGTAGATGTAGCCAAACTGCTTGTACAGTGGGAAGCCCATGACCGTGAGGGTCATCAGCGGGTCTTCCTTGGGACGCAGCCCGTCCCAGAACTTGATGGCTCCATCGTAGTCGGGAAACGCTTGCTCATAGCACTTGGCAATAATGTCATCGTAACCCATCTGCACGGGCACCATGTCATCAGACGCAAGCAGCAGCACATCGCCGTCCACGCCCTCTAGGTTGGCGTTGCAGGCTTGGATCTTGCTCTTGGAGTGCCCGTAGAAGCACTCAATCTGCGCGTTCTGTGCGCGAGTAGACAGCCACTGCTGCATCTCGGGGTTGTTCATGGTGGCATCGTCTTCGTCCATCGTAATGATGAAACGCACATCGTGCTGCCCACTCAAGAAAGTGAGGTAGCGACTGAAGACGCTCTTAAACTTTTCGGGACGATTGCGAGTCGGGAACTTGATCACCAGTTTCATAATATATCTCCTGTTTTCACTCTTCGGGCTTCATGGTCTTCTTTGACCGCCCTATATGGTATTTAGGGCAGAGTTCCCACTCGCCCTTCTCCTTGAATGGGAGAATCTTTATTTTGTTGAGGGGAACCTTGTCCGTGATCTTGGCTTTGTCCACGATCTTTACCAAGCCCCACTCTTCAAGCAGACACGCAACGGTGTTGCGCCGTCCCGTGTCTTCGCTGTTGATGGAGGTGGGCAGATCATCCAACGCAAACATCTCCTTGAAGTGGACAATGTAGTACTTGCCCTTCTTGTGGAGGATATGGCAGGATTGCCACAACTTCTTTTCGGTTCGGGAAGACACGCCAATACGGGTCAGCGTTTCACGGACTTTCAAAAAGTCATCAGGCTTCTGTAGAGTGACCTCAAGCAGATCACTGGTTTCAATATCAATATAGCGTTCGTCTTGTTCCATGCGTTCACTCCGAAAAATTGAACTGACACGGAACTATTTAGATTAACGCCGCTTTCCGCCTTTGTCTACAGCCGCCACGATCTCCTCCACATCGCCTTCAGAAAGCACGGACAGGGCTTCCCGCGCCTTCCGTGTGGAAATGCCGTAGTACTCCGTTAGAGCCGCTACACGGGCATCCTCCTCGCGCTTGAGCCACTTGGAGAACCGCTTGCGAGGACGCACCGCACCCCGCAGGAAATCAAAGTGCATTTTTGAATCCAAGTGGGGGCGGATGTTCATCTCGTTAGCCGCGAACAGCGTGTCAGGGAAATACGACAAGCAGCGCGTCACCACGAACGGAGGATACGACTGCTTGGAGTAAGTCTCACTCTCATCCAAGAGCGGTTCCTTGCTCACATTGATGGCATTCAAATAATCAGTCAGTTGGTGGCTCACTTGAACTTGACCTCCATCATCAACTGCACTAGACACGCCGTGAGATTGATCTCATGGTCGGCTGCAAACGCGGCTTTGTACTGATAGTCGCCAAGCACAAGAATGGCTTGAGGAATAGAACTAGGCTCCGCAGTCTCGTACAGGTTATCGTAGATGGCACGGAATATACGGGTCTGATCGTTGTCCAAGTTCTCCACCACCCACTTGCGGACAGCACCGAAATCCTTTGCCTTCATGTGCTTGACGAGTTCCTTGACCGCCACATCGCCAAGGGTGTTCAGGATGCCCACATCAATCTTGCCTCCTGCTGCGTACCGCTGCAACTCGTTCAGAGTGCGGCGGAAGTCAGGAAAGAACTTCATAATGACTTGGGCTACCACCTTCTCATCGTATTCCACACCCTCCGCTTCAAGGATTTCCGTGACCCGCGACATGAAACGGGAAGCAAGTGCGGGCTTCGCCTTGTTGGGAATACGGAAATCAATGCAGGTGCATCGGGAGTGCAGCGGCTCAATCACCCTGTTCTTGAAGTTGCAAGTCAGGATGAAACGGCAGTTGTCCGCAAACTCCTCAATGAAACCGCGAAGGGCGGGTTGAGTGGACTGTGCGTTCGAATAGTCGAACTCGTCCAAGATCACCACCTTCTTGACCCCATCGGTCAAGGACACCGTGGAAGCAAAACTGCGAATCTTTGTCCGAAGGGTATCAATGTTTCCGTCTTCGGAGCAGTTCACCACTAGGGTATCGCACCCCAAATCATTGCAGAGTGCCTTCGCCACAGAAGTCTTGCCACAGCCTGGTCCTCCCGACAACAGGAGGTTCTGTGGTTCTCCCCGTTCGACCATTAGCACGAAAGTGTCGTGCGTTTCCGATGGCAGAATGCAGTCTTCCACGGTCTGTGGACGATACTTCTCAACCCAAAGACCCTTCACGGTTTCAGTTGTAGTCACGAATTAAGCCTCGTATGTAGAGTCGGCGTTCAGAGCAATCCAATAAGTCAGGGGTTCATTCTTGTTGGAGAAGGACGAAACCACCTTCTCCGAAATGGCTACGGTGTAATCACCAGGCAGGATCTTCAGGTTATCCACATCAAAGATGAACTCAAATGTGGATCCTGAAGTGTTGTCACCCACAACCAAAGAATAGAAGTTGGAAGTCACATCACCCTTGTCCGTTGCAGCCAGTTCAATCTTGCTGCCGTCCTCAGAAGAACGCACACACAGGTGTCCTACCTGAAGCACAGACGCTGCCTTGATGACTTCCGCAAAATCCTTTGCAGTAAGGTCAAACTTCACCACAGGGGAAGGCACAGAAATCTTCTTGTTTGTGGAAGTCACCAATCGCGGATCGCAATAGTAGTAGCGGATGCTTGCCTTGCCACCCTGACTGCGAACGGTGATATAGTTGTCCTCAAACACGAACTCGGGATCCTTAAACAGACTCACCGTACCAAGGAATTTGTTTAGATCCCAAATGGCAAACTGCTTGGAGAACACCTCGTCTACCTTTGCTTCCGCAAGGATGTTCTTTGTGGACGAAAGGGTGTTCAGGGTGCTTCCCTCATTCACCAATAGTCCTGAGTTGATAGACGCGAAATTCTTGAGGATATCAAGAGTCCGCTTACTGATTGTTACGGCATTAGTCTTCGTCTTCGTTGTCATAATCATAATCTCGCTTTCCTGCATTGTAGTCTTCCACAAATCGCTTCAAGTTTTCCTTCTCATCGTGACGGATGCGACTCTTGTGTTTGCGCTCTACGCTCTTACGAGCCTTTCGTGCGCTGCGGTCTTCGTTTTCGTAGTTCTCAAACATCAGAAGTCCTCTATATCCGAAATGAGGTTGCGTAGCCCCTTCTCTATCATGTAGTTCAGAATCTTGGCGCGAGAGGGTGTGAACGGTCTATTCCACTCCGATTCAATCTTTGATTCGTACTTTGCGGGAATATTCAGCAAATTGATCAGGGTATTGTTCCTGTCCCAATTAACTGCGTACTTGTCAGACACCTTTCCCGTGTCCGCGTATTCTTTCAGAATTTCATCCATTCGCTTTTGGGTGATGGGCTTCTGTCTCTTTCCTGCGTCCATGAAGCAGTCGTCATCAGACAGCAGATTAGGCACACCGTCAGTGGAATCACCCTTCACGATATGCTCAAGCAGAAACTGATGCGGATTGTCCACCGTGATGAACTTCTTTTGGATGGGTGCGTACTGCACCACATTCTTGTGGATCAGTAGTTGACCAAAGTCCTTGTCTCCGCTGAGAATAAGAATCTTCTCGGTTGGAGCATAGGTCTTCACCAAATACGCAATGATGTCATCGGCTTCACAGCCCTGTACAAGCACATTCCTGTACGGAAAGTTCTCTGCAACTTCCGCACGAATGCGGTTGATGATATCGTAGAAATGATCCCATTGCTCTGCGTTTTCCTTGCGGTCAGCCCGCCGCTTGGCTTTATACAGCGAAAAGAAATCACGCCGCCAAGACGCACCGCCGTCTTCGCAGATCACCAGTTCACCGTACTCGCGGAAAAACTTCTTGCGGTACATTCTGTAGGTGTTCAGCACCATGTGACGGCAAAGGTCTTCGTCAATCGCGCCCACATCTCGCGTCTGTGCAAAGATGGAGGACATCAGTACCTGTGTATTGTCAACGAGAATCATTAGTTTACCTGTAGCAGTAGGCAGTGCTTGTTGATGCGACCTGTGGGTTCGCTTGGCTTGGTCTTCACGCCGTTGAGGTAACGCACCGCAGCGGTAAAAGTCTTGCGGCATCCGTCCGTGTTCTTGACGAACTCGTCTGGCTTACGCACCGTCTTTTCAAAGGACTTTGCAGAATCAAACCCAAGCAAAGTGGAACCCTTCACCGACAGTCCGCTCTTCGGCTCAACTGCGATGAAGACGGTGGCTTTGTTGTTCTTGGTGTTGAACACGATCAGTCCTTGTGCCCCAATGATAGCCTCTGGCTTGGCAGAGTCAACCCCCAAATCCTCACTTCGGATGAGGAACTTCAGTCCCTTTATTTGCTTTTCGGCACTCTTGGGCTTGGTCTTGCGGGGCTTGCGGGACGCACGGAGAACCCCAAGGCGATCATCCAAATTTTGAATGGCTGTTTGGAGTATTTCAATCATATACTTCAAAGCCTTGGGAGTGAAGTGGGAATACCCTTCCTTTAGATCGGGGTCTTTGCCGCTGCTTGCCAGCAGAAACTCCTGAAGAACGGTATCCAACCGATCCCGCACCGCAAGTGCAAGGGGTCGATTCAAGTCGCTGCTCTTGATCCAATCAAGGATAGATGTGTCCTTGCGCTTGCCACCGCGCACCGCTGCCATAGCGTCATCAAGCACAGGCTCCAACAGGCACAGCACGGCATCAGCCTTTGCTGCCACCCGATCCGCCACACTTGGACGCTCTGCCACAGGGGCGTTTGCACGGGCACTGTCAAGCAGTTCCGCGAGGTGCTTTACGATCAGTTCTTGAGGCTTCGCTCCGAACGGAAAACCCCGAACAGCCATGCGGCAGTATGGAGCAAGGAATCGGAAGTGTTCCTTTCCTGCACGGGACACCAGTGCTGCGTCTTCGTCCCGTCCGTTCTGCTCCAAATATTCCCGCACCCACACCTTGGCAACAGGAAGTTTGTAGTTCTGTCGGTACCAGTAAAGGGATTTTTCGATGACGAGTTCAAGATCGTCTGCCTTTGTGTTGGGGTCATACTGCGGTTCTGCCCCACCTGACAGAATGTTTCGCGCTCGTTCGTTTGAAATTTTCCGACTCATGGTTAGCATAGTTTGCTGAAGTTGTTGACCTTCTTGTAGGTCAAGATGTTCTGGAACTTATCTAGTAACTGGTCAGACTTGTGAGAGATCACAAAGATGTTGCTGCTTCCGCCCATGCCTTGCAGAATCTTGATTACCTCTTCGGTGCCAACGGCATCAAGGGAAGAATCAAATACTTCGTCAAGGATGAGCAGGTTCGTGTTGGCACTGTTCTTCATTCTAGCAATGTCCCGCCACGCAAGCAAGAGAGAAACATCAATCCTCAATTTTTCACCCTCGCTGAAATTTTCATACGAAAATTCGTCACGGTGGCGGCTCTTGATTATTTCATTAAAGTCCTCGTTCAGGGTGAACTGCGCGAAGAAATCCATTGAAATCAAATACTTGTTAATGATTTTGTTGAGAGCAGGAATGTATTTACGAATGATCTTACGCTTGATGCCGCTGTCTTTCAGCAGCACCGTGGCAATCTCCATCGTGTGCAAGTCCTCAACAAAATCCTTCTTATGCCCTTCTGCCGTGTCTTCTTCCGCTTGCAGGGCGGTCATGGCATCGCGTTCGGTCTGAATGGACGCCTTTTCACGCTGCGTCTTATCCGCGAGTTCCTGCAACTGCTTCAGGTACTTCTTTGAAGACGCGATTGCAGAATCAGTCTTGTGCGATTCCTGCTTCTTGTCGTCAATCTGCTTTACCACATCATTCGCAATATCCAACTTGGTACGAGCGTCCTCAAGCATACGCTCCATCTTCTGTAGAGCAAGTGCGAGTTCGGTTTCGCGGGATTCCTTCTTGCCGATCATGTCCTGACGGAACTCGTCAGGGAGTTCGTGCTTACACACAGGGCATTCCTCGTTCTGCTCGTAGAATGTGCGCTCATCCTGCACCTTCTTGACATTGCCGTGCATCTGCTTGCGTAGAGCGGTCATCTGTGAGATGGAGTCACGCTGCTTGTCAACGGAGGACACGCTTTCGGCTAGGGCTGCAATCTCTTCTTGTAGTGCGGCTTTCTTCTCAAGCAGAGCCTGAAGGGATTCCTGTTCCTCCGTAGCGGACTTCTTGTACGAGTCCAGTTGCGAGTCGGACTTCTCCTCAATCTTCTTGATCATGTCCGCCTTGTGTTCGATCTTTAGGCGGATTGTGCTGATGGAGGACTCCACGGAGCGTAGTTCTTCCTTCGTAGACAGCAGACGCGACTTCAGGGCTTCGTTCATCTTGGAGAACACATCAATGTCCAACAGGTTCTCCACGATGTTGCGGCGATCCGCAGCAGGGAGGCGCATGAACGGCACATAGTTCGTGGAGCCAAGAATCACTACCTGACAGAATGTCTTGTAGTTCATCTTGAGGATTTGCCCCTCAAGAATGGCTTGGTAGTCCTTCGCATTAGCCGTTTGTGGAATTTCCTTACCGTCTTTTTCAATGGTGAACATCTTGGGAGACAGCCCACGAACAACCTTGTACTTGCTGCCGTTTGAGGTGAACTCAATCTCAACCACACAGTCCTTGCCGTTGATGGAGTTCACGATCTGCGGCAGATTGATGTTTCGGAACGGCTTGCCGTAAAGCACAAAGGTGAGGGCATCCAACATGGTGGTCTTGCCCGCACCGTTCTCACCACAGATGAGTGTGGTGGAGTGCTTGTCCAACTGAATTTCGGTGAACACATTTCCCGTACTCAGCAAGTTCTTCCAACGGATTTTGTTGAATATAATCATGGCTTGGCAGTCTCGTTTGCAATGCACTCCGCGTACAGATCACGCACAAGGTTCTTCAGCCGCTTGGGATCAGAAATATTCTGAAGGGCTTCGATCTCTTTGTTGATGATGGTGATGGTGTCTTCACCCAAATCAACGAGGTCGCTGTCCCCGTTTTGGTCGGGCTGAAGGTCTTCAATGATCGTGACCCCGTGAGGAGCGGAAGCGTACACCGAGTCCACGAACTTCTCAAACAGGTACGGCTTCGTCTTCTTCTCCACGATGATACGCACAAACTTGCCGCGAGTGCGCTCTTCCTCTACCGAGAGAGGAACAGTCTCGCTGGCATCGGTGTCATCGTAGCGGATCTGCGTGAAAATCGTATGCGGATTCTTCACGAACTCCAACTCACGGGTTTCGGTGTCAAGAATGTGAAATCCCTTCTTGTCACCGTAGTCGTTCATGGTGATTTGGTACGGGCATCCCAAGTAATGGATATTCTCGCGGGAGTGACGAGTATGAAAGTGTCCCGTGTATACAGCAGAGAAACGCTTGAACGGCTCGGGACTCATTCCACCATCAAATGGAGTGTTACGCAGAACCTGATATCCGTTCAATTCAAGGTGCCCACACAGGATATCGGCGCGTGTTTCGGCAATGAACTTCAAGGATTCGGCTTCGTTCTCCTTGTTGATCCACGGCAGCAGCGCAATAGGCAGCCCGTCAAAGTCAAGCGTCACGGGCTTTTCATGGACAATGAACTTGTCGGAGAACAGTTCCTGAAGCGAGTTCACCTCGCTCTTGTTCTTGAAAAAGATGTCGTGGTTGCCAAGAATGCAGTGCATGGTGGCACCGCTTTCCTCAAGTCTCCGAATGAAACCGTTGCGAACGGCGTTCAGGGTGAGGAAGTTCACGAACTTGCGGCGGTCAAGAAAATCGCCCATGTGAATGATTGTGGTGATGCCCTCCGCTTGGATGCGGGGGAAAAACACGCGGTCAAAGAACCGCATGAAGTGTTCCATGAACACAGGCGAATCATTACGCGCACCAAAGTGCGTATCAGTCACAATGGCAATCTTCACTTCTTCTTGCCTTTCTTCACGGGCTTGGCTGTCTTCTTGGGCTTTGGCTTGCTCGGTTTCTTGGGCTTCGCAGCCTTTTTCGGGGCAGGCTCTTGCTCCGCTACAGGTTCGCCCTTTTTCTCAAATGACTCAATATCATTCTCTGTGAGGAATGTGGGCAGTGTATCAAAGTTTTCGCCAACCTTCAAGAAGTTCTCGCGGAACCACTTCTTCATCTGCGAGTCCACATCGCTCATCTCAATCTTCTTGAGTTTGATGTACGCTTGCTTCTTCTCCTTCTGAATGCGGCGAAGAAAAGCGTAGTAGATGATCTGTGTGAAATATGAGAAAGGGTTTTTGGACTTTGATGGATCAAAGTTGTATGCGTACAGCAGGCAGTTTTCAATGCCGTCCGAGATCATCTCGTCCCTGTACGGATAGTTGATGAAGTTGGGCTTGCGGGACAGATGCTCCGCAATCTTCATAAAGCACTCACCAATGTAGTTCGTAACAGGAGGATGCTTCTCTCCCTTTGCATTCGCTGCATCAACCAACTCCTTCCACTCCTCCATAGCAGCGAAAAACTGTTGGTTGTCTATGTAATGTTCACTCTTCTTTTTTGCCATCACGGTCCTTTCATTACAAACATTATCACTCAATAACGGGGGTTTGTCAACCCTCTTCCTCATTTTTTGGAGGCTCGGGGACATCCAAATAGTCTTTCAAATACGGCGACCAGTCTTCGTGACTATTGCCGTAGTTGGGCTTCTTCTTCAGATCATCAGCGGGTTCATTCCATTCATCTTTTGAGATTTTCTCCCGCTTATTCTTCTTCTTGGCTTTCTTGGGCTTCTGCGGAACATCATCAGCATCATCGTTCATCATTTCTTCGATGAAACTAGTATCCGTGAAGTCTGCAATGCAGTCCTTCAAATAATCTACAAAGCCACTCTCAACCCAAGACGACAGAATATCATTTGGAATACTCACCGAAAATATGATGCCTTCGGGACGAGGTGGTACGCTAAACGGAAACGAAGATGGGGTCATTCCTTGTGCAGGAAAGTCGCCCGTTGCACCCTCTGCCGCCAACTGCTTGAGCATATCCTCAAGTTTCTTGTCTACTTCATTGGACAAGGCTTTCATTTCCTCTTCCGTGATTTCGGTGGGAGGCGCAAGTGGAGCAGGAGGACGATCCTGCACTTCAGTCTGACGGGCATAAAGACTGATCATATCGGGATCGGGTGAGAGGTCTACAACAATAAAATCTAATGGGATATCAGCGGTGATCTCTGATGTGGAGCCAAGCCAATCAGAGAAGAAGATGGTGTGTCGCTTCACGCCAGTATATGGGTCGGTTTGTATATTGTTCATTACGCGCATAGGGCGGGCAAGTTTAATCTTGTCCTTGGTCTTGCCTGCAACCTTGGCAATGATTTCCTCGCCGCTTCTCAACTTGAAGACTCGGAGTTCATCTTTCTTCCGTCTGCTCATAGGTCTTCTCCCAGTTGAATCTTGACAAGGCGGTATTCGAAGCCTTCGGCTTCATAAAGTTTCATGCGCTCATTCATGTGTCGCAGTGTGTGGTTCTTCCACGATTTAAACGAAAGATCGTCACCCAAATCATACAATTTTGCGGTTGTCTTGTCCTGTGATACACGCAACTGTCGTCCGATGCTCTGTAGAACGCGGATACGGGACTTGGATGGCGAAGCAAATATGATGTTGTGGAGGCGGCGAATTGAGATGCCTGTGCTGAATGTACCGTAAGAGGCAATGATAATAGCATCGGATTCACTCTCAACAATCTTGCGAATCTCCTCTCTGTCCGCAGCCTCAGTGCCACCATGCACAAAGAATACCTTGCGTTCGGGGGGAACGCAAGCCCTCACAAGACTATTTAGTACCTTTCCGTGGTCTTCTACGAATTGAAATAGTATGAGCGAGTTGCCCTTCAACCGCTTGCACATATTCGCAATGAACGCATTCCTGCGTGGAGATCCAATTATCCATCGTATCTCGTCCTGATACTTGGCGCGTTTCACGGCTTCGCGGTCAAGATCGGGATACGACAGCAGAAGACAGTCAATCTTCAGGTCGCTCAGAATCTTCTTCTCCATCAACTCCTTCGTCTTCGTGACTTCGTAGGCGCGTCCAAACAGCCCCTCAAGCACAAGACGGTGGGTCTGTGTGCCATCCAGTGTACCTGTGGTGCCCACGCGGAATGGGCAGGTCTTCAATTTGGACATGATGGAAGTAAGCGACTTGGACTTGAACAGGTGGGCTTCATCACCGATCACCGCGCTGAACTGCTGAAACCACTTCTCGTTCTGCTTATATACGCTCTGCCATGTAGAAACTATCACACGCTTGTCTGTGCCTTTGTCTGCACCTGCCATGATCTTATGGCAGTTTGTATCGGTATCCCATCCGTTTGCTGACGAGTAATCCGTGAAATCTGACACCATCTGCTCTACAAGCGAAACGGTTGGAACCACAATCAGCACCTTCTTGTCCTTGGGAATTTTATCCAAGTAGTAGCGAAGCAGCGTATAGATGATGAGGCTTTTGCCGCTACCCGTGGGTGACAGGAGCAGGCATCGTTCTTCGTGCATTGCGTGGTGAACCGCATTCACTTGGTGATCATGTGCGTCCACTCGCTTGCCACCCACATGAACCTGTAAGAAATCCTGCATAAACTTTCTTACAGCATCAGAGGTAATGGTGTTGCTATTTTTGGAAGGCAGCGTAAGCGTGTAGCCGCGCTCTTCCGCAAACTTCTTGATGTATTCCGTCAGACCAGCGTACACAAACCCTGTGTGGACATTGAACAATTTGATTTCACCGTTCCACAGCCGCGCGCGATAGGCGGGCATGAACTTGTAGCCAGGCACCTTGAAAGTGAAATAGTCAGACAGTTCGTGAGCAATGCCTCGATTGCACTCCACACGAACATTGACCGAATCTACTTCACTTACATCAAGGTCAAACATTTACTGCAAGTCCTCGTTTCCAACGGTCTGACCATTGAACCGTATACTGTATGTAGTCCCAAGGTCACCACTCCACCCAACCAGTTGGACACCAGCATCGCGCAGCATCTCGCTGCCTGCTGTAATGGAGTCGCGCCATCTATATGGTGTACGAAGAAGCAATCCGTTCAGAGTAACCACACGCTTGATGCCAAACTGTATCATGCAACGCGCACACTCCGCGCAAGAAGCCCATGTGCAGTACATCGTCAGACCATGCGTAGGCAACGCATTATGAATGGCTTTGTATATAATCGCGCGTTCCGCGTGTTCGGTACAGAATCCCTTGTCGCTTACCTTGCGTGGATATCCCGCAGACTCTAGCACGGAAGGAACATGGTTCCATGACTTCAGCACAACACCCATTCCGTTGGGAACAACCAAAACGGTTCCAACCTGTGTGTTTGGATCAGTGCTGTGTCTTGCAGCCGCAAATGCGTCCTGCAAGTACATACGATCAATCCACCAGTTGTCTGCATCGGGTGGATACTGAATGGGCGGATCATTGTCCATTAACAAACTTTCTCCAGTCAATGGCACACCGAATTTTCCAGTGGCGATTGTTTAGTTCTTTCACGATCTCTTCAAGGAGCGCGATCTTTTCCTTCTGATACACCACCTTCTGCTGTAGTTTGGCAAGGTCTGCATCAGCCTCCAAATACAGGTCAAGATCGTTCCGCAGAATCTTCAGGGAAAACTGCTCCCATCCGCGCACGGTCAACTCTTCCTGCGACATCTTGCCTGTGTAGTACTCCCACTTGGCGCGGAGCAGGGCTTTCAGATCAAACTCACACTTGGCAAGCGCAAGTTTCTCGTCCGTCAGGAAGTTTAGGTACTTGCTGTGTAGTTGTGGGATCTTCAGGGCTTCAAGATCCAAAGCCGCGTCATCCAAGCGCACATCGCGCTCAATCTCTTTACGAATGTCGTCTAGGGTCATAGGAGTTCTCCGTATGTGGAGATTCTACACTATGAGGTCATGCAGTCAAGCACGAATCACACGAAATATCAAAACAGTTTGATGCTATAACTGCGATATCCAAATATGCAAGTTGCGACAAATGGCTCAGGATCAAGCACAGTGGAAGAGAAGTCGATAGACGAGAGATTTTTTGGATACAGACCATCAAACTGAACACTCATCTTTGGGTGCTTTGTGCTGTTCAATATAAACAGGGTTGCATTCGAAAGATGGGTGGACGGATCTTTGATTTCGTTAAAGTCTTCTGTTGTGGATGCCGAGCGCATCCAGTTGAATATCTCAAGCCAGTTCTTCATCTCTTCATCAACCACAAAGCCAATAGTCAAGTCATCAAACTCAATCTTGGATGGATACTTTGCGTACACAAAAGGGGTAGGCATCTGTACTTCCGTAAGCGTAACAGTAGGCAAAGAAGCACTCTGGCAGAAATATGATACCGTTGGAAGACGAGAAATGGAGAACTGATAGTAGGTCGGTAAGAGCGGATTCATCCGCTCGGGATACCGATTTTTAAAATCTTGAGGAAATGGGCTGAAGTATTTGGTTGTATCCATATCAGTATGTAGAAACGAAAAGGGGGAGAGGTTTCCCTCTCCCCCGATCCGTAAGGTTAGTGCTGTCTATTACGAAGCCACGCCGTGGAGGTTGTCCACGCGGAAGATACGATAGTAGACATTGGTACGAGCGGTGAGGCGACCCAGACCCTGAGTTGTGCCTTCCGCGAAGGGGTTCGCAACCATGCCGTAGCGGGTCTTGAACGCCATCTTGGGCTGGAAGGTATCAGTGGTCACAGCGCGCATCATCTGTAGCGGGACATAGGGGCAGTAGAACAGACCCGCATCATACGGGCTGGTTCCCTTATATCCAACGCAGACGAAGTTGGGAGCCGTGCTGGCGGTGCTGACATCGACATAGGGGTCAATGTAGACCTTGATCTTGCCGTTGAGCGTACCTGCGAAGGTGTTGCCCGTATCGTCAACATCAAGGCTGACATTCAGCGCAGGGCTGATGTTCAGGAAGCCACCCATTGCGAGGGCACTGGCAACATCTGCCGAGCAGATGATGAAGTTACCCTTGCCACGACGAGTGTCCTTGGCGATCTGGTTGCACTCACGCTCAATCTGGAACATCAGACCACGGAACTTTTCCGCGCTCCAACGACCATCCGAGTCCTGAATGAGATCGTAGACACCACCGTAGACAGTACCAGCAGCAGCGGTTGTTAGACCACCAGTGACGGTACGGTAGTACAGGTCGTTCTGCTGTGCGCCGAGTTTAGCGGTGCGGTACACATTGCGGACAACTTCGCGGTTGATTTCAGCAAGGATTTCCGTGCTGAGAATGTTGGCGAGTTCTGTCTCAGCGTCAAGACCGTGGATAGCCTTGAGATCCTGAGCCAGTTCGACCGAGTACGATGCAGCAAGCATACGGGTCGAAGCCTGAACGCCGACGCGCTCAATGCTGAATGCCATTTCCTGAGGAGCGTTGCCTTCACCGTAGGAGGTGAGCAAGCCAGCACCTGTGGTCAGACCGCTGTTGCTGGTCGGATCAAGGTTTGTGCCTGCGTATCCGTAGAACGGATCAACACCCGTGTTTGGACCGAATCCAGCGGTGTTGCCGTAGGAGATACCACCTGCGGCAGTACCACCCGAAGCAAAGCCACTGGACGAAGGACCAGTCGAACCCGAGAAGGTAGCGGCTGCTTCGTTGTACAGGGCTTCGTTTCCAGCCTGACCAGCGTAACGGCTACGCATTGCGAAGATCAGACCTGTCGGAGCCGACATAGCCTGAACGCCGCAGATGTCATAAGCCATCAGGTTGGGCATAGCGCGACGAACCAACTGGATGAGAATTGGATCGTAGCCACGCATTGCTGCGTTTTCGCCACCTGGAGCGAGTCCTGACATACCAGCACCGATGCCGTTGACAGGCGAAGCCTCAACGAGCATCTGCTCCTTGATAGCCTTCTCCTGATTCTCAAGCAGCGTAGCCAGTGTGGCACGCTTATGGGCATCCGCAATCGGAGCCATGTCCTTGTGATCAATGACGGGCTTCCACTTACGGATAGCCTGTTCTGTTAGAAACTTATTCTGTTCCATTTTCCTACTCCTTGATTGTTAACAGCCCACGCGGGCTGAAAGAAACTGAATTTGAAGATTACTCTTCCTTTTTGCTCATTGAGCGCACATACGCCTCAACGAGCGGGGACGCTTCGGTTGCCTCTTCGTAGGATTCCTCAAGGGACTCCTCCTCTGCGGTTTCCTCGGCAACGCTTCCGATGCTTTCGATGTTCTCACGGAGAACACCGACCTTCTCGGCAAACTGCTCAACGGTGTCGAAGTCCAGGTCTTCTGCAAGACGACGGAGTTTTTCGACCTCTGTATCAGTTAGTCCTTCGGAAATCTCGCGGAAGACGATCTCGCACTTCAACTGCTCGACCTCCTCAACGAGTTCCATGTTCTTTTCAACCTGACTCTGTAGTTCACCGTCAAGGTTTTCGACCTCTTCAACGGTGGACTCAAACAGGTCCAACTTCTCTTCGGGAACCTCAATGTACGACTCGGCAAAGAGCGAACGGAGATTACCAATGAAGTTCTCGGTGATCTCGGTGCGGAGTCCCTGCTCAACAGCAAGGCGGTTCTCCTGCATCCACTCCTCAACCACATAGTTCAGGTAGTCGTCAATACGCTCAACGAGTTCTTCGGTGACAGCAACAGTGTGCTGCTCCAGCAGATCCTCGTACTGTGCTTGAACTTCTTCTTCAATCTGACGAGTGCGCTCGTTGAGGTGAGCCTCAAACAGAGTAGCAGCCGAAGTCTTGAAGTCCTCGGAGAGTTCCTGACCACTGAACAGGGCGTCAATGTCTTCTTTGACAGCCTTGGGCTTCTCGACCTTGCCGTTGGCATCGCTCTTCTTAGCCTTGATGCTGCCCTGATTCTTGCCACTGGCATCGCCTGTTGGCGCAACGATCTCTGCACCCTTGCCGTTGGCAGTCTGGTACAGTTTCTTGTCGGCGTAGTCGGACACGGCTTCTTCCACCTCGGTCTTGCCCTTCTTGCCGAACTTGCCCTTGAGGAAAGCAGGCATCTTCTTCTTGCCCTTGCTGTCCTCCTCTTCGGAGTCTTCTTCCTCGTCTTCGTCCTCGGACTCCTCGTCTTCGGACTCTTCGTCCTCCGACTCCTCTTCCTTGGCTTCTTCGATTTCTTCTTCGTGGAGTTCTTCCTCAGCGATGGCTTCCTCATCGGAGGTGTCCTCGCCCTCGGTGATCTCCTGCTCCTCGGCGTTCTCCGCAAGGAAGCCTTCGCCCAGGATTACCTTCTTGATGACATCTTCGATCTTTTCGTTAGCCATGACTGTTGATCTCCTTCTATGAGATATTTAGACTCGTCAGAGTTTTGAAATGAAGTCCTTGAACAGCCGCATGGCTTGTTCTTCCAAATTGCGAGATGAGGTCTTTTCGATGATCTTCTTGTAGTTCTCAACCTCTACAGGCTTGAGGACTCCACCATCCCAAATCCACTCCCGTCCTTCCATGATGCCGTTGACAAAAGCATTGGGAGCAGAAGGATCTGCCACCACATCCACCGCAGCCAGCATGAAGTCTTCCTGCACCACATTCACCCCGTCCTGCTCCTTCAGACTGCCCATGCCACGGGACGAAACGCCCAGTTTGACACCTTCGTCTATGAGGTTGCGGACAATCTTGCCGTATGGGGTATCAAGAATCTTGGCTTTGCCGTAGATGTCGTTGCCTTCTAGGCGCAGATCCTTGATGAGGTGAGAAACGCGCTCTAGGTTCACGGTTGGACCCTCGGGGTGTCCAAGTTCGCCCATAGCGCGGTTGGTTTTTACATATTCGTTGTTGTACCGCTTCAATTCCTTCTCCATGACAGGCATGGGGTACACGCGACCGTTGCGATTCTTCGCTTCAGCCTGCATGAACACGCCTTCAATGAAGTAGTGCTTCTGACCGTTCTTTTCTTCGGTCAGAATGTTGATGTCCTGAACGGTTTCGGTAATGAGTTTCATTAGTCCTTGCCCGCCTTCTTGTTGTGCAGTTTCCAAGCAGTGGCGTACATGACGCTCTTGCCGCGCTTGCCGTACTGCTTGGCAAACGAAGCCTTGGTGTGCTTGGAGCCTGTCATCTTCTCCATGTCGGGAGGGGAAACTTCATCCAACTGCTCTGTTTCTTCCTTCACGGGTGTGATCTTGCCTACAACTTTGCCACCTTTGCCGTACAGTCGGGTGTTGTCGCCCTTCTCTTTGTAGTTTTTGTCGGCTACTTTAGCCAACTTCTTGTTAGCAGCCTTTGTATTCTTGAGACTGCCCTTCTTGCCCATTACCGAATTGTACCATTTATCGGCTGCGACCTTTTGCTTCATATCCATTTCATCGGAACGCTCACGGGTCTGCGCCATCTCGTCCAGTTCGGCTTCTTCCTTCATCGCACCAGCGGGAACGCCCTTGCCCAGTTTAGCCTTGTAGCCTGCCTTCTTCACCGTATCCCGAGCAGCCTTGAACTTGTCTTCGCTTGCACCAGCGGGAACGCCAGTGTCGGGAGCAGTCTTGGCTTCGTTGAACACACCGTTAGCAACAGCAAAGCGAGCCTCGTCAAGAGCGAGTGATGCCTTGGCATAGAGTGACTTGAAGACCAATTCCTTGGCTTCGGCAAAACTCTTGTTCAACAGGGCTTTAGCAATCTGCTTGTTTGTGTCCATGTGCTGTCTCCTTTACGACCCATTATTTAGTTATGTTCAGCGTTTGACTCGGAATCTGCTTCGTCCGATTGCGTGATTTCTCCCCGCAAAAGACTGTTTGAAATAATTTCTCGCTCGGTTTCAAGCCGTTCTGCCACCTTATCACGGAGCGATGCGTAGATGCCTGCTTTAAATTGTTCGTATGATTCTGGCATAATGACCTCACTGATTTAGTCCACGATCAGGATCGTCCTCGGGAGCGATCTCACCAATAGTCACTTCGGGATCTTGTTCCTGTGGCTGTGCTTGCGGTGCGCCCTGTGGCTGTTCTCCACCCGCCACGGGTGCGCCTTCTGGTGGTGCTGCACCTTCTGGAGCCGCAATCAGACCAGCAGCCTGTTCTTCCTTGACCTGTTTGTCGATTTGCTCAATATCGTCATCGGTCTGCCGCAGCACATACTTGCGGATCCACTCGCGGGAATAGTACTTGCCTACGAAATCCTCAGCATCTCTTGCACTAGCAAGGCGATCCTTGAGAATTTCACTTTCCTTTAGTTCAGAGAAGTGCGAGTCCTTAGCAAATCGGAATCCGATCTTGCCTTCCATATCTTCCCACTCTTCATCCTTGATGATGCCTTTCAGCACCAACTGAATTCGCAGTAGTTCAAGGAATAGTTCAGAGAACTTCATGCGTAGACGGTCAATGAAGTGTGAGAACTTCACCTCATCGCGGCTGATCTCCGATGCCTTGCCCATATTGAAACCAGTGGTTTCCTCAAGACGAGACACAGGCACATTGAGTGCTTGGAACAGTTTCTTCTGGAAATACTTGACATCATCCATTTCCGAAAGATTCTGTCCGCCTTCAAGCGTGGAGATTTCAGTACCACGCCCACCTTCGCGGCGCGGCATCCAGAAGTCTTCAAGCATGGACAGGTGCTTGCGCGAATCCGCAACCTCACCTGTCGCGGGATCGTACATGAGTTTGTTGCGGTACTTCTGCATGAGTCCGCGCACATACTCTTCAGCCTTCTGCTTGGGCAGGTTGCCGACATCCACATAGAATACGCGCCGCTCGGGGGCGCGGGTGATGCGATAGATCACCACTGCGTCCTCAATCATGCGGAGTTGGTTCAAGGCTTTGATAGCCTTGTGCAGGTAGCCGATGATCTTCTTCTTGTATGCGTCGTACAGCCCGCTGTGGACAAAGCAAATGGAGTCTGGCTGAATCTTCAGCCCTTCCATCGACAGGGCGGTGGAGTTCGGCTCGCTCTCGTTGTACACATAGAATTCTTCAACCGAAGTCACTACCTGTGCGCCTTGTGCGCGATTCTGATCCAGTGGCTTCTTGTTGATGCGACGAATCTTACGCATCTTCACGGGATCAATAGGACGCAACTCCTTGATGCCCTTCTTCTTATTGGATTCGTCAACAATGATATGGTAATACAGACGGCTATCAATATACCATTTCCGAAAAATCTCAAAACCTCTACGATTGAAGTTGAGCAGTTTCAGAACAGTTTCGAACTCCAATTCGATCTTATTCTTGATGTTCTGCGACACCTCGATATTGGCTGTGTCGATCTTTACGGTTGACAGTGTATCGTCATATACAATCGCTTCATTGCAAATATCCGAGATTGCCGACTCCACTTCGGGGTGGAGTGCCATGTCTCGGTACTTGCGAATCAGGTCGATGTCGGTCTTGATTGAACCATCGAAATCAACTATCTGACCAAAGTATCCACCAACCTCAATCGGAACCGCACCGTCATCGTAGTCAGGTGGGACAAAGGAAAGAGACTTCTTGGGAGTTTCCTCCTTCGAAGTCTCCTTATCCTTTTTGGAGATAGAAAAGCCAAATAGGTTGATAGCCATGAATAAAGAATCCTGTCAAAAAGACTGATTAGAACGAAACTGGGACGGGAGCCAATACGGGAGTGACTTCCGAGAACTTCGGAACAGTCGATCCCTGAGCGGCTTCCCACCAAGAGTAGTTCAGCGTCACTGGGAATTCTGCAATCTGATCGTTGTTTTCATACGACAGATCAATCGCGCCGACTTCACTTGGGAAGCAGCCGATGAAACTATACGAACGGAGAGCCGAACCATCGCGGTTCAGTTGGGTAACCGTCCATGTCTTCATCAGGCTCATAAAGTTTGGCGTAGTGATGTTGCCGACATGAGAGTTGAACTGCGCGCTCCAGTATTCAAAAGCAGAACGCAGGCTGTATCCTGTGTCGGAAATCACCGTGATGCTCCAATCCTGGAACGAACGATCTCCAGGAATCTTGATGCGGCGACCGCGATACGGGATTTCGATGGTTCCGAGCGATGAGTTCGGGATCTGTGCAGCCTTGATAAGGAACTGCACATTGCGAGCATCACCGTTGTAACCAGGAATCTCGCCGCTGACGGCAAAAAGGTTGGTACGAACGCCACCACCAGCAAAAGCATTTACGAAACCTGAAATGTTATTAGTGTTGATTGGCATGGATTACTCCTTGTGTCTTCCTGTCCTATTTAGACATTAGCCGCCAACTTCGGTGAAACTTACGCCAGTCTTTGTGGCAATAAAGTTCAGCGAGATAAAGTTGATGCTACGGGTGGGCTTGACGAAAATATCGGCTACAAACTCATTGCGGTCGATTACTTCGCCAGTATTGTTGCTTTCATCGCAGACCACCTTGAAATCGGTGATACCACGGCGAGCGGTTACCGTCTTGAGGAACGGAGTAACCAAGTTCACGAACTGTGCGCGAGTGAACGCATCGTTCTGCTCGAACAGGAAGAACTTGGAAGCCGTTGCAATTGCCTTTTCAAGTACGATGAAGAGGCGACGGACATTGATGCGGTCAAAAGCAGACGGCTTGGTCTGTGCAGTCTTGTCTCCGTAGAGGATGACTCCCTGACCAGGGAACGACACGACTGGATTCACCTGACGGCTGTAAAGTTCGTCGCGGTGAGCCTCTTGTGTGGCGTTGTAGGGCAGTTTGACCACATTCTTGATCTGACCACGGTTGAAACCAGCGGGGCTGAACCACGCTTCGTTGGTGAACTCTGTACGAGCCACCAGACCAGCGATGTCGGGGTTCAGGGGCATGACACGAACAATGTTGTTGTAGGTGTCAAGTTGCTGCTTCCATCCGCTGTCGATGACTGCGTAAGACGAATTGATGTTGAGTGTGCTGTCGCGGAAAGTCTTGATGCTGTTCAAGGCTTCATACGGCAACTTATTGACAACATCGGTCTGCGCTGGCGAGATGAACGCCATGCAGTCCAAACGCTTCTCGCAGAGATTCTGAACAATCAGTTTGGTCAGAGTAGCGGAAGCATTGCCTGTTGGAAGCAGAGACACATCGTATGCGTCTGCATCGGCAAACTTGCTCCAACCATTGCTCCAACGCACCGAATCATCAGCAAGAGCGTCAGCAGAACCAGTGAGTCCAAGCGAGTTTACACCAAAACCAACAGTGCTTGCTGCGGACAGTGGCGAACCAACCGAGGTCCAGTTGGTCTTGTCCGATGTAAAGGCTGTGTCAGCCTGAACATCCTGCGACAGTGCCCACACATAGGTTGACTGATCGTTGATCACTGTGCGATAGTAGTTGCTGCTGCCATCGAACTTGCGAGCATCCGAAGCGCGCGACAGTGCCTCAAACTTCTCAATCAGACCGTTTGCGGTGCCAGTCCACTTGCCGTCCTTGTCAAGAACAAGGACATTGATATTGTCACCACTTCCACCCTTGCTGTCAGCGTAGGCAGTTGTTGTGGCTGTGTTGCTGACATACTTGGCGTAAACGCTCTTGATGTTGAAGGTGTTTCCTGCCGCCTGTGCCTTGGGCAGCGGAGAAGACAGATTCAGACGGAAAGCAGCATAGGTTGTACCCCATGAAGCGGAAGCAGCGTTCCAACCAGTTGTAACACCGATGATATCAGAATATGTGCCTGTGGTGGCAGTTCCGAACGAAGCGTTGTAAGCAGCAGTTGTGCCTGGAACAGTGCCACTAGCCAACTGCACGCTGGCAACACTTGCCTGTGTTCCGTCTGTGAAGACAACATCATCTCCCACAGCGAAGTATCCAGCAGCACCCGAGGTGCCTGCGTACATATCAATGAAGGTGGCTCCGAGAGAAGCAGCAACCGCCAACGAAGCACCAGTAATTCCTGTGCCGTTGGTGATTACAACCTTGATGCTGTTACCAAGATCGCCAGGATACTTGGAAGCAAACAGAACACCGTTGGTGGCAGGAGTCGATCCAAGCACGCCTGCGCTTGCGCCGAAATCGGTTTCGTTGTTGATGATGAGATTCAGACCGTTGGTGGCGGTAGTTCCGCTCTTGATAGCGTGGCTGTTGTATGCCGTGGCACCAACAACGCGAACAACTTGCATATTGTTGCCGTAGGCAAGGAAGTTGCCAACAGAGAAGAAGTCCACATAGTTGTCGTTCTCTGGAGTTCCGAAGATTTTAGCCAGTTCGTTCTGGCTGGTGACGGTCACTACCTCGTTCACTGGTCCCCAGTGGAAGTAGCCTGCGTAACCACCAGGTGTGGTGGCAACCGCAGGAACGATTGTGGTCAGGTCGATTTCTTTGATGCTTACGCCAGGGCTTACTCTAAATGCCATTTTGGGTTCTCCTTCGTGAAGAAGTCAATTTTGACTGCGCTTCTGCTTGTATGTATTATTTAGAAGATTCACGAATGGGTTAGAAACTCCACCCCATATCTAGGTTTTCTTGCTGTCCCATTTTCCATGCGGTGCCGTTTCCGTCAACAATATGCGTTTCGGATGAACCGTCATCCACAAAGCCAAACGGGGTCATTTCCTCTTCCAAAACCTTCATTTGATCCTCGTATAGATCCTTGCGGATGTCGCTGCCAGTGATCTGTTTGAAATATGCCTGTGTAGTTAGCCATCCAAACAGCACCAGCGTCATCACCAAGTCATCGTGATGGTTTTCTTCAGCCTCGAACGAGTCGCCCTTTGCAACAAAGGAGCAGAACTCGTCTACGGTATTAAAGTCCTCAACAATTAGTTTGGTGTCTTCAATCAGATTTTTCAGAATGGAGCAGCCAATCCTCTTTACTGCCGTGGAGGTTTTTACGCCCTTCATGGACGAACCTTTTCCTCCAAAGCCTCCGTTCACCACCTGACCCTTACGACCCTGCATTGACACATAGATCACATTGTCGTACTCCAATTCATCGTGCAGGATGTCTGCAACCTGACCGCCAATATCGTTCACCTCAATAAGGCAGTACGAATTGTTGTACTGCCGCAGTATGGGATAGATGGCATTGGGGTACAACATGGGCGGCATTTCATTATTTCGAAATGTAGCCACAACTTTGTACGGCATGGACGACACATCAATCACCGAATACGCATGGTAGTCGAGTCCCTGTCCCCGCGCCGTGTCCACCACCGTGATGTATTTGTGGTTGGGAACGGGTTTGTGATACACCCGCAATCCCTCACCATTCCAATATTCAGGAGTCTTATACACCAAACACTTGAGTTTTTCAGGATGCACAAGGGTGTGCATGGAGCCAAGAAACTCGCACTCAAACTCAGTGCGGAACTGCTCTTCGCTAGTGTTTGCAATGGTCTGCTTTTTCCACTTTTCATCACGACCAGGCACATCGCTCCAATGCACCTCCATTGGTACATAGTCATTTTTGCCTTCTTCACCAGGCTTCTTGTTGGCATTCACCCAGAAGCGGTAGAACATATTCAAGCCCTTGGGGGTCGAAATGATCGTGACCTTCGTGCTTTGACCGCTGGTGATGGTTGGATACACGGACGAGAAAAACTCTTCCGCAACATTCTGCGGAACATACGCAAACTCGTCAAGGAAGATGTAGTTGAACGATCCACCACGCACAGCAGACGAAGATGTGGCAGACGCAAGAATCTTGGAGCCGTTCTCCAGTACGATTGATCCCTTGTTCCACTCCACCACGCCCTGCTGCAACCACATGGGCAGATACTCGTAGGCTAACTGCAAACGCCCAAGCAGTTCGCGGGCTGTGGTCAACTTGTTCGCAAGAATCGCAACACTCATGCTCTGATTGAACAGAACATAGTGGAGAAGATACGCGATGATCGTGGTGGATTTACCTGTCTGACGGGGCAGTTTGCCGATCACGAAACGGTTTTCGTGAATGGTGCGGATCATGTTCTCCTGATAGTCATACGGCTCAAACGGCACCAAGCCCTTGTCAAGCGACACGATCTTCACATAGTTCTTGATGAAGTACAGGGGATCTTGTGAGCATTTCACATATTCCTCAATCTGCTCGGGAGAGAAGTTGACATTCACCCCCGCTGCCTTGAGGTTGGAGTTTCCCAAATATTTGGTGCTGCGATTACTCATTGGTCTTGTCGTCTTCTATGATCTGCCGCACATCGGGGCGATTATCGAACGCCTTTGTGGACGAACGCGCAGAGTTGATTATGTCCTGTAGTTCCTTGGTGGAACCCACATAGATGGACTGATTGGTAGTGCTGTTGTTAGTCACGCTCTGATCCACCTTGCGGATGGTCTTCACGCGGTTGTGCAGATCCATGAGTTCCCGATTGGTTTCGGAAAGCGTCTTGATCATTTGGGCTACAACCTCATAAGCCCGTGGCGAGTCGCCCTCCTGCGCCACCTGAATCACGCCGTCAAGCGCGTTCTTGCCCATGTCAACTAGTTCCTTCAGATTGTCGCGCACCAGTTGATAGTCTGTCTTGAGGTCTTTCTCAAGCCGTTCATCCGTCAATGGGACGGGATCAACCTTGGCAACGATTGCGTTCTGCGGAACACCTTCACCACTCAAGGGCTGGCTTGGCTGTACGCCAAGTGCCTTTTCAATATTGTCAAATCCACTCATAGTCTACCTCTCAAAGATTCCAATCAACAGTGATGCCTCCAGATGCCATTCCTGATGCGTATGTGCTTCCGCCTGCTGGCTTGTCGTTCTGATACACCTTGGCATACGGCTCGTAATTGTTCATGTTGGAGTTGGCACCGCTCGGACCACTGATGCCGTCCGTGATCAACACATAGTTTGGAGTATCAGTGGTATTTCCTGGCTGATACGAAATTCCACCGAGGAAGTTGTCTCCAAACACATCGTAGTTCCACAGTCCTGCCTGCATGACACGAATTTCTTTGTAGTTCTTGGTGGGACCAAACAAGTAGGTCTTCATCGTGAAGTTCAAAGTAAAGATGATGCTTCGTCTAGTTGTGAAGTCGCCTTCGTAGTCTTCTTCCGTTGAAACGGAGTTCAAGTAGATAGGAACATCAACCTTGGTGTTAATGGAATCAAAGTTCACCGTGACAACAAACTCAGGAGAAAAGTATGGAAGAATCTGCTCAACAATACGCAATCCATCATCCATGTTACGAACATAGATGTATAGTCCAAAGTCAATGTTGTATGGAACTTCGGCGTAAGTGTAATCCACCTTGGATGGATTTGATGTTGTGGGGCGAACAACATGACGAGCAAGCGAGTTTCTTTTTCTTGACGGATCGTAATTGTATCCCGTGATCTCAAAAGCCATGCGAGGTAACACGATCTGATTGGGATTGTTCAGATATGGATCGCCTGCAAGACGCACCTTGTATTTTTCTTTAGGGGAATATGCAAGGGGAACAAGAAACTGCTTTGTGCCATCGCTTTCGATCTTGTCAATGTATAGCGAGTTGAACAGCGATCCGAACGCTACAACCATCTTGCGAATTGTGCCATTGTAGAAGTTCGTGAACATCAGTAGTTGCCTTCCGAGAACGGATCCTTCTCCGTGAAGTCGAAGATGTTGTCGCGGTTTGTCTCAAGATCAATCTGTCCGTTGTCCTGCTGATCTTCGTGGTCGATGCGCGTGTCTGTGTCTGCGATTGAGCCAACAGTATATGAAGCACCGCTGACAACTCCAATAAGAAGATCGCCAATTTGGAACTTGCCTTCCTGCATATTGACATTGACAACCTTCGAACCAACGATAGGAGTCACGAAACTCACCACCGTGGCGTAAGCCTTCTTTTGATCCACGGGACCAGTGTAAATCTGTTCGCCTGCCGCGAAAGTTCCATTTCCGCTCGACAAGGTGATCCCCTGCATATACGAGGAGTAAGTGGACACGATTGTGTCCATCTCTGTCTCGCCTGTGTTGAACTTCTCGCTGCTGGACTTGAATGCTTCACAGTCCAACTTGAACGAATAGCGGTCGCCGCCTGGATAGAAAGGATTGTCGTGTTTGACGAACTTGATCTCAAACAGATTGTATGGATAGTCAAAGAAGATCAGGTCGCCTTCACGGGGACGCTGAACTCTGCGAATATCGGGATGATGCCCCATGACTTCCATGAATCGCTTTCGGGAAACAATGAAAGTGGCACTGTCGCGGATGTCAAGACCAAAACGACTCATCTCTGATTCGCCCTGATAACCCTCGGCATCCTCAAGATACATTTCGATGCGGTTAGCATCGTAGAACTCCGACACCTCTTCACCCAGAATCTTGTCGTTCTGTACCGTTTCTCGCGGAATGTAGATCATCTCATGCCCGTGGATCTTGATCGCCTCGGTCGTGAGTGATTCAAGGAGATTCTGCTCTCCCTTTACATTCCTGCGAAAATACGGATTGATGGTCATGTTTATCCTGTGATGAAGTCAGGTGGTTCCTGATAGGTGGTCAATACTTGTTCTTCAATCTTAGCAATCTCTTCTAGGGCTTCCTGATAGATACGCTGACCATTGAAGGTGATGTTTCCTGGCAGCGGGATGCCCTCGTACTTCGACAGGTTCGCACCCCACTGCCTTTTGATTAGAGCCGTTGTATATTTCTTCAGCATGGGGTCTTCGTAGACCTTGCTGAATGTATCAGGATCAAGTCCCGTGTACGCTTCAATCAACAAGTACTGACCGACTACAAAGTCTCCCCAGTTCATGTGAATGGTAAGGCGATCCTTGTAACGGCTGTAGGTGACTTGTTTTTCGGGATCAAGCAGTTGCTGCAACATCTCAATGTACTGCATGGTAGACACGAAGAAATTCAAGTTCATCTGTCCTGTACGCAGACCGTAGAAGTCATTGAGTGCCATCTGGTAGCGCACATTGAACACATTGTTGATCTGTAGATTGAAGCCTACCTGAAACACACGGCTAACGGAAATGACTTCACCGTTTTCGGGATCAAGGTTTGCCGTGCTGATGTAGCCGTTGGCTTGATCCTGTGTGGTGACCTGGTACTTGTAGTACTTCTTTTCGGTGGCAAAGGAGTTCCAGTCAAGGAAATAGCGCAACGCCTCGTCAATACGATCCTCAACCTGTGAATCGTCAACATTGATTTCGATTACAGGTGCGCCCAAAGCGCGGAGGCAATAGTCTTTGAGTTCTTGTCGTGTCCGAGGATGCGCCATTCCGTTCTCCTTTTCAAGTATTTAGGAGACTTGCGTGCCTTCGGTTTCCCGTTCTAAACGCTTAACAAGACGGGCAAGTTCATCCTCACGGAGACAAATCTTGTCGCAATACGGATCATCAAGTGGAAGGTACACCGTGTTCCGCCCGTCCGTGATGTAGTGTCTTACTCCCTTTTCATACACACGGATCGGAAAGTCATATGACACGGAGTACCGAGGTTCTAGTTTCAAAAAATCACAAAACCTGTACTCGTTGTTGTTGATCCGTATCGTGTCGTTGCGTCCATGATGAATAAGTTTCACGATTAAACCTCATCAATTCCTATGATGCCCTTAATGTCGATGACAGCCTGAGTTTCAGGAGTATTTGTCTTCTTTGTTGCTCTGGCTTTTCCACTCAAGTACAGCATTCCACTTGAATCCACACGAGGAGCAAGTTTCTGTATCACACCAGAATCAGAAATTCCGTTTAGAGACAGCAAATTTGTTGCGTTAGTTACCCCTGCAATTGCATTTCTATATGTGGTTCCCGCCGCAAAAGCATTTGCCTGATAGTTAACAATGTCTCCGTACAGATTTTTGATTCCACCTGTAGAGAAGGTGTACATATTACCTTCGAAATCGGACAGGTAGTATGTTCCCGTGCTTCCAACAATAGTGATGTTGTCGTACAGGCTGCGTACCATTGAAACATTTGCCGCAACAGGCATGAAACTAAATGTTCTGCCAGAGAACGATCCCGCAGTTCCACGAAGCAGCAGCGGGAAATCTCCAACCGAACCGCAAGTTCCGCGCATAGCCGTGGAACCAAACAGGTAAGTAATGGTGTGGTCTACGAGCGATCCCTTCACTTTTTGCAAATCAGCAAGAACATATCCTGATGTGACTCCCGAAATCACCATGCACGCGCCACTGTTGTATCCAAACAAATACCCCGAATTAGAGGCAGAACTAGAGCCAGTGTGTCCGCCGTTCAAACCAGTGAACAAGGTTGTGCCGTGGTTTGATGTGTTTTCACGATTCACATTTGCAACACCAATCTTTCCGCCAAGAGTATCGGTGAATGTCACAGTGGAAATCACACGCTTAGTGCTTGCACAGGGAAACAGACTGCTGCCAACAGGACCATTCATGGTCAGCGCATATACCGTATAATCGCCTGCGAATTGAGCCGCTGCATCTGTGGGTGCTGTCAAACCGTGATTGAACTCACGCAAAGCAGTAGTTACACCTCCCATGCTGACCATTATGTGTTCAACCCAACCCTTGAATGGGCGGTCGCCTGAAGCACCGCTACCGAGCATGAAATATCCAGTGCTGTTCTTGAGATATCCCGTGATTCCTGTGGTTTGGGCGTAACGATTGCCGTTCCAATACGATGAAACACACGCCGAACCACCCTGATTGGAATACGCAATCGCAAATTGGTGCCACTGATTCAGGGTAACTCCGTTTGCAGGAGACACATTTGTGATGGCTTGATAGCCAGCACTGCCGTAGTTTGTGGTGGCAAAGTGGAACTGCAACTGCTTATTGCTTGTATCATATTCCAAACGGAACGAATCATTTGTGTTATCCGTTTTTCCATTGCTGCTACGAGTCACGATGATGGGATCGTATGCGCCACTTGGCTCCGCTTCAAGATACACGAAACCAGACAACATGAAGTACGGAACCGTTGTGGTAGTGAAAGACGGCAACTGCAATCCTGCTGCCTTGGTGTCCGTGTCGAGATACGAACCCATGAACTGAATGGAACGATTTCCAAGTTCTGGTCCGCTTATACCGATGGTTCCAACTGTTGGATTGTAATCAGTAGCCGTGACACCAGACAGGGTAAGATTGTTCACAATAACGGGAATGTACTGTCCTTGGAAGACAGTTTCATCCACTTGGAAGTTGCCGTAAATTGTTCCAAATAGGATTTGTTCCGTGGCAGGACTCACCAAAATTTGACTATTGTAGGTGCTGCCATCAGGATTGCGTAGAGTCTTTGTGGAAGAAACCGATGGCAGATCAGCAGCCACAACGAAAGGAATCTCATTGGGAGAAAACGATGCTGTCATAAAGTTGGAGTAATCGTATCCGTTTACTTCGCGGATTACTTCACCAGTCTTGCGATTTGTAACTATGAGTTTCTTGTTCATGGATAGCCTGTTTCTTTAACGGAAGCGTATTACTTTTCCGAAGTTCTCAACATATGACGACCATGTGATTCCTGGTCCAGGAACGCCGACTCCACCGCCGCTATTCTCTGATGGTTCGCTGCCGTCAGCATTACCTATGTTCATGCCACAAGTGGTGAATCCATCACCAACAAATGTTGGAAATTTTCCTTGCCAAGCACGAACAGCACCCGAATTGTTGTACAGGAATGTGTCGCCATTACGGGTGACCAACCTCTGTGTTGCTCGCTGATCCAATACAATACGATACGATGCGGCAGAATCCGTCCAATCATCAGACGATGTTGTCTGCAATGCTCCAGCAGAAGTTAGGCTGATAGTGGAATCATCATATGAATTCGTCACTGAAGCCCTTCTGAATATGGGATTCAACAAGTCAGGGGTTCTCATATCAGCAGACGCGCCGTCAAATGCAAACACCGATTCTGTTGAATCGTATATCGTGATGCTGCTGCGATTTCTCGCATAAATCATGCCTTGAGAATACGAATCAGATGTGTGCAATCCATATACCGTGTTAGCATATGATGTAAACACACCAGGTGCGGTATCAGCATTGATTGTTCTGCCTGGCACGCCAACAATGTATGCTCGTCCTAAATCCAAAGACGAAAGGCTGTTTACGCTAACGGTTTCCACTTCTGTGCTGGTGCTGTTTACCTGTGCGGGATCACCGTGCAGGTTGTTCTTTGCAAAAATCGCTCCAACATGACCACGGCTGTTGTTGGAAAGATGCAGTGCGCTCTTGGAATATCCACGCACACACAGCGAACCAACCACAGGATTTGGTGTTGGATCGTATGCAGGATTTGCACTATTCGCGGAACTGCTAGTCTGCAAGTCACCGACAATGACAGTAGAACCGTTTCTGACATCCACTGCACGATATCCGCCGTTCACTACACTCAAGCATTTTTCAATCTCTAGTTGAGATCCATCATAGACAGCAACGGCATTTGCAGCAGAGTTCATGTACACCGAAGCATCGTTTCCGCCAAACGAAACAAAGTTGTTGATGTACGCTTTTCCACTGATAACATTCGTGTATCCAGTGGTGACACCATCTCGCCCGCTGACTAGAACACTGGTGTTTCCAACAAAATATTGGGCAGAGACACCCGATAGAGCAGAATCCTTGTAGAACTTGATGGAAAAGGTTGTTCCACCGTCAAGTTGAAAATTTAAGTCTTCGCGTGAGACTGTTTTGAGGGAAACTAATGGAAAAGTTGTAACTTTTACACCATACAGCGTGTAGTAACGGTATTCGGTTGCGTCTGAACCAGTAATCAATGATGCTCCGCTAGTGGAACCAAACAGAGTGGTTCCGATACCACCAGGCACAATTCCCCCCGCTACAACATAATTCACATATCCAATGTCAAAAGCGGTTCCAGTAGTATTGATCCAAGACAGTTTTGCAGCAGGATACACATTAGAGAATTCAGTTGTGTCCTGATATGCAGGGAAAGACGCTTTCGCATTTGTCTTGTCACCCATTCCTGTGAAAACAGGAACCACGATGTCCATCTTGAACTTTGGCAAATCACTGTCGCAGCGAACATGAACAGAGTTTGCGGTGAACTTGCTGTTGAACAATTCAACGGAACGAGCAGTGCTTGAAATGTATGAACCGTTGTGGCGATAATCGGCTCCGTAGTTGCGATTCAATCCTGAACCATTTGTGAAATCTATTACAGAATTTTTAGCAACAATACCGTGTTTGCACTGTGCGGTACAAATGACTGGCGCATTGTCAAGCGTGTTCTGAACAGCATAAGAACTCTGTCCGCTCTGTGAAGCGGAAGGAGTGCCCATAGTGAAACCTGTGTTGTCGTAGTAGGCGTAAACCTTTGAACCGTATGCAGACAGAGCGGTTCCCGTTCCAAGGAATCCAAGATGGCGAATGCCTACGCTTGAATTCTCTAAAAGCAGAGCAGTTCCGTTTGATGTGGGTGCAATGTTCTGATTGGTGATCGCAGACAGTGCCTGAGAATAGTTTGCAGTGCTGCCTGTGGTTCCGTTGTACAGTGTGTATGGAGCAGCATTGTTAATGAAGAATATATTGCGGATTCCCTTCAGGGTTCCGTTCTTCAAGAACAGCGTTCCGTAATTAGATCCGTATGCTGCACGAATAGTCACAGGATATGTGGACAGCACATACGGATCTGTAGTGACAGTAACGGTTGCAGAAGTACTTGCTTTGGTTGGATACAGAGTAACGGTAGAAAAATCACTTGTCCATGTGTTGTCACCGCCGTAGTAACCGTTTGGTTGAGAGTACTGTGATTCTGGATAGTTAGAACCAACACCAGCCCATGTGGATACATTGTTCAATCCACCAGCCACATCCAACGACGGACAACGAACATCTGTGTTGGTGTTTTGGAATTGTACCGCCAACAGTGAATCGCTGGTGGTGGCTCCAAGAATTCTGCCGATGCCAAGAATGCCTTCGCCTTCTTCAAACGAGCAGCCGTGATTGAAAAAGCGGTCGCCGTAGAACTGTGTAGTGTACGAACCGTCACTTGTCGTGTTGCTGTTGATGCCGAATCCACTCGCTGAACTGCTAGTTTGATATCCGTCACGCGATCCGATTGCGGCATTCGTTATAGTGAAATACATTCCCTGATCAGGAGAAGTAAAACCGTGCTTTGTGGTGTTTGCCGTGTTTGTAGTAACACCATCAAACAGACGAATACTGCCTGTGTGTCCACCACCAGCAAAGTTCTGAATATTCCAAGTATAGTTTTGAACCTGATACAGTGTACGCTGATTGAATGCGGCGGGATCGCCTTCAATCACGATGTTTGATCCCTGTGGGTGATACAGGTTCACGGGAGTGGAAATGGTGTACTCTCCACGCAGCAGGCGAATGTACAGAGTGGCAGTCCCGACAATCGTATAGGTGTTTGCGACCTGAAGGGCTTTCGCAAGCGTCAAATATGGCTTTGCAAGCGTGCCGTCACCCGTGCCGTCATCACCCGTGGTGGCAACATAGAACACCGTATCGCTGGTGATGGTGTTGAGCGACTGTGCTGCACTGCTGCTGCTCGTTGGATACGGTAGGTGTGAATAAGCCATTTAGTGTTCCCTGATTCTAGTTAGGAGATGCGCCAAGCGAATCCGCTGAAATTGAAGTGTGCTGCCGCAGCAACAACTTGCGATCCACCAGCATTCACTCCAGCATAAGATGGTTGCTGACCGTTGCTGCTATAATCAAGTCTAGTGCTTCTCGTTACATGGTACATCCATGTCTGATCGGAACTTCCAGGAAGAACAACTGGAAAATTTGTAAAAGTATTTATTGCCACGATCTGCCCAACACCAGAGTTGCTTGTCGCCTTGGGCATGAAGTTTGTGGGTGTCACCAAAACGCTGTCAACATAATCTTTTGTCGTGAGTGTCTTTGAATGCGAACCTGCTGTGGTGCCGATGCTGCTGCGAGCCTGACCAGTAATGTCGAGCGCAACAGCAGGAGTCGTGTTTCCAATACCCACGCGACCACCGCTTGGCTGAATGGATAGAGTCAAGCCTCCGCTATTCAGCCAACCGTCAATCCAAGCCACATTGTTTGTATCGCTTACACCAAACTGCAACTGCTTGGTTCCGTTTCCAACAATCAGATTTCCGCGACTCGCTGCTCCATGATTGTTTGCAGCATGGGTAATTGTGGTGTTTGCGGACGCGACACGCAGGCGTTCCGTGTTTCCCACATTTGCAATCACATAGGAAGAACTGGACGAATTTCCGCCCTTGTCCGCTTCGAGGAACAGCGCACCAAGTTGACTGCCATTGCTGTTTGCGTTTACTTGAGCGTACTTGCCAGTGGTATCATCGCTGTCTTGCAGACGAATCTGCGGAGAAGAAGATGAAATGTGAAGCGTGGTCTGTGGAGAAGTGGTTCCGATTCCCAGTTTTCCTGCATTGCTGAGGCGCATCTGTTCAATGCCAGAGATTCCGTCATTGGTACGGAAGATCAGGTCAGCACCAGCGTTGGTGGGTAGGATCGTTCCGTCACGCAGATCACCAACAAGCAGATTCTCGTATGGGATGTCTACACCACCAATGATGGCAGCGCGTGTATACGGCTTTGCCTTGATGATGTACCGCACCGCCAGATACGGCGGCATATTGTTTAGTACATCGTTCGACAACGGCTTGAGTACAGTTTTCGTGGTTCCACTTGCAGCAGTTGTGGTATCAAGTGTGTTCTTTTCTTCTCCACCAAATGTGCTGATAGGATATGGATTGGAAACAGCAGAGTTTGCCGCATCGGTGTATCCAAGCGGAAACCGCCCGCTCATGTTGGGCGTGTTGAAGTGGGTGAGCGATGTTCCTGTTACGGTAAATGTTCCAACTTCGCCAGAAGTTCGGAAACTGATGCTTACGCTTCCCGTTGCAAAAAATTGATTCGGAACATAGAAGTTCTGATTTGCAGACGAGAACGAATTCTTTGTTTGTACTGTTATGGTTTTCGTTGTGGTGTTTACGGCAATAACATCACCAGCAAGCGAACTGTTTCCGTCAGAAGAGGTCTGTGTGACACCATCACCAACAGTGATTCCTGTCACGCTGCTCAATGTCAGTACAGCCACATGACCGTACATGGGAGCGCGAACGCCAGAAGTGAAACGAATCTTCGCAAGTAGTTCAGGATACAGAGAAACCGAAATCGTCGTACCATCGCAAGCCAACCAAGTGATCGGAATATCGCCACCCGCAAACGGAATAACTGTTCCTACAGGTTGAATCTCGTCAATCGCAACGGTCGAAGATCCACCAATCTGTGTTCCAAGGAAGTTGTTCAGAACATACTCTTGAGTTGACTGGTTGCGAATCAAGATGGGCTTGATGACAGCACCAATCAGACTCGGTGGCGTGAGCATGAGTTTTCCTGAATCGCTGTCGCTCAAGAACAGTACAGGAACCGTTGCGCCAGAAAGATATCCAACCGCAGACAGATCAATTTTTCCTGCAATCACAAGAGTGAACTGCGTTCCTGTAGCACTACCCACAACGCCAACAACTTCGGAGTTCAGTGCGCTATCAGCCTGAGCCTTGACATAGGTACCGCTGCTGACATCCCACCGCAGAACATCACCCACCGAAAACGAGTTTGACTGTGAAACAGTCTTGACCAGTTGATCCGTGGTTTGAACGCCGCCTGATAGGTAAAGTGATGATCCCATTAGGAAATTCTCCATCCAACGATGTTCAGATTCTCATTGCTGCTAATTCCCAAATCATCCGTAAATGCTTTGGCAAGAACGGGTGCTGTTATTACTTTGATGGTCAAGCCACGAGTATTACCATCGTTGTCCGTTCCGTTTTTTACTATGCACATCCATGTCTGACTAGTTCGTCCAATGGTAATTGCAGAACCAGCCGAAGTAACATCTATTTGGAAAGGCTGACCTACCTGTGGATTTGGATTTGCTGCTTCGTTTGCTGGATTCGTAGAAAACAGAGTAGTTCCACCAGGCTTCGGCATGACATTACTTGCTGCAAAGTTTCCAACAGTGATTCCTGCGCTTGCTGTGATCAATCCTGTTGCAGTCAGGCTTCCGCCAACGGTGGCAGCACCTGTAACGCTGAGTGTGGAACGAACAGTAGCAGCACCATTTACATCAAGTGTGGTGCTTGGCAAGGTTATTCCAATGCCAACATTTCCACCCATGTATGTCATCTTGGAAGTGTTGACAACCAACAGATCGTTCATAGTGAGAGTAACGCCAACCGTAGCGGAAGTCGCAGAGGCGGTTCTCAGCAGCAATCCACCGTTACCGAGGGTGTTTCCGACTTCAAGAGCCACACGGGGTCTGTTGCTCGATCCTGTGGTGCTTTGGTAGCCCAACGCACTTGGAACTGGACGCAATCCGTAACCGACTACGGTGTTTCCGCTGCTGTATTGTGTACCGATTGTGTTGAGAGTTTCGGGATATGCACTGTTGTTTCCCGACTCGTTGAAGCGACTGGCGAGCAGCACGCTTCCCTGATCAGACTGATTATTTCCCGAAACAATCGTGCCTGCCACATCAAGAGTTGAGCCGCCAGATCCTGATCCAAAGAATCCAATCTGAACGCTGCCTTTGCGATCCTTGGGGAAACGCATGACTTTCGTACCACCTGCGGTGTCTGCACCATCACGCACACCAAACTCAAGATCAGCCACGGGACCAGTCGAACCAAGGTTCCGAATCAGTAGATCGCTTAGAGTGATGTTCGTAAGATCGTTTGCTGTGGCTGCCTTGTCTCCACGATACGAGAACAGGTATCCCGACAGGCTTCCTTCGTCATTACTAGTAGCCATGAACAGCGGCTTGCGAATGGAACCAGAGGTCAGGGGATAACTCGAACTGAATGGAGCAGTGTTGCTTTCGTATGCACCCGTGGTTCCTGCACAGTCCTTGCTCAAGAAATATACGGTTCCGCTGTTGACGGCTCCGTATTGTGCAGGTAGACAAATTCCTTGGAAAAATCCGTCCATGAGAACCGAGAACGAGCCATTAATTCCAGAGGATGCACCAGGTCCACCAATGTCTGTCACAGCAACAACCATACCAGCAACTTCGGCTTCGGCATCGCTATTAGCCTGTGCCTTTACATACACACCTTGTGTATATGTTCCTGTGGTGGCTCCATAAGTAAGACTTGTCACCGTGGAATTCCACCGCACAAAATCGCCAATCTTGAACTGGTTGTACTGCTGAATCTCAACGCCTAGTGAGGTGGAGGTAGAAGTGTTTTGAGTTGCGCTCAGAATACCACCCGTAAACGGATACACGATTCCAGAATTGGTTCCTGTGGCAATCAGTACTGCTTTGTGTACCTGTCCCGCTGCGATTGGAAGGGTTGGAGTGATCTTTCCTGCGGTGAACGGACTCAAGTAATACACAGTTCCTGCCACAAGAGATCCACCACCCGAAATAGCATCTATGAAATCGCCGTATATTTCACCCAAGAAAGTGATTTCAAAATTGCTCGCGTCAATTACCCGAGACACGAGTCCCACGACTTCTGCAAGCGGAGCAGAAGAAGCCCTTGCCGCAGTATAGGTTCCTGCGTTCAGGTACACAGGCTCGCCAAACCAGAATCCGTGGTCTGCCTGATTGACAATCTTCTTGTTTACACCACCGTAGATGCTGACTGATGGCTGCGCTCCGTAAGTCGCGCCGCCGAACACTTCCATGAACACCGTAGCACCCGTTGGTGCAGTACGCGCAAACTGCGTGACACGATCTGCATAGGTGGTTCCGCTGAATGAAATCTTGAATCCGTGATCGGATGTGTTTCCGCCGTCAATCCACAGACCCGTGCCGTGAACAGGAAGAATGCCACCATCAGCAGGATAAATTCCACTTGACGCTCCGCTGAATCCAATACTAGTGTTTGCACGCCAGTATCCAGTGACACCACGAACCTGATTGTATTGCCACAGCCACTCTGCGGTATTTCCGCTTCCGCGATTCAGGATCAGACCACCGCCGCCAGCAGTGTTAATGTTGGCATCGCTTGCAGCAGCAGTATCGCCAAGCACGATGTTATAGTCATCAATTGTGACCACATTTGCATTCACGGTAAAGTGATTGGCGTTGAATGTGACATCGCCATCAAATACTATTGGACCTTCAAATGTGTGTCCCGTTTGAATGGTTTCTGCCAGATACATGGCAGCAGTACCACCATCACTAGTCACCACGGTGATGCTGCCCGTGCTGACTCCCTCGTAGACCTTCAGTTTGTTCAGTTTGTAGACACCAGTATTGGTGATGTCGCGCCAAACATTGAAAGTGTCCCCGAGTTCTACTTCGGGGATGATATACGAGTTACTGTCTGGTCCTGTGTATGAAGCCATTGTTTACCGTTTCTCGTTGGTTTCCAGTAGTGATTTCAGGGCTTGCAAATCGTGCTGCAACCTATTTATTTCGGCTTTCATGGCATCCATAGCGTCCGTGACATTCTTTTTTTGCAAGTAATCACGCATTGCCGATTTGTCGGCAAGCACTGCCGCCCCACTTCTGATGTCTCGTTTGTATTTTTCACTCATTGCTTTACAGATAGAAACTGATCGTCCTGACATTTTTCAATGCAGGAGTTTCATAGTAAGTAGCAGAAGAGCCGTTCTCAGACCACATATCAACCTTGACCTGATAAGACTTGAACTCCTTGTTGGCATCGTAGAAACGATATACTGCCTCACGGAAGTCTAGTTCCGATGTACTGGTGAAAGACGCATTTTTGCGATCAAGAGCAGTCCACGGCTTCGTGAAGATATCGCTCTCTCCCGTCTGAGAACAACGGAAGTATACTGCAATCTGTGCTGTACTGGGAAGATTTGCGTCAAGGAACACCTGCAATCCATTCGAAACAACATCGGGATCAAGTGTTACCACCCGTGAAACATACGATGACGGCGTAGTATCATTCAGACGCATCTCAATGCCTACCCCATACAGGGTCTGCGTATCCAAGATCGGACTGACTGCCGTGCTTGCACCGTTCGACAGCGTATAACGCAACTGCGGAGAGTTCTCAAGCATATTCCTCAAATACAGGTTCTCATTGTTTGCAATGGCTGTATTTTCTACTCTACGGGTGATTCTGCATCCAACGGGGCTGACTTCGGATGCCGCAAACTTGATTATTTGCTTTGCCGAGCAGTTGGTTGTGCTGAAGGTAACCGTATTGTTGTTGCCGATGAATACGCAGCGTTCCATCGTGAACATCAGGTCGGTGTTGTTGTCCTGAACTGCTGGTCCGATTCCCTGCGGGAAATACAGGGTTCCGACACGCTGATTGTTTCCACCGCGTCCCGCAATAGCATCACCGTTTGCAGTTGTGTTTATTGAACTGCCAACAGCATAGAGCGAATACAGATTGCTGTTTGCAATAATGCAGATGGCGTACTCACCCGACTCAAGGAACACAGGGCTGCTGAACTTGAACACCGTTCCCGATGGAGAGTTTGCATCAGCATTCACAGCAGAAGCCTGTTTGGTGACTGTGCTGAACGGAACAACAACGGACGGTGAAGGATAGCCATTCACGGTTGGACGAATCTGAACCGTGACAGGCAGGCTACTGTCCTTTGTGGCAAAGAAGAGAGTAAGGCTCTTCAGGAATATGCCTTCGGGATTAGCCTTGCGGTCAACAAAGAATGTCTGCGCCAGTGGATCGCACCACGCTGAATTTTCAAGAACATCATACGCCAGATCCACATTGAATGGATCCTTGACGATTCCTTCGCTACCAACAGTACGGCGGCGCAAAACAGGAGGACGAGTCGATACACATCCAGAATCACGCTGATTAAGAATTCCCGTGCAGTAGTACACCACCTCGGCAGCAGTGGTAGCATTCTCCGCAGAAGCAGAATCGCTGATACGGACAACTTTCTCGCCTGCAAGAAACTGACCCGCAGGAATGCTGAAAGTTACTCCAGACACCGTTCCCGTAAAATCTGTAGTGATTCCGCTTATGACTGTATCACCATCAAAGTAAACAGATACACCAGTGTTGGGCTTTAGACCGTGGGCAGTAACTCCAATCACAGACGAGGGAACATACGGCACAACGCTGCGATCAACCACCCTAGATCCAACAACAGTCTTGATGCGATTCTTCATTCGTGCTTGACGAATAAAGTTGCTGGTCTTCTGATTTAGTGTATCGACAGAACGGCTAGATCCAACATGGACGCTTCCCGAATTGATATTAGGAATCACCGAAGAGTTGTTTGAATGGGGAACCTCGAATGTTCTCTTGTTGATTTCGTCTTGCTCTTCGGGTGTCTGCGGAATACCCGTCCACAGACTTTCCCAATCGTTCCATTGTGTGCCAAATCCGCGGGCATTGTTTGCATTGGACGAAAGCCAGTTGTCATTCTCCGATAGAGAGTTTGTCTTCACAACAGGACGGTACTCAAGATCAAAGAACGGAGACACCGATGTAGACAACTGCATGAATCCAAGCCAGTTCAAAGTATTGGATGGATTGACCTTTACTGTTTTGGTGTACTGCTTGTTTTCGATATAGGTAACACCGCTGTAGTTCAGAGTAATAATACCATCTGCTGAAAGAGTAGTGCCAGACAGTTCGGTAATGGTGAGGGTAGGCTTGTACTCTGTGAAGAACGGACGCAATTCTCCCCACTCATAATCAACAGAGCAGATATTCTCACCAGAACTTACATCGGCAACAGAATGACCAAAGAATTCATCAGAGTAAACGGATGTCTTCAGGGGTTCTGTTGCAGCAGAAGATGTCTTTAGTGAACGGGCTTCAATCTCTGCTTCGCTCAACGACAACTTGGTGAATACTTCAATATCATCCACACGCTTCTGTATCTTACCGATATCAGCCATCGTAAAGCGTTGAGTATCAACCTGTGTAACGCTTACATTAGATGGGCTATGGGTATATGCGGGAACAGAGAGTGTGCATATCGTAAGTGCATCTTCCACATCAGCGGGAGTTGATGGAGATAGGTCGGGAGTTCCCGAAACCACGAAGAACTGCGCCGAATTATCGGTAGGATTGTTACGCAGACACACCTTGTCGATTCGCGGCAGATAGTGATCATACGAAACTTCGGTGGCTGTGAATTCACCAATGGAGAATTCAGAGGTTCCGTATGGCTTCATAACAAACGACGAATCAGGATGTACATGGCGGAAATCCAAGCAGTTCGCCAAAGATACAGTGTTTCCTGTTCGTGTATTCGTAAAGAGCGGAATAGCACCATACGAAATGTCGGGATACGACAACTTTCCTACGAATGGAGCAGACGCAAGACCACGATGTTCGAAATACGAATACGAAACCGTGAGCGTATCTTCCGCATCCCACGAAGCAACTTCAGCAACATACGATGGCTTGACAACCAATCGTCCGTATGTGTAATAAGCCTCGCGCTGACCGTCATCGTACTCAAAGTAATCGGTGACATCCGATGTTTCTGCGGTGACCGCGTTTCTGATGGTTACGCTGCTAACGGAGAACACATCGACGCGAGACAGTTCAAAAATGCTTCGTCCGTTTTCAGAAATCTTGTCGCTGACAAGGATGTTTTCTTCTGGAGCAATAACCAATTGCTTCCATCTGTAGTAACCAGTGCTGTCCTGAAGATTGCTTTGATCGTAGACAATTGGCATTGTCACGCGGATTCCGCCTTCGGTGAATCCCGCAAGACGATTGTCTGCATTGTTTGTTATATTGAGTGTTACACTGCTACCATCTGTCGTTCCTTGAGCGGTGACAAATGCAGAATCAAGTTGCAGAGCAAGTCCATCGGAGTTGACTAGTTGAATTTCGGATATCACAGAAGAGATATCGCGGTTCAGAGGAAAGCGATATACCGTTCCTGTTTCAGCCTTCAGAGTTTCAGAAAACTCATTGATGGTAAGCGTAATTGTCATTACGCTATTGCCGTAAGTGAAGAAATCTGTCAGGTCATCGCTTGTTGCCTTGCCTGTAAACTTCAAGTTCTTGATAGCGTTAACGGCATACGATGGCTTGAGTTCAAACACCAAACTCTGATTTGCCGTAGACACTCCAGCAGAGGTCACGGTTGCCTTTCCAAGTATGGTTCCATCACCAACAGATTTAATGGTTCCGATGTTGCCTACCGCAACCGCTCCCGAAACTCCATACAGGTACAGATTGTACTGATATCCACTGGTTGAACCAGACGGTATTGCTCCGTGAACAAAACCAGTAGCAGTCCGAGTTCCTGCGTTATTGATGAATTCGATTGCAGCAGCACCACCGTTTACCGTAGTGATTCCGCTGCCGAATGTAGTTCCGTAATCAGTGGCATTTCCGATTGTGACTCCATAGATGTTTCCAACGGAAAAATCCAAGAAAATGTTGTTCTCGTCTACCGTGGTTCGTGCCTTGTCCACGGAAAGTGTCTGTGGATACGCAGACTCAAGTTCATGCCCAAGCACATAGGCTTTGCCTGTTCCAAGCACGATGTTGAACATTGTTTCATCGGACGCGCTCTTGATACTTACATCGAAAGGTCGAACCGTATAAGAACCCGATTCATCATATGTACGGCGAGCAAGAGTGTTTTCAATCTCTCCATAGGTGATCCGTTCGACCTTCTTGGTGATCGTGCCGTCTTCAAAACGGATAAGTTCAAGAAAATCAGTGGGAGTTTCGGTTAGATCAGCCTGTGCGAGTGTGAGTTCAATCTTGTAGCGGTCAGCACCAGGCGCATTGTAGTTGTACGAACCAATTGCAGTATCACGGAGAGTATTGTCTTCTTGATCGGTAACATAGTTGCGATACAGAGAGAAGCCAACCTTTTTATTCAACTCGGCAAAATCCGTACCAAACTGAAAGTCGCGGTACTTTCCTGTGGTGTTGCTGTAGTACGGAGAGAAAGTCTGATCGCTTGTTGTAACGAAAAAACCATCAACATAGAACACACCACCGCCAACGGTGATAAGTTTGCACTTTCCGCTGTTCCACGAGTTTCCGTTTTCAGTACCAAACACGCCACCTACTAGCAGAGTTCCGTCTGCAAGAGTAATCGTAAATTGGTTGTCTGCAAAAGCAGTTCCTGAAGTATAATCCACAACCAGCACAAGTTTGTTGTCTGTTGCAGAATCTGGATTCACATAATGAACAACTTTCGCGCTGATAGCCGAATCAGAGGTCTTTAGGATCGCGCCCATCAGCGCAGAATAATCGTAAATACCGTAAGCATTCAGTGCATCCACAGACATCATAATGAACGAGGTGGTGCGAATGGAGATGTTTCCACCGACAACCCGCGATCCGTCCTTGAACAGATTGTCACCAATCTTTGAAATTTGATTCTGAAGAATCGTCTGTGCCTGTGTCAATTCACGGGCTTGCAAAGCGTAGCCAGGCTTGAACAACACCCGCAGAAACGCTTTCTGTGCGTCAAAATCGTCATAGTACGGGCTGATGTTGAAAATGCTAGGATCGTATGCCATGTGTTCCTCTTCAGAAGCCTAGACGGAGCCTGAACTCTTCCTTTTGACCAGGAATTCTATTGATGGCTCGTATATTGTCTATGTATAACACCTCGCCCGAGTTCCTGTCGATCTCTGGTTTCACCGAATCGTATGCAATATACGCTCCGACCGTGGCTCCAACAGCAAAGTTGGTGCCCAAAGTTGCACCCGTGGAACCACGACGATTGTCTTGAACTGTCTTGAATACCCCAAGGACATCCGTCAGCCACAAGTTTCCATAAGATGCGTTGACATAATCCCACTGGTATACGATTCCAGATGCGTAGTCAGAAGAGTAACTTCCACTGACTCCCTGCTGAATAAAGTCTCCATTCGAGAAAGAAGTCCGTGTCAGAGGAGATGCAGTGACATCAACCGCGCCAGTGATGCCACTGACACTAGTGGTAAGCATCAGTTTGTGCAGACCACAATAGGATGGGCTGTTGCTTTCGTCAAAATACGGCTCACTTACCTCAAGAACTTTGAACATCTTATTGTTCGTTCCTTCGGTGTACATGGTGACCGCACCATCTACTTCGTTTAGCACCCAAACATATTCACCATATTTTGGTTTGATGGCTATGATGTCGGCTGTGGCTCCAGACTCAACGCCAGTCAAATAGTTGGATGTGCCTGTGACAAAACCCCCATCAAGATACCTGACTTCCATAGTATATCCACTTGACGATAGCACCTGTCCCGTGGAAATAATGTCGTATGAAAAGGAAACTCCGCTTGGCAGTGTTGTACCAGCCAGAATTGTCTGCTTGACTGTTTCTCCAATATGATACGGAAATCTAGGTGCAGACTCGAAAGACAAAACATAATCATTCGGACGATCCAGATAAGTAACGAACCCACCAGAATTATTAAGCACTTTCACCGTTACTCGGGTCTGATCTTCAAGAGTCGAGGGCTTATTGGAGGAAACAACCTTGCAAGTAGTGATGGTTTCGGTTCCAACAATCAGATTGGTGCCGCTAGTCTTGAATATCGTTCCCTGTATGAGTGATGGGCTGCTTCCCTCGTAACTCATAATGATGTCTCTGTAATACGGAGTATTTTTACCAGCAATTGAACCAGAGCCATCGCTCAACACAGGATTTTTGATTATTCCAAACTGACGATACGATCCACCCGTAATGAATTTCTCTGAGTCGTACTCAGACAGATTGATGATGAGCAGAATATCCTTTGCATTCAGTTCTCGCAGAATATTGCTGCCGTGTCCTCCTTTGGGAGACAACACAGTGGTCAGTGTAGGTGCTGTTGTACCAACCTTGACAGGGGTTCCAACCGCTGCATCTGCTCGGGAATAGTTGTGCCCACCATCAAACAGATCGACTCCAATAATGCTGTCTCCCGTACTTCCTCCCATTATTGGGAAGGCATAAGCACCAGATCCATCACCGTATATTTTGATGTACGGAATGATCTCAACGGACGCAAAGGACTGATCTCCCTGACCAGGCGTGACACGGAATCCCTGAACATCATCGGTGAGATAGAATGTTGCGCGGGGCTGACCAAACGCAGTCTCGTATATTGCATTGGTGATGATTGCGTAGTTACCAATTTCGGCAGGATCTTGGTTACTGTTATCGACACGCACCACATAACCAATATACTGAGAAATGCTGGTTGATTGAATCTTGCCAGCACCACCGAAAGCATTTGGGTCTGTGACCGTAATCGAACGGATGCCGCCCCCAACATCAGAATTGAATTCAGCAACACGAATGGTTGGACCGCTTCCGCTATTCGTGATCGTGTACGGATACTGCCCGTTTGTCAAGGTAGTATCAATTCGAGTAATCGAACCGTTTACTGCCTCTAGTTGGGTTGTGTATTGATTTACAGTTTCGGTGTCCGTGCTTGTTGTGACAAAATCAACAGGAATGTAGTCCGTCAGATCATAAGGAAGATCGGTTTCCTTTATCGTTCCGAGATACTTCCAAACATAACCTTCCCCCGTCTTGAACGGAGACACGATGGTTTGATTGGGCTTGTCGGTTGACTTGATGCCACCGTTGTTGGACAAGCACTTGTAGATGTTGTTGTCTTCTGTTACCACATAAAAGAGAACGGGATTGCTTTCAGAAAACAGATCAATGGTATCATCGTACTGGCTATACACCGTTCCAGATGTCCAAGTATGACGGGGAAGCGCGAACAGTATGTTCTGCGGGTTCAATTTCTTATATGCAATAATGTTGTTCAGAACGGTGTATTCGCTCTTTACAGAATCGACATATGGATCTGGAGAGTTGGGATCAGTCCACTCCGTTGTCTTGGCGACAAAGAAGAAATACTGGTTGCTGTTACGCTCCAGTTCAGCCAAGAAGTTCTCGGCATACGACCGCTTGATTGATGCTTTTAGGTAACTAGCCATTTATGTCCTCTATCATACGCTTGTGTATGTATCGCCTGTCAACACTGTTCCATTCGCAAGCACAGTTCCTTCAGACTTGTATATGAGTATCGGCATATTGAAGAAGTTGGTCAGTGTGATTCCCGAGAATGAAATTCCGCTTGGAATGGTTGTCAGATTTTTTGTATTTGGGTGGTGCTGTATTGCCCAATATGTCACTCCGAACGGATATGTGCTTGGATGTGCCTGTTTGTATGAATCTGGTAGAGCGGCGTCTAGTTTGTATTTACGCGACAAGTAACCATATACATTCTTGCGCTCTTGATCGTTCAACTTACGATTGAACACAATCACTTCATAAAGAACTCCGCGGAATCCATAAGAAGGATTCGCTGTGACACCTCTAACCCACGATGCTGTACCAAAAACATTGTCAGAAGACACACCACTCAGATGATATGCTCCAAATCTTCCAATATTGATGGCAGCATCACACAAAGGAATACGAGAATCCGAATACGGCTCGTCATTTGCAGAAACACGAATTCCCGTAGACCGCGATTGATTGATTGCGGGATCTCCATTTGCAAAAGCGTAAAGACCGTCTTTCTCTCTCGCTACTTCTCCGACCACCACGCCCGTACTTGCTCCAGACACATGAGGATCATAGGAAATGCTTACTCGGTTAAAAGTATAATCAATAGGAATGATTCCACTGTAATCAACCGCTCCCCAAGGGCGCATTCCGATCATTCCCGTTCCAGTTGGATATCTCTTTGTGCCGTCACTCGCAATAGTGTAAAATTTGGATGTCTGCTGCGCGGGATTTGCGTCAACAGAGTTCCACGAACGAGAGAATATGATGTAGTCAGAAAAACTCTTGAAGTAACTGTCTGTGAACTTCTTGTTCGAAGACACCAATCCAAGACCGTAATACGGTGAATCAACAACTGGTCGATAGACCATGATGACATCCATATCGGCAGTAAAGGTGATTCCATTTTTCAGATAGAAGTGGCGACCAACAAGAAGTTTTTCACCCGTAGAACCTGGAACAAAGGTTAGAGATGTGCCAAGAGTGTATCCCGAACGAAACTCGTATCCTGAAGTTCTGTAAACTCCTGCTTCATTCCATACAGTTTGTGGACCACAAATGACTCCACCGTCAAAAGATATTCCTGTGGCTCCAACAACTCCATTATCGTTTATGACCAAAGTTGGGCGCAGTTGATCCACAGTAACACCAGCATATGCCCCATTGGTTGTCCATCTATCCCATGTTGGAGGAACAGCATGATTTCCGCTAGGAGAAGCATCTAGCCAAAAATCCATGCTTGCACCGTTGGCTACCGATCCGCACACACCAATATTTTCTGGCTTGAGCCACAATACAAGCCCACGCATACCCTGTGGACTCAAACGACTTTCGTTTCCGCTGTACCACGAAGTGGTGCTACCCAGTGGGGCACCGATAGGATTGTGAGCAGTTCGTCCACCCTCGGGAACATAGCAATATGTGTATCCCAGTGATGTTCCAACGAACAGAGTTCCTAGAGATGTGGTCTTTCCACTTGGTCCTGCTTGGAGAGTGCTGCCGATAAACGGATTGTAGCCTAGCGGATACAGATCGCCTGTTGCTCCCAACCAATATCCGCTAGAGGTGACTCCGTTTGCACGCAGATCAAGAGTTGTTCCAAATTTATACGGCGTGTACTTACCAACAATCGGCGTTTCTTTCTCCGTCATTTGCGACGAAGACACTGGTGTGTTTTGAAGTCCGCGTTTGACTAGAATGCTTCCAAACATACGCATACCAGCAGGGTGAGCAATGGTTTTCAGAACCGAAAAGTATCGGTCAAAAGAAACCTCGCTCTTCAACTCATACGAAAAATCCTGATAGTAGTTTCCGTCTTGGATGTGCTTGTTAGACGAAACCTTGCCATGATTTCCTTGAAAGTATCCAGGATAGTTTGTAATGGCAGTCTTCACGCCAATGATCTTCGCGGTCTGTTTTCCGTTTGCAGAAATGATTGTGAGTACAAGACTGTCGGCAAAATACCGCAAGCCTGAGTTGATGATCGACACTTTTTTGATAGAGCCACCATATCCAGTCTGTTCTATCTTTGCTTTGAAGCCTGCTCCTGTTGTGTCAATCACAGTTGCGTACTCTCCAACTGAATATCCGTTGCCTGGCAATTCAATAAAGAGTTCACCAAGCACAGAATACGCATATTCGGTGTAGTCGCCTTCTGCTGTTTGTATAGTAACATTCTGCTCAGGCAAAAACTCACCGCTGATGTTCGTCAAAAAGAATTCGGTGACAGGCAATCCATTTGCTGTATACTGAACCACGGAATCTACGAATGCAGAAGCCCGCGTTTCGGAGCCAGCATTCTGAACAATCTGTCCGCCCTTTGCTACAAACAGGTTCATTCCGTTCAGGCTTGTGGTCTTGATGGATCGTGATTCTATCCAACGACCATCAGAAGCCTTGATGATGTCTTCTTTTGGATAGTAGAAGTTGACATCACTATCATACAGCACACGGAAAACGAACTCATATGCACCTTCGGTTCCTTTGTTTCCATAGAACTCGCGTATCTTCTTCAAGACAGTTTTTTCATTTGGTGTTTCGCCATCGGTGTTGGTGGCAAAGAAACTCGGAAAACCATCAAGATATGTGTGTCTAAAGTGAGAATAGAACTGATTCAAGTTCTCGTCCACATCGGTCACACTGTCCATGTGAGCCAAAACATAACCTGAGTTATCCTTCTGCTCTAGCCACTCATAATACGCTTTGATGAAAGCAATCAACTTTCTGTATTCAGATCGCATGAACAGCGGAAACTGCTCTTCGATGAAAGGAGACAGTATACGCTCAAGAGCGTCCGTACTGTTGTTAGTGACAATCTCCTTTATGTCTGCCATGTTATGCCTTCAGATTTTCCTTGCGGGTAGACTGCCGAACAACAGACACCTTCACAGAATCCGTATAGCCCCTGTTGACACGAACCATCTTATTTTCAAAAACAAACAAGTCTGTGTTCTTTGGCTGAACAGTCAAAGTCAGAAGAGTCACACCAGTGGGAGAGAAAGCAGTATTAAACCGCACGATTCCCTTCGTGTAATCTACGGTTCCGATCTTTGAATAGATCACGATCTGCTTTCCCGTGGAATCATAGTTGACCAAATTCAGAACACCGTAGCCGTCATCAGAAACCACGACATCAACGGGATCTCCACCTACTTTGGGAGTGTGCTGAAATGAACTGCTCTTTACCACGGGAGAATGACCATCGTGAGGATGGAACAGAGGATTCATAAAGTCAACCACGAATCCATTGGATGCAGTGACCGTGCTGATATTAAGCGTCTTACGCATATTCACTGTGGTCTGATTGCTTAGAATGGATGGATTCAATCCGTTGATTCCCTGAATGATTTGCGACAGATAGAAGTTTGATCCAAACGATTCAAGGCTACTGCTTGAATATGTGAGGATGTACGCAACCACCAATGCCTTGAGTGTTCCCTCACCAAACGAGAGTAGTGCTGGATCATATGTGACAATCGTATCGAACACCAAGTCGATGTAATCTGGATCTACTATTTCAGGAACAATAGCCATTACCGCTGCATTCTTACGCAAAGTACGAACTAGAGTGGATTTCTCCTCAGTAGTGAGAGCAGAACCAGATTTTGGCTTCAGAGCAATGAACACCTTACCGTATTGCGGTGGAGTTACTGTCTCGCCACCATATACGAAAATAGAAGAAGTATTGGGGTATTCCTTGCGGACGATTGCAGTATAGTCATTCTCCGTTACTGCCCGCCCCTGAGTAGCGTAATACTTTGGAGCAAGGAACTTGATCTCTTCGATACTTTCTTCCTGTGTTCCACCACTCGAAACATCTGCACTTTGAATAGTGATGCTGGCTATATCTGTGCTGAAATCAGAGATGCCATTAGCAGCATCACCGTTTGTTTCCAGATATTCAATCACTATGACATTTCCTACTTCAGGCTTCTGCCCAAGGAAGTTGTCACCGAAGTACAGTTCATACATTCCCTGTTCGCGCTCTTGCAGGAAGAACACCTTTGAGGTTGGAGTCAAGTCGATGTATGAAGTCGCTAGTGTCCATGTATCAGCAAATCCATCAACATCAGTAGGAGAGTTCTGAACACGAACACGAATGGTCGAAGTGTCGATCTTATCGTTGGGCATCAGCAGATACGATGCCTGCTTTACATTTGGGTTATAAATGTAACTGATGCGGCGCAGAGTGCCTTCATATGCCTTTACATTTTCAAACACGCGAGTCTGCGAATTGGCATAGACTGTATCAAGCAGAACAAACCGATACTCAATTCCTGCGGGATCTATTCCACGGAAAACCGATCCGCGAGACAGATAGGTGTTCTCTGTGACATTCTCGGAATCAGCAATCTTCAAGTTCATAACACTGTACGCAGCACGCTTTGAAGCAGGAACATATCCCAGTGCTTTTGCGTGCGACACCACAGATGGACGCAGGATTGCGCTGTCAAGGAACATCTCATTGGCTACCATATTGGCATAGAACGCCTGATAGTGGGTGTTGTACGCCAGCACATCCAAGATAGTGCTGAGAACCGACCCATCAAAATTGTAGTCCTTGAGGGTTTCCTGTGTGGACAGGTATGCCTTCAGAGAATCTTTTGTCTCATCGAAATCAAGTCCGATGATGTTGAAACTGTTGTTGGTGACTCCCATGTTACCTTATCCTCTGAAGAACTAGATTGATTCGATCTGCTCTGCCTATTCCGTTTATGGAATATTCTACGGTGACATTGTATGTGTTTTCGTCCGCAAGCGACACTATGTCAACCAACACATCAGCGATACGAGGCTCATTGTCCAACAGCGTCTTTAAAACTCGGTCGCGCATCTCCATAGCGGTGATGGCATCAATAGGTTCAAACAGCAGCGGACGCAGAGAGCCGCCAATGTTTGGCTGAAACAGGCGTTCACCAAATGCGGTGGATAGCAGATTGTGTACCGAAGCCCGTATTGCCTTCTCGTCCTTTAAAAGCAACAGATCACTGGTCTTCGGACTCCGAATGAAATTCGGGTCGATATCAGTAAAGACAGGCTGATTATTGCCGCTGATCTGTGTCGCCATTACTTCTGCTCTGCCTTTTTGTAAGCCAGATGGTTGTTGATATTGCCTACGCTGCCCTCAATCACCTGCTCTATGGCGTTCTGCGAGATGCCTTCTTTTTCGATGGTATCTAATTCATCCGCAGAACACCAATGGCAGCACACAAATCCAAGTGGTGTAAGTCCGTCCAAACACTTCAGCGGACTGATGCTGAAGTATTCAACGCTATTTATCTCAAGTCCAGAACGGAATGCAGAGGGAGCAAGAGCCGAAACACGAAGAATCTTGTTGCTGCTGTCCTCAAGAGTCTTGACCAGTTCCATGTAACGAGTAAGCAGAACATCTTGAGATTCAAGAATCATGCTAGTTACGCCGCTGTCACATGACTCATGGGTAACCGAGAAACGCTTGATGGAAGTTCCGTCTGCAAAAGAACCACCATTGTGAAATTGAAATACTAGACAGCGGGAAGCGCGGACGGTGATTCGCAGTTCGGTCAAGAGTTCGTGTATCTGCGAGTGCTTCACAATGAATTTTTGATTTTTCTGATGAGTCCATTTTATGGAACTGCTTTTCTTCTTCAACGCCCCGAACACACCCACACCTATGCCCATGATGACAGCACCGAGGAGTTCCCCCATGCCGACCGCGTACTCCTTCATGGACGATAGTGTGTCCTGTGCTTCTATCATGTCAGGTTCCTGGTAGTTTTGGGGTGTTTGCCTTTACAACATTGATAAAGTCTGGCGTTATGACATTTTCTTTTAGGCTAGTTGGAAACGCACCTTTTTGATTCTGCACAATGTCTTTGAAAAAATTGGCGATAGAGTACTGTATGGCAAAATTCAACGCTCTGGCGCGAAGGGCTTCGCCCGTGCTTCTGACATTATCCATTCCAAGAGTAGCAGCAGTAAGAATATTCTTGGAGTTCTCAAGATCCGCCTTGTAATTTGGAACAAGAGATCGCAGGTCATTTTCATCAAACGGATACGATGTGCTTGCTATGGCAGAAACAAGATCGGGACTAGTCAATTTGTCAAGCAGCACAGAAGTTCTGCCGTGAGCATTCAAAACATTGTAGATTGCATTTCCGCCAACCTGATTCAACACACCCAAACCAGTAACAGCATCCACATTCTCCTTGCCCAAGACACACGAAGCAGATTCATATAGACTCAAAAGACCGATAGAAGACATAAGGTTCTGCGGACTCAATAGAGTGTTGATTTCTGTCTGAAATCCCGTGAGAGCAGTCCTAGATGATTCCATCGCGGTCTTCAAGGGGGTAAACACTTCCACCAAAGGATTGGGAAGTCCGTTTGGAGATAGTAGTCCGATCAAGCGAGTGAGTTTTTCGATATTTAGATCCGTTGCCTTGAGTGTGGTGGTAAGAGACTCCTTGTGTGGATTCTTAAGAATATCATGTGACAGAGCATATCCAAGAATAGGAATGTCTGTCACGGGAATCGGTAGTGGATTATCGCAAGCCATATTCAGCCAACCTCAAATGTTAGAGAACCAATTAGCGGAAGATCGCCACAACTGGCAATGCTATTCGTAGTTGCAATAGGTATTCCGCCAACAACAAACGAAAAGGCTCCAGTTACAATTACAGGAACCGTGTGTATGGGAGGAAGTGGGGATGGTGGGTGAGCAGTGCCAACAGAGCCAATAAAGCATACAGGAAATCCGTCAACCACAAAAGTTGGATTACCCACTAACATGGGTCCACCATTAATGAAGTCTATGCCCTGCCGTATTACACGCGCCATTAGTAAGTTCCTCCCCCAATTTCACCAGTGAATCCACCCGTATTTGGAGATGGATCTTCATAGAATGCCAACAGAGTGAATCCCGACTTGGCGTCTTCTGGAACATATCCCGATGTTCGGGGAACTGTGCAAATGTAGGTTTTTCCGTTTCGCTCAACCACATCGCCATAAACATACACCTCATACTTTGAAGTACCTTCAATGTATTTTCGATGAAAGCCTCTAAAGTTCATGTTGGCAGCCATTAGAAGATAGATCCCTTCAGATTAACTGTGCTTGGACGAACTGCTGGCAAACCAGAGTTGGCTTCGATGCGCGGGAACGGACGCATCACGAACACCGATCCAAGCGTAGAGAGCGAAATAGTAGTGGCAGACACTGCAAAGTCGCTTCCCGCATGAAACTCTATGTTCCTCGCAGCCGAAGCCTTTATGTTTCCATCAACTTGTAGATTGACATCCTTTGAAGCAAGCACATTTGCATCACCATTGATCTGTATGTTTGCATCACTGTTGATTGTAATGCTCATCTTGCCGTCCACGACAAGATTCATCCCCCTGCCGCCCGCCACATAGATGTTCTTGTTGCCATAGACTATTTCAAAGTCATCGCCAACTATGCGCTGAACGCGCGTTCCGTTTGGATGGCTTGCCCATCCATTTCCTACTTCAGTGAATGATCCCGAATTGTGATATTGTGAAATGCGTTCGTGACCAGGCGTATCATCAAACTCCTCTGCATGACCACTTTCTGTAAAACGCACATGGTTCTTTGGATATTGAGCAGCATACGGTGTGGCGGGTTCCGACCACTGTTGACCAACGCTCATGCTTGGATTGCTCTTGATACCCGTCTTCACTGTGCTGGCTTTTTGAGCAGCAATCGTAGATTTCATTTGCGTTTGGTCGTTGTTGCGAGCAAGACGATTGGTGTCTGCTTCGTTAACAACAGAAACACCAGAAGGAACCGTTTTTGCCGCAACTTCGTATGCAGTTGCGGGATACTTTCCATCTGGATCGTTGAATCCTTTGGTCTTGTTGGACGAGTTCTGTGGGATTCCTCCAAACGAACCAATTATGACAGGATCTTGTGCTTCTTCTCCATCACGGAAGAATCCAAATACATGGGATCCGTTTAGAAGTCCTGTTGGAGACTGACCGATTCCCGAAACTGCCGCGCTGGTGATGGGCTGCATGGGATATGCCCACGGCAAAGATGATGTTGGAAGTTTGGTCAGGTCATCGCTATGAAATCCAAATATGCGAACTCTGCACCGACCAAGATACAACGGGTCAGCGATGTCTTCTACGACACCGTGCCACCACACAAATGAATCTCTTCCCATGAACTTTTGCATCATACCCCCAAGAACGATTTGGACAGTTCCATCTTACAGGTGTATCCCATGTTGAAAATATGCTTAATGCTGGTGACAAGATACTTGCCCCCAAGATTTTTGTCGATTGGATCATCGAACAGTTGTGCATCTGCCTGAACTTTCGGGATATACAGATCCACGATATCACCTACGCGCCTACGAGAATCACCGAAAACCTCAATCATAACCTTTTGACCAGACAACAAACTGTTCATCTGAAATCTTCTCTTCAAGTAGATATCTTCGGTTCTCATGTTGTCTACAACGGGATTGAGAACACTGTAAGCCGTATAAGGGGTCACAGGAAAATAGTCCATTGTTGCGGGCTTTGTGAAAATCTTCTCTGCCTGCGGATCCTTGCTCTGAAAGTGATTTTTGCTTCCTGTCTTTGGGATGTCTTCAAAGCCATCAAGTTCCTTGAAATTGATTGTGCGCTGCTGCTTCTTCATCAGATCATGGACAACCAGCATGGACGAAACCTTTCCATCCATGAAGTTAGATACCATGTCAAAACGCGACAACTCCTCTAGTTTCTGTACCTTGTCGTAACGCGGTGGCAGCGGTGTCTTTTCTACAACAAACGGACTACCGATTGGAACGCCCCCGCCAATCATAAGATTTCCCGTGTTGTAGAAATACTTGATGACGCGGTTGTTGGTCGCGGCATCCTGCATGATAGAGGCTAGGCTTTTGAACTTGTATCCGTCAAGTGTTTCAAAAAACATGAACGGACTGTACGAGCCGTCTGTCTTGCTTACCGCCTTGGAACACAACCAATTTATGGCGCGGAACGGATTTTGATGTGCAGACAAAACAAACGAGTAGTCGTGCTTTGTGCCTTCAACATCAAGACGATCCTTCCATACTTGTTCTGGAAAGTGCCGTGTCATCACTGTGTTCACCATGTCCGACACTTTTCCGCCCACAGCATAACCGCACCGCTCGGTGAAGTTGAAATAGCCGCCTTCGCTGATTAGATGAAGAGTGTATCGTTGACTTTTGCTGTTTGGCTCTATGTGGTGCGAATCAATCTTGTAGACCCGAAACAGAAGTTTGACCGATTCAAGACCATCTACATCAGTTCTGAAAACTAGTTCAACCAACTCCTGTCCGCGAATGGGCAAAAACTCGCTGATGTTCAACCCATCGTTCATGTGAATCTTTGCCGTGATACACGGAGAATAAATGTCCTCGTAAACCTCCATGTAACTAAAAAGGTAACGAATGTTGATGTTATCTCCTGATGGCAACGAGTACATGATGAGACTTTCAAGTTGATAGTCTCCAGCCTTCATCAAGTTTCCGCCGTTGCCTGATTCCATTTTATACTCCTAACAATGCTTCTAGTTCACGGGTGGCTTGTTTCTTGTACGCAGGATCAAGAACACGAATTTTTCGCTTATCGTCATTAACACCCATCTCATAAATTATATTCGATACAGCATATGAGTTGTAAGCACTACCCGATATTCCCATGTATCCGCCAATAAAGGTCTGCCACATACCGTAGGTGGCACCATTCGGGGCATAGTTCAATCCCTCTGTGCTTTCAGGATATTCATCCAAAGTCACGCCGATTGATCCACTGATGCTTCCATATGTGGACGACTGATACGAAAGTGGATCTGCGATAAATTTGTCCGCCGCACCAATATCACTAGTTCCTTTTTGCACTTCGAAATGGTGAACCGAATACTGATAATCAAGAACACGATGAATCTCTACTGGCGTGAGAGTTCCCGTTCCTGTGTCTATTGTTGCGGAACCAGCCGCAAAAGACGGATCAGCAACAACCACACGGCAAAGCGTAGGCTCAAAGTTGGTAATGGACGCGGTGAATTTGCCTTGAGAAAGTGTGCATCCCGATACAACAGCAGGATCGAAGAAGAAGGTATCGTCTGGTTTTGTTATGAACACAGCATATCCGCTGTATTTCTTTGAAATGTACTCCTGAAGAGCAGACTCCGACTTGCACCAATCGTGATAGGGATTGATTATGTTATTGCACAGCAAGACGAGCCAATGATAATCGGGACTCCCGTACAGACGCTCTGCTATATGCTCGGGTCGCTCTCCATCCTTGACATCGTAGGTGTAGAATGCACCAACTCCGCTTTTTATTTCGTCCGACAGTGCGATGCGACGAAGCAGATTTCGCACCCATACAAGACGAAAGTTCTGAAGGTCTGTGCCAACAGGGTACTGAAGTACAGGAAATTTCGAGAAGTAAGCCATCAGAATCCTTTACCGACTTGTTCGCGTGTTGTGAGTTCGATTTCCTTGAACGATAGAGTCAGGCTGATTGCTGTGGGCGAATTGTCTTCAAAAGTAGAGAAGACACCATTGACTGTGTAGTCAACAGAAATGCTTTCACAGGCAAGACGAGCAATCTGCGGAATGGTTGGATTGTCAATCCATCCTTTTACCTTTGGATTGGGATGACTCGACAAAAACCGAACCTCGAATTCAGCAGGAGCGCGAAGAATGATTGAAGCATTCGATGCCTCCTGACCAACCACTTCCTCGTCATGTGCGGGGTTCGCATGATATCGGAAAGTATCCACGATGGTCTTTATCATCTTCGACTCATCGGGGCTGCGAGGATACATTTCCCATGTGAATTGAAAAGTTCTGTAGTCCTTTGCTTTGAAGATACGCTCAATTCGTGGATTGATCACATATCCCGTAAGAGCAGTAACCGTGCCAGCCTGACCAACTTTGTCTGCTAATTTCAATCCACCCGCTACTGCTCCCTGTGCAATAGAATCAAGCGTGTTGTTCAGGGCATCAAGCATACCCTGAGCAACCATAGTGTTTGCATCATCATATATGAAGGTATCTTCGTTTCCAATTTTGTTGCAGATAGGCAAGTAAATGGAAACCATCTGATCGTACTTTGGAGAGTTTTGGAGTGCTTTGGTGAGTGCCGTTCCGATTCCCGCCGCAACACCAGCGGCAAGCCCTGATCCCAAACCAGCAAGTCCACCTTTAACAATGGACTCGCGCCAACTCTTTCCCGATTGTCTTGAAAGTCCAGCAGCAGTCACGGCTCCTGTAACGGCGGCTACAGCACCAACTTTGATTCCTACTTCAGTAGCATTAGTCTTTTCCAAATTGCTGCTGACACGATTACTTACGAGTTGACGCTCTTGAACATCAAAGTTTACACCTTCAGATTCAGCGGATGTAACCGAGTCCTGACTTGCTGCGGGAGTTCCTTCCGCCATTGCCTTCAACTGCGCCACAGTCAAAGCAACATTCACCGCCATAGACATATCAATTGGCTTGGAGTCTTTGTTGGTAGCGACAAGTTCAGAAATACCTTGAGACTTGTCTCCCCGCATGGTCTTGACCGCACCGATTACAGCAGTAGTAAATTGACCTGCCGCAGCCAAAGAGCCAAGATTGTTCAGCAGACCCGTAACCTTATCGCTCTCAACCTTTGCGTCTTTGAGTTCTTTCTTCTCAAATCTCCAAAAAATCTTGAACTGCATGACATGGGGCATCTGCGTAGTACCGATGTCCAAAGGATACTTTAGTATGCTTGGTGTCTTTCTAGACCCCTTCTTCTCTTCTGGTTTACCTTCAAGTGCTTTGACTATCTTGTTTACTTCTTTGACACCTTCAACGATGCTGTTGTCGAATGCCGTTACTACGCGGTTGGTTGCAGCAACAACTCCGTCCTTGACATTCTTGACACCCTGCTTGACAGACTGTACAGCGGCTTCACCCTGTGCAATTCCCTTGTTGACCAGTGACTGCCACAAACCTGGTTGTGACGAAGGAGCGGTCTTATCAAGAGTCTGTGGGGGGATTGACGGTGCAGGAGTCGAAGACGGAGTTTGTTCGTGGAGTTCTTCTTGAGTCCACTTTCCGTTTTTATGTGATGCGACTTGCTTTCCAGGTCCACCAAGTTGCATTCCGTTTGACTGTGCCCATATCACTTCGGCTTGTAGTCCCGCTCTGCCACGAAGTCCCTCGTCAGTCGCTCTGGCTCGTTCAGGACCATATTTTTCGATGGTTTCACGCTTCATCTTCTCATACAGATACCGCTCCAATGCCAATTTATCATTGTAAGACATTGGTGGATTTGGACCTGATGCTAATGACATACGCTATTTCCTCTCGGTGGTGCTACATATCTATGCGATGGCGTACAAAGGATATTTCAAACCTCAAAACCCCACAAAATACATAGGCAATCCCACGCAGATTATGTATCGGAGTATGTGGGAGCGAAAGTTTATGAAATGGTGCGATCAAAGCACGAATGTGCTGCGTTGGGCATCTGAGGAAGTGGTCATTCCATACATGAGTCCGCTTGATCGAAAAATGCACCGATACTTCGTAGACTTCCTAGTAGAAATCAGACAGCCCGATGGGATTAAAACTTGGTTGGTGGAAATCAAACCCAAAAAACAGTGCCGCGAGCCAGAGAAGAAAAAAAAAGTAACTCGCGGTTACATTACGGAAGTACAGACTTGGATCACCAACAAGGCTAAATGGGAAGCAGCAAAAGCCGTTTCCGCATCAAAAGGGTGGGAGTTTAAAATCCTCACAGAAGACGATCTATTCAAGAAACAGCAATGAGCAACACCGACACCAATGCCGAACTCAAAGAATTGCTTGCAGAAACCACCTCTGCGCTTGGCGGCACGAACAACACCTATGCCTCGCTACTGAAGTTCCTCTCCAATGAAGGCAAGTTGTCGGTTCCAAACAGGCTCATGCCTGGTCAGATGATCTTTTTCAAATATGCACCAACGAATGAAGCATTTTTAGAATCAGATAAATACTATGATGTGTTTCCGTTGATATTTGTAACGGAGGTGCATCGTGGGGGATTTGAAGGAATCAACCTCCACTTTGTAGACATCAAACGAAGGATGTTCCTGTTCAATGCACTGATGGATCAACTCCCACTCAAGCGAAACACAGAGGAGTGGAGAAATCGTTTACAGATGAACTATCGCATCTTGAAGGCGGGAAAGAAGTTCAAATTTTTCTATGCGTGTTACAGGAAATACTCGTGGGGCGGAATGCGGAAACGACCAGTAGTCATTCCATATGAGAATTGGAAAACACTGGCTGAATCGGAAACGGGCTTTTTCATAGGTGGTCGAAAGACTGGTGTGTATAGAGAATCGGCAAATCAGATCAAGAGACACAACCAAAAGGCAAGATAATCCATGCCAGACGCTACAAACGCAAATCGTACCTCGTCAATTATGAACATAATGAGTTCGGTTGCTGATTCTGGTTTGGCTTTTGCCAACAGATACGAAGTAATACTATCCATACCAAGAGCGGTGAAAGCGATTGATTTGGCTAACATCAGTCTGCGCTGCGATTCCATCAACATACCAGGAAAAGCGTTTAGCACCTCACAGTATCGAATCTATGGTCCAGCAAGAACCATGCCTTATGAGGTAACTTACAGCGGAGAACTCACTCTGTCTGTCATACTATCAGCCGATATGCGCGAACGGCGTATATTTGAATCGTGGACTACGCTGGTGTCCAACCCAGAAAACTTCAAAATGGGTTACTACAACAACTATGTGGCGGACAATATGCTCATACGAATCCTCACCAAGGCAGACACGGTGGTGTACGAAGCCGTGGTAGAAGAGGTGTATCCCAAGTCGATTGGCGATCTTCAACTAGGATATGAGAAAGACAACGAAATACTACGCCAAGACATAACCCTTGCGTATCGCAAATATACCCCAAACTTCTACACACAAAACCTAACAGGAATAGTGGGTCAGTAATAAACCGCCTAAATAGAATAGTCACATTATTGAAAAGGTGAAAACTATGAACAAGTTGAAACTACCAGTTGCACAAGTTCCGTACTATACTGCCACTCTTCCCGTATCGGGAATCACCACCAAGTACAGACCGTTTGTCGTTAAAGAGGAGAAGATCCTCTTGGTGGCTTTGCAGTCACAGGACTCTCAGCAGATTTCCGATGCCATGAGCAGCATCATATCACTATGCACCAATGGAAACATAGACACCTACAAAATATGCTCTGCTGATGCGGAGTACATCTTCTTGCAGATCCGTGCCAAGTCGATTGGTGAAGAAGCAAAGCCACAGGTCATGTGTGGCAAGTGTCAAACACAGACTTCCCTCAAGGTACGATTGGATGAAGTCGCATTGAAGACTTCCACACCCAAATCTGACACAACCATAAAACTAGATGATGATGTCAGTCTGATTATGCGATATGCAAATATTCACGATCTTGATACAAACAAGTCTCCCGTGGAAGCGGCTTTCGATCTAGCCAAGCAGTGTGTTGAAGCGGTCATCATTGGAGAAGATGTAGTTACACGGACAGAAATAGATGATGCTGATTTGGGGAACTTCATCGACAACCTGACTCCAAAAGGCTTCGAGCAGATCATGGACTTCTTTGAAACCACACCCAAACTGAACTATGGGATTGAGTACACCTGTCCCAAGTGCAGAGAGAAGGTAAAGGTGGAGTTCAAGAGCATTACTGATTTTTTTCGCTAACCCTTTGCCACAGTGATCTAGCCTCATATTTTCAGACAAACTTTAACCTTATGCAGCACCACCACTGGTCGCTGTCTGAAATAGAGGAAATGATGCCTTGGGAAAGGGAGGTATACATACAAATGCTGATTGCCCACCTCAAGGAAGAGCGCGAGAGGGCTAGAAACACAAAGCAGTGAGCGTCTTCATTTTGATATTAGAGGATACTCATGCCAAGAAAGTCCAGAAAATCCCAACGAGCCAAAGACAAGGCACGAAAGCAAAACGCTGCAAAACTGAAGCAATTTGAGCAGCGGGCTAAAATGGTGGAGACTTCTCCAGTATCTAATGCTGTGCCTTCGTATATGGACACTTCCTCTACATCGGCAAACGCTCCGATTGACATTCCTGTTCCCGCGCCAGCAGGCGACACCCCACAGGAAAAGAAGGAAGAGAATACTCAAGTAAAGACCGAACTCAAACTGCTTGAGCGCATCATGCAGGCAAGAAAGCAGCGGGGCATCGAACCAGGACCAATCGAAAAGATGGTCGTAGGTCTTGAAGGGCAAAAGGGTATCCGTCAGCAGATTCAAGATTTTGCCAGCAAGAACAAAGCACTGTTCGACAAAAGCACACCAGAAGGAATGGCTGCGCGTACTCTGTATAGCGAGGCTGTATCACTGTCTGAAGATGCGCTGAGTGCAGACCGCGAAGAAGCAAAACGCATTTATGATCGTCTACAATTCATTCTTGATGTTGTAAAACAAAGCCAAGGCGATCAGTCTCCTATTGCAAAGAATCTAGAAGAAGTCATAAAGCCTGTGCGCGATGCTATACGCGAAAAGAGTGGCTTCGGGGCTATGGTGAAGGAACGGCTAAAGGGTTATGCACAAAGCATACCCGAAAGGCTGCTTGGAAGCATTCCTATTGTCGGGGATCTGCTTGCCCAAAACTATAAAGAAAACCGCGAAGGAAAAGAGCGGGTTGAGAGTTATTCAGGAAGACTCTACGAAAAAATTGCACAACAAGGTAAAACAGCAAGAGCCTTGGAAGAAGAACTGTTTGACCCCGAAGAGACTGCTGCTGCAACCACTCAAGAATCTAGCGACGAGGCAGTTGCAGGAGCAATTGTCGATTCCACCAACACCGTGGAACGAGTTGCTAAAACAATTGGCGGAACGAAAGCATCCGAACTATTCACGAATCTTGACGGGCAAGACTCCGAAAGTGACGACCCAAAGAAAAATCCTATGGGTGCGGTATACCATGAGGCTGTAGAGATTCGTAAACTGCTAGAGCAGGCTTTTGGTCCAAAGACGCAGGACATGGCTGAAAAGAAGTCTGGCTTGCTCGAAAAAATAGAAAAGACATTCACCGAGAGCAAGAAGGAAACGGATTCTCAAACGGTAGAACAGATCAAAGAAAAAGAAACACAGAATGCCGCTGTGGTTGCAAAGGCTGCGGCTACTGAAGCAGCAGAAGCAACCACACAGCCTGCACAGGTTCAGGCAGCAACCCAAGCGGTTGCTCAAGCCGTAAAGACCGAAGCGACTGCTTCCGAAAAGACGGATGCTATAACTGCAACTACAACATCGCTTGAAAAAGCAAAGGAAGCAGTCAAAGGAACTCCCGCTCCAAAGAAGCCGAAGACTGAAAAGGAAGAAAATCTCAAAGATGCCGCCACAGGAATGTTCAAAGAGATTTTCATGGGGGCAACTGCTGCACAAGATGTTCGTCCAACGGCACAGATCATATCCGATGTAGGTGGAGAATACGCAGAGGCTCTTCAAGAACTCACAGGCGGAAACTACTCCAAGAAGATCAAAGATGTGCTTGGAATTGCCACAGACTACAATCCTGGCAATCAGGCAGGAAAGACCACAGGCATCAAGAGAACTTTTGGAGAAAAAATCCGCGACATATACAACACAGTATTCTCAAAAGAAACTGCTACGGTTGCGGGTTCGGGGGCAACAATAGTTCCAACAGGTTCCAATGCCAATGCAACAAATGCAATGGTGGCTGGAAAGGTGGGAGAAGCACTTGGTGGATCATCGGGTTCCATTCCTGTATCCGCCATTCCATCAGTGTTTGGCGGTCCACTGTCGGATTCCATTCCTGTATCCGCCATTCCATCAGTGTTTGGCGGTCCACTGTCGGATGTGTCTTCGATAAACAATACATCGGTATTTAATGATCTGAAAACCATGCCGTTGAGTACGGGAACACTTCAATCACTATCAGGAACTTTCGGTACACCCGAACTACGCGCACCGAATACAACATTCGGAAACATCACTCCTGCTCAACTGCCAAACTCCACACTCGGAAAGACGCTAATCCAATACAATACAGAGCGTATCTCCATGATGGAAGCACAGAAGAAAAAGGAACTAACACCCGCTCCAACAATTGTGCCATCCAATACGAGTGTCAGCAACAAGACTTCTGTAGTGAACAACAACTTCAATGATGAGGTTCGTGTTCGTAACAACGAAGCAACACTGCGACAACTGCAACGCGAATCTCTCATGCGTTAAAAGAAAAAGGCGCACTTTCGTGCGCCTCTTCCTGCGAAACCGAAGGGGATTTAGTCTTCGCTTGCCAACTTCTCAAAGTAGGACAAAGCGTCTTCCGTGTCGTCATCGTCAGTCTTGACGGCTTCCTTCACGGGAGCGGGCTTCTTGGTTGGAGGCGGGGACAGCGAAGGCTTACGCGCAGGAGCAGCGTCCTCGTCACCAAACGAAGCCTTCTCCGCGCCACCCTTCGCAACCGCGTCCGATGCAGTTGCACGAATGTTGCCGCCAAGAACCTGTTCAAGACGAGCCTTGAGTTCGTCATAGGACTTGAAGTTCTTGGGATCAGTGAACTCCTTCAGCGAGTACTGCGTCTTCCACAACTTCTCAAGCGCAGCGTCATCGCCGCCAAGCAGTGCTGACGGGGCAGAGAATTCGCTCTTGTCGAAGTTTGCGTAGCCGTCCACCTGACGAATCTTCAACTTGAAGTTTGCACCGTTCCAAAAATCAAACGGATTCATGGGCTTCTCGTCTTGGAACTCAGGGTTCATCGCACCCTGAATCTTCTCGAAAATCTTCTTGCCGTACTTGAACAGGAACACCTTGCCCTCGTTCTCGGGGTGCTTGGGGTCGCTGACTACAAGCACATTGCTGATGTACGACAAACGCCGCTTACGATCACGGGCAATCGCCTTGTCCTTGTCGGAACCGCTCTCCCACAGAAGATTGTTCATCTCGGACACAGGATCCTTGAGTCCAATTGTGGTCAGTGAGTTCTCAATGTACCAACCACCTGGTCCACGGAAACCGTGGCTCCACACACGCGCCCACGGCAGATCCTCGCCATCGGGTGCGGGCAGAAAGCGGATCTCCGCGTAGCCATTGCCTGTCTTGTCTGTTTCAGCCTTCCAAAGGCGGTCATCCTTGTACGACTCGGACTTCTTCGCCATCTTGTCCATTTCGCTTGCAAGCGACTGGTACGAGTTCTTGGAAGCGTTCTTGAGGTCTTTGAATCCCATGTGTATCTCCTTGTACGGTATGTACGGTGTATAAAAGTAGTATGGTGACGAACAGTTCAGTCACGACTATGTAGACAGTATAGCAGAGGTATGCTGCGTGTCAAACAGGAAGTCGCGTTTTCTTCGGAAGCAGATTTAGTTCCTGCCCCTCAGCCTTGATTTTTTCAATGATTGGCTTACTCAAAAACTTGGCAGCCAGTTGAGGCTCCATGCCGTAGCGTTCGCAAACGGCAATAACAGCATCAATATACGAAACTTCGTACTTCTTTACATGGTTTTCGACTTCTTTGGGGAAGCGTATGTTGTTGATGTCCATGTCAGCCTTACTTTCGGAAATATACATAGGTGAGGTATCCTTATTTAGTCTTTACGCCCACGACCATCAGCGGAGAAGCCAATGGCAGCGACCAGCGACAACTACACGATTGTTACCAGTGGTACTACTTATACCATAGCCAGCGATTATGTCAAGCCCTCTGGTGCTGGAGAAACTGCACATCATCAGATTGTGAAGGTTGCCTACGGTGCAAATGACACCGTGAATTATGTGTCCAACATCGCACCAATGCCTGTTGGTCTATGTGGTGCATGGACTCGCTACGAATTTCTAACTCCCACAGGCTACTACAGTCTTGCAGCAACACTGGTAGGAACCACAGGAACCGTGTTGTCTATTGCTGGTGTCTCTGGTGCAACTGCTATTGGCATCACTGTGGGAACCGTAACGGTTGCTGGCGCATCATTCTCCATCAGGAATCTGTTTGGTGGAGCAATGGGTAGTACGCTAGGCACAACTACAGGATTTGATTATGTTGGAGTTCAAGGTGTATCTGGCGCGTATCCTGTTGGAATCACTGTTGGAACCATTCCTGTCAGCATACAGTCCACATCAAACCTTGGAATATTCGGAGTATCTGGTGCAACTGCAATCGGCATCAGCGCAAGTAATTTTGATATTCGTGGTCTTACAACGAACAAAGACAGCATCACTGTATACGGAGCAGGCATATCTGGAAGCGTGGTATCGAGCCTGTATGCCTACGACACAGGCATTTCGGGTGGCGGCATCTCCATACTGCATTCCACAGGAAACGCCCTAAAGGTAAACCTGGCTTCCGCTGCTACGGGTGTGACAGTAACCGCAAACAACCTTGATATCCGTGATCTAAACTACACATCGGATACTGTAACTGTAATTGGCAACGGAGCCACAGACAATAAGTCAAAAGCAACGGTTCCCACATATGTGACTGTAGCGGCAGGAGTTTCGGGATCTCTCACACAGGTTGGTGGTGCCACGGGAGCAGGCTGGTGTGCTGCTGCCATGAATGTGTATCTTGTAAACTCTGGATTCTCGTTCAACGCATACGCAACATTCAGCACTGGCATCGGAATCTCGCAGGCTTCGTATCTGCCTGTTCCTGTTCAAGGAACTACTTCCGCAACCCGTGGTGTTTGGGTGGTCGGAGACACCGCCAACGGACCAGTGCTTGTCAAGGGATACTCGGGCGGATATCTGCCTGTTCAGGTTGCCAACAACGATATTGCAACATCCACAGTGAATACCTCGGTTCAGCAAGTCAAAACAAACACAGACTTCCTCATCGGCATGAAGAAGGCTCTGTACTCTGACTCGGTATCGGTTGGAGCATTTGACTTCCCAGACAAGCAATCCATCTATGCACTCGTCCGCGACAATGTTGGCGCACAACTCACACTGCTAGGAAATTCAATTGTTGCAAACGGAGCGCCAGTAACATCGCAATCTTCTCTTGCAGTCACCGTTGTCGGATCCAAGCAACAGCCCTCGTTCATGTCACGAACAGGATTCGTGGGATTTGCCGCAAAGAACCTGAACGAATTCAACTCGGGTTCGGGTTTCACTTGCGGTTCAGGTGTCCGTATCAAGACTGCAAGAATTGCATCGGGAACAACTGCTTCATCCAATCAGTTCCTGTGTGTCATGTCAGTGGCTGATGCTGGACTGTACGGTATAACAAACGGATCTGCTGCGTATGTGCTGTATCACGGAGAAGAGATGTTCTTCGATGTGGACAACATCAACAAGATTCAAGTATTCTATCCTGCATATTCTTCGGGCTTTGCTCCGAACAACACCTCGCAGGGCATGACCTTCTCGTTCTACGCTTCGTGAGCCAACCGAATGTTCAAAAATCGCAACTTCATCAGCCTGAATAAACACTTTGATGTCGCTGAAGTTCCTGTCACTTTACGAGTAACAGGAAATGCGGCAAGAGGCGATTTTGACACATATCTCGTAACAGGTCCAATCACGAACGCAAAAACTATTTTCGAGCCTGCCACCGCGTCGTTCCAATCTGTTGCAGACACGGAAACTGATAACCTATTGCTTCCGCGAGCAAAAGAATACATCAAGGTAGGTAGCAAGGCAGGAGACAACGGAAGCACCCGATATCGCGGACTTCTCCAATACAACCTAGCATCAGACTTTGCTGCTGCGGTGGGTGACCGCTCGTATGTGGTGCAGAGGGCTGTGCTTACCCTGACTCCCAAAGACGGAATTCCTGTTTCGGGAACGGTGGAAGCGCAGTTGACTGGTCAAGAAATGGTATCGGATGCAGCCACATGGGACAGTCCCGATCCCAAGAACAACAAAAGTTGGGATGGATCATCAGGTGGTGTTCTGTTCAGAAGCATTGCCACCTATCCGTGGTATATTCCTGGATGGTCAGGAAACGACCCACTGGTGTTTCCGAATCCTGATGCAGGACATATATTTGGAAGCAGTGACTGTGGATATATTCGTCCTGGTGCGCTACCTGGCGATATACGGAATCCCAATATTGATATTCCTGGAGATTTAAAACACCGCAGAATTCCTATACACGAACCTCCAATCGGGATATCATCCGATATCGGACCCGAATACCCGATCTTTGTACCCATCAAGCCAATAGGAATCAACCCGCAAGGTGACGGCGCGGGTGAAGAATTGTACTATTGGCAGGGGGTATATTGGAGAAGAACTGTAGCACCTAATGGAAAATACATTTGGCAATTTGCAATTCCTATGGGAAAAGACCGCAAACCAGGATGGGTAATATTCCATCCGTGTTTGGGTGTTGAGTTTTGTCTGGAGTATTCACCAGATGGCGGTATAAAATACCGACCAGTAATTAGTCCACAATATAGCGAAAATCCTTGGGATCCATTCAATCCACCTGGAAATGATGGTCTTCCTCCAGAATACATAGCACCACCCGCAGATTACCCATACACAGTGGAATCCGAAGAAGAGGACAATGGATTAGGACGCCAAGAGCGAAAGTATCTGATCCATCCAAGAATCGGAGATGGTGGACTTGGCTATCCCACACCCAATCCATACGGCAGCAATCCTCCTGAAGATTGGCATTATGAACATCCTCCGTGTCGCTTTACTGATCCAAACGAACCATATTTTCCTGGTCCTGGTTGGGAGGGCAGCGATTATCCGTATCCACCTGGTGGAACAGCAGGACCAAAACCAATTCCCGCAGAAGCAGAATCGGTTCTTGAACAAATGTCTCGTTGCCTTGGTAGGAACGATATTGGAGACACCACCACATTTGACGACAACGCATTCACATTTTTAGATTCTCGCAAGTCAGCAGAACTGGTTACTACTGCAAGCAAAGTAAAACTAGACATCACTTCTGCTGTAAGCGAATGGTCACGAAATCCGCAGCAGCCTCTATCGCTATTGGTATACTCTCCTTCCAACGAACAGCAGGACAAAGTGTTCGAATTCGAGTCTTTAGAGTCTGTAGCGGTTCCGATTGGTGATGCTGTGTTCACAACTTGCACTTTCTTGAGCGCGGGAGACACCACAACAGTCCATACCAAAGGTGCAGCATCTGTTTTGGAGGCTAACGGCAGCAATATACTTGTCACCGTGGTAGACAATGACCCCGTATCAGCACAGAATTTTGCGTCATTTCAAAATATAGTGTCTGTTGGGGCAACTTTTGACCTGATTGACTCTGATATAAACAACGGAGTCAATCTAGGAACCACAACTTGCACGGTTTTGGCTCGTCCTGCGTCAAATTCAGTGCTGATCAGCGGACTAGTTCTACCAAACGGACTCACCTCGCACGAAGCCACTCTTGAATTCGTGGCTACAGTCGCGGTTCCTGCTGAAGTCTATATCCTAGACATCGCAAATCCGTCGTCCACAACGCTGAAAGCATTTGAAGAGTTGAATACGAATGACGGATTGGGCATTCGTTACCTGTCTGGTGCTGCCAACAACAATTCCAAAGACTTTACACTCAAACTGGTATCCGATGACACACTCTACAACAGCCGTTTGCGTATATTCTTCAACGAATCTGTTGTTTCAGAGAGCAGAACAGGAAAACCAACTCAAATCATTCAAAGCGGCATCAAGCCGACTTTGGAGATTGACCTGATCCTGCGCTGATGCCAGTGGGCGTCTTTCCAAAAGGCAAAAGTCCATTAAGCATCCTTCGCCGCTCCTCGCATTTACTGCAATGAGGGATGCCCACGGCATCGGTAACGGCTTTTATAGCGTCACCGAATCCATTGATAGGAATTTTCATTTTAGGCTCAACAGGTACTTGGTGTGATTCAATACACCAAGCATCTCGTCACGGATATTGAACAGATCGGTGTCGGAATCATCAAGGTATTCTTCAATCTCTTCCTTGAGGAACTTGATGCCGTCATCAATCACGGCGACTGAAGTAGCGTCACCGTAATCGCCCACTTCCATCTTGGCGGCTCCCGTGTGCCGACCGTGTGCGCCAAAGTATGTCTCAACGAATGAGTCTACCAGACCGTCCAGAGCCTCGTATGCCTTACCCAGTGCCTTGTGTTCGGCATAGGATTCGGTTTGCCAGTGCAGGACGCGGATCTGATTTTGTAGAGTCAAGAATTTTCCAATGAGCATGGTAGCCTCCGTGTCATTATTTAGACACTAACAGGCTCTCGCTTCCCATAGGACGGCTCACGAACCTCCCTGAAGCCACACAGCCCGCACCGCGCAGAGTCTGCGTAGCCGTCCTCGTAGCCCCGTCCGTAAGCCCATGCGTACAGTTTCAGCGTTCCCGCTGCAAGAAGGGACGCTGCCGATATTCCAATTGAAAGATAGAAGAGTGTGTCCATACACTCTATATTCCTTTCCTGTGCGCTTGAACCGTGCCTTAACAAAAGCCGCCTATCGGATTCGAACCGATGACCTGTTGATTACAAATCAACTGCACTACCACTGTGCTAAGACGGCGAATGGGAGCGGAAGGATTCGAACCTTCGTAGCCGAATGGCAGCAGATTTACAATCTGCCCTCGTTGACCGCTTGAGTACACTCCCGTTCCCTCGCTAGGATTCGAACCTAGACTAGAAGAATCAAAATCTCCTGTGCTACCTTTACACAACAAGGGAACGGACAAGGAAGGATTCGAACCTTCGGAAGACATATCTGCCTTCAGCGATTTAGCAAACCGCCGCATTCGACCACTCTGCCACCTGTCCCGAAATGATCCTGACGGGATTCGAACCCGTGTTCTCGCCGTGAAAGGGCGGTATCCTAGCCAACTAGACGACAGGACCGAAAGCGTAGCGGAGGACTTGCACCTCTATTGCTCTGTATCAGATCACCCCTTGCAAGTAGGTGACCCTAGCAGCCTGGACGCTGACTACGCAAAAAAGCGGCGGCTTTTGAATGGAGCCGCCGAACCATTTTCAGACGAGTGCTGTGTGCCACGGTACTCTGAAGTCACCGCTGCAAGAAGCCCGACTTACTCTTGCATTCCTTTCGCCGTCTGCATATAGCAGAGAGCAAAGGCTTTATCCTGCGTTTGGTGGGTGTCAGCCGACCGTGTACATCGGTGCAGGATGGGTTGGGCGCAATGTAAATAGTTAACAGGTATGGTTAGTCATCTGCTTCTCCATGTCGATAGTATAGCACAGTTGCTTCCGCAGTCAATACCATGATGAGGTCATCCTTTATTTGATTTAGCACGAACCACAGCATCACGCCGTATTTTTTCAACGGCAGTTCGGAGCAATGAATTCTTCAATGCTTGCTTTGGCTTCGGGTGTTTTGGCATTGTGCCTCCACACTATTTAGGTTTTCTCGGATCAATCTTCGTAGATTGTGATCCATTTCGGTTCTTCGTCGCGGCGCAGATATGCAGCCTTGGCGAAACACCACTCTTCGCGCTCTTGAATACGATAACCCTTTTTGTGCTTCTTGGCGTAGCGATCAGCGGCTGGCTTATCATCAAAATACTCAATGTTACCTGCGTCATCCTTGCCGCCCCACAGACCACTAGAGGTCTTCCACACATCACCTGGCTTATGTGTCTTTGTGGAGTGAGTATCGTCTTCAGCCTTCTGTTCTTCTGAACTCTTCTCTGGTGTGTCCTTAAAACCAAACACAAACTTGCGGTCTTCTTTTGCGCTTGATCCCTTGCGGAGTTGCGAGAAAAAGTCCTTTACCTTGTGCTTGGCGAGTTCAAGATTGTGCTGTCCTTCGCCCTTTTTGAAGTGCATCAGAACCTTACCAAGACCTGCCTCTTCATTGGTTCCAATATAGTAGAAGTCCTGATCGTCCTTCCACATCACGGAGTGCTGCTGAAATCCGCGACCAAGAGCAACTAGTTGGCTCTTCTTGATGTTTGGAATCAGTAGGCTCAACTCATGGCAGAAATTCTCGTCGCCCTTGTAGCCGCCACGCAGTTCAATGTAGCCATACCCCGTTGCACGAACCTTCTTCTTTAGTTCAGCATGGCGTTGAGCGTTTTCCTCGTTTGAGGCGGCGCAGCGCATTGCACTCAAGATTCCAAACTTCTTGCTGTCGTCTTCCACATACTGAAACACACGGGAAAGCGAAGACTCTACAAGTGGCACCTCGGTGGTGTTCTTGTGGGTCAGTGCTTCCGACAACTGCTGCGCGTTAAGATATTGGGTGAACTTTTTCATTCAGAATCTCCTTCATGCTACGACTATTTATAGGAGAAAGCCCCTCGCCGTGAAGCATTACTCCTTCGTCCGTGGTGTACCAAATCTCGTCAAAGCAGCCCACGCACCACGGCATACAACGGAAACACGGGCGGGACATTCGCATCTGCCCAAACCGATTAAAGCGGATATTGAACAGCGTCAGCCCCCGCTTCCGCTCCCCAAGTTTCAAAAATGCGTCAAGTTCGGAGTGCATTTCTCCAAACAGGTAGCCGTGCTTGACGGCTTCGGGATGCGTCTTCAGCACATTCGAACCAACCGATTCAATGCGACCCTTGTACAGGATAATTGAGATGTGCTTCTTGGGACGCGGGATCTCCAAGCACATGGGATACGCAAGGCGCAGAAGACGCTGAATCTGTTTTGCGTTCATAAAAAACGCCTTGAGGGATGTTTCACCCGCAAGGCGCAAAGGGGTTCAAATCACTTCTTACCGCACGGAACGCGGCAGTCAGCAACATCGTCCTGCACACGATCCAGCGTCATCCAAATGCCATTGACGCGATCATTAAGGTCGCGCGCGGCTTCGTCCTGAACATCACCGATGCGGCGATAAATGGCATCGTTCTCCTTGCAATGAGAATCATTCACGCCGTTGATGTATTCGTGAAGGTTCTCAATTGTAGCCTTCTGCTTGCCAAGCACATAGAAAATTGCAGTGGTGCAAAAGAATCCATAGAAACCAAGGAAAGCCACCAGGGCGTTGTTGTCCGTGGACTTTCCTGCAAAATTCAGCAGAGCAACGCCACCAAAACCAACAACCGCAATCGCGGCATACGCAGTGAAAACAGAGGTCTTATTGTGGAACATGAGTTCTCCTTTATGGGGGTGTAAACCCAAAGGGGTGGCTACGCCAAACGGTCGCAGCCACCCCAAGGGCAATCAGTGGATCAACGATTAGGCGTTGATCAGGTAGCGCGTACCGTCCTGCTTGAAGCCGTACACACGATCACCATCGTGGGTGTCTTCCATGCCGTAGACAGTCTCACCGTTCTTGACGGACTGAGTGATCTCCCAGTTGCCGAACGCTTCAACCTGCGAACGGATGTCGCTGACCATCGCGCGGAAGTTCTTCACACCGAACTTGTTCTGCGCCTGGCTGGCGGTGAGGGTCTTGCCCGAGGCGAGGTAGTTCAGGACGCGACGACGGTTCGAAATCTTGGTAGTAGCCATTACGAAATCTCCAATAGTGGGCTTTAGAAAGTTTACGCTTCGGATGCAGCCCAACATCCTTCGGCGTTTCGATGTCCTAATTGTAGCAGGTCTACGGTGAGTGTCAACCCCTACGAGCGGTTTTCCATTATTTGTTTTGGATCACCATCCAAAAATACGAGCGGCGATGCCGAATCCCAACACCACGATCAGCACAGCGGTACTGAACGCAATTCCAAAAAGTAGAGGATGAGCAAACGCAAACTCCTGAATTTCAGAAATGCAATCCTTCTTTTTGAATTTAGAAATAAAGTCATCGTAGACTTCATGCGCTGCATCAGTCCAACCATACTTGGAACTCTTCGTCCACTCAACATCTATGGGAATCAGTGGTGTAGAACCACTCTTGGGAAGTTCGGGTGCAGGAGGAGTCCACGAAACAACTTTGGAAACCACCTGCGAGACAACCTGTGGATCGGTGTCGCCAAGGAACTCCGCAGCACTGCCTTCGCGCCAAACAGTGTTGATTGCTGGCTCTGTAGTAATCACAGCCTCGGGCTTCTGTGCGCGGGGATTGCGTGTCTTGGGAGCATCAGTCTTTTTGATGCGTTTGCTGACGGGCTTCTTGATCTTCTTCTTTGCCATTTGTGTTTCCTTTGTATCGTGCCTTGGGCGGGGTTCGAACCCGCGACTTAGAGATTAAAAGTCTCTTACTCTACCAACTGAGTTACCAAGGCGATGTGTCAGTCAATACTGTCCCAAAGCGTGGGAGCCTTGCTCAACTCCATGATCTTCTGCTTGTGCATCATTTCACCAAGCACTAGATGGAGGCGGTCAATCAGGTCTTCCACCTCGTCAATACTGTATGTATCCACAACTTCAACCGTATCAACTCCCTTGATGTGGAGGCTCGGCTCATCGGGGCGATGTGGATTGATTGTAATGAAAAGATCCATGTTTGGGTGCAGTTCTTGCTTGCTCATCTGTGTTTCTCCTAATGCGGGTTGGGAGAATCGAACTCCCGTGACGGGTTTGGAAAACCCGCGTAATAGCCTCTATACGAAACCCGCTTATCGTGATCGTTCACTGATGCGCCGTGCGCGGCGCAGGTTCTCTGAATCAGCACTGTCAACCATAACCAGTTCAGGGGCAGTCTTGTGCGACCAATCCATGAATCCCACGAATGTGGTGGAGCGCGAACACTTCACACAGGTAGTAGTGTGGGGCAGAGCCTCTAGACGCGCAGGGGGAATCACGGTGTTGCAGGTGTCACAGGTGCGTGGCATTACCGTGCCTCCATAACGAAAAGACTGCTTTTCACTGCACGGCACTGCTGACGGAATTCGCCGTCTAGCCGCGCCTTGCGCTCCTTGTGGGTACGCTTGTTGAAACCGAACGGCTTGCACTGCTGCTGCCGTCCTCGGGCTACTGCTGCGCCCTGCCGCTCGGCTTCAATGTCTATGGGGTCTAGAACTCGCTTTGCCATGCACACAGTATAGCGTGTGCGGCGGGAGTGTCAATGGGAAGAAGCGATTCCTGATTATTTGTTTTAGGCGAGAACGCCGCCCGTGAGTCCTGCGGCAAAAGAAACTCCCCAAACACGAACAGGGAATATTTCAGTGGTGCTTGCGCCGACTACTACACGAGTTTCTGCTGTTAATCCATTTGGGCGATAAGTAATAAAACCTGCGGTAAGACCAGCACCCGTATTATTTGTAAGAAGAACAGCCTTGGACTTACCAACGGCAGCCGCAGCAGCACCAGCAGCATTTGGAAATTGGGTAAATTCGTTGAAAAGGTAACTCATGCGATTCCTCCGTATCCAGTATGTATAAAAGAAAAGGAGCCTTGCGGCTCCTTTAGCCCATTCAGATGCGGGAGGGCTAGTCCCCACGGCTTCAAGCCGCCATTGCCAGTTTGTTGGCAATCATGGTTGTAGCAGTTTTTTTAACGAGGATCCACCACACGCCTCGGGCATCTCCTGCTTCAGTACTCCGCACCAGTCGATTCCTTATCGACCCCGTAAGTCCCGAAGCCTAGGACTTCGGGAGATGCCCCCGCTGCACACGGAGGACTTGACTGCGGGAAGAGGCGGGTGATGCAGTCACTCCGCATTCGCGCATCTGAGTAATGGAGTCGGGGGGATTCGAACCCCCGTGCTGTATGCGTTTTCGTCCACGATCAACAATACCATTTGTATTTAGTTCGTCACAACTTCTACACGCACCCAATCAGGACTGATGAGTTCAGAAGAAGGAACCGCAGCCATCTTGATTCTCTTGATGATGCGTAATTCGTCTTCACCAACAACGCCATACGAGAACAGGCTGTTGCCAACCTTTACTGTAGGACCACCATCAAAGTCCACATAGTTGATGGTGTCGTCACGCATCTCTTCGGGGTGCATGGTGTTCCACCCGTTGCGGATGGTTTCACTGCTGCCCTCGAACCAGTAGGTGGTGTTGTTCACTTTGGTGATCCACCGAATCTGTCCTGTGGTTCCACGAACATACCACTGACCCTGATGCTTCTTTGGCTCTTTTGTTTTCATATAGACTCCATCATTTCACTCTCATTGTAGATGGTTTTCCAAACAGGGAGTGGCACAAACACATTTTCTCCACGCTCATCATCCCACACCCACCACCCACCACACACTTCCGCGCAGTACAGTAGAATCTGTCCTTCTTCGGTGTTCTGCCGAAGAGCAAGTGTCCACAGGTAGTGTTCAAGCCCAATGATCCAACCAGCAGAATACTGTTCTTCGCTGATGTCACGCATCACGCGGAGGAGGATTCGCTTGTGTATTTCTCTTGCGGGAAGTTTTCCCTTTGCGGGTGTTCCCTTTGGTGGCTCGTCCTTTGGAGCCAAAGGCGGCTTCCCAATTAGTCTCCCAAGCCACGCGATCAACCTTGCGATAAGAGTCACCTTTTCCTGCGCCATGAATACCTTCCATTTCTGTAGTCCTTTCACATATAGTCACAGACGGAGTTCCCCGTCTACAGTATGTATCGCATCAGATTATATCAGCGGCGGCGGCGAGTTGTACCAATAAGTCCACCGATTGCCAAAAGAGAAATTGCGCCAGGTGCAGGAACCTCGTTTGCACCGAATCCGCACCAGTCAATCAGATTTCCAATAGTGGGACCACCTGCTGCGGAAACGGCTTCAAACGCAAACCGTGTGGTGTTGCCGATTGAAATAACCGATCCGTAGTTGACTTCCCACTGCCCTGTGCCTGCCGAGAACTCCTGCGTGAACAGCGTGAAGTCATCGCCGCCGTCCCACTGCTGATCTGCACCAAGATCCGTGATGGTGAGGCGCATGGTGTCTACACCCCAACGCCCACGGTGTGCAAAGTGCCAGTTGATGCTGTTGTTGTCACCAAGCCCACCAACATCTTGATATAGAGTGGAAGCGTATGTAGCGTTCAGTTCGGCAAAGTTGTTGCCGTGGTACGCTTCAACGCCTTCAGTCCAACTAGACCAAATCTCAAGTGTGTTGTCCAAAGCCGTGGTTGCCCAACCGTAGTGGGGATCACCACCGTCAAAATACGAATAACTGTCAGCAGGATACGATTCAAAACTGCCGTCTACGAGATCCGCAACTGCGGATGTGGTTACAACCGAAGCAGCAAGTGCTGCGAAAACCGTCTTCATCTCTTTTCCTCTTTCCTTATGCGCGTCTGCGCGTATTTACTATTCCGCCCACTGCAAACACTGCAATGGTCGATGGCGAAGGGGTGGAGATCGGCTGCACCGATCCCCCGCCACCCATACCGTAGTAGTCACCAAAGCCGTAGTTGTCACCCAACGCAATCGTTGTGGAATAAACATCAAACGGTAAAGTGCTTGGAGTCAGGAATGCCGCGTAGTTGTCTGCTGGCAGTTCTGCTGATGCAATCTCGGGCATCAGACTTTCGGGAGTTTGCGTTAAAGCCTTCACAGGGATTTTTGGTTTCTGTACAACCACCGAAACCTCGGCGGCTTCGCCCTTGCCGTCCCCTGACGGCTTTTCCTTGAATGCTTTTGTGATATCGCCGCTGCCCTTGTCCGCAGCAGCCTGCTGCGTCATTGGTTCCTTGGAGCGATACGGCTTCCAACCGCCCATGCTGATCTTCTCGCCGCCTTTGCCGTCCTTGGGCTTGTCCTTGTCCGTGTTTGCAGGTGCCGCAGGAGCCGATGGTGCGGCACCGCCTCCCCCACCGCCCATGATTTTTTGTTGTATGCCCTGCAAGAAACCTAGTTTCTCGCCAATCTTGGCAACCGCGTCCTGACCCACAACCGTTGCTCCAACAGCCGTAGCCAGTTGGAATGCAATGAGTTGTTTCTGCAACTTTTTGAGTTTGCCGTCAGACTGTTCAGCCCGTTCCAACGCCTCACGCTCTCGCGCTGTGCGTTCTGCTTCCCGTGCTTCTTGGCATTGCTTAAGTCCCTCGCGGAGTGTGTCCCGCTCGGCATTCTTTAGTTTTTCACAATCACACGGCGAATCCTCGCTGTGTTTGTGTGCCATCGTTCCCTGTCCTCCGTAAAAATTGGGATCAGGACGAAAAGCAAAAACTCCCGTGAAACTATTTATGTCTCACGGGAGCGCGAAGCAGCGGTTAGCCGCAATATTTACTTCTTTTGTCGGGTCTTGGGCTTGCGCCATGCACGATTGCACAGGCGATCCACCGCTGTGAACGACAGTGCAATCACAATGCCGCCCATGAAGAGTGCCAACAGGTTTCCGAATGCGTTATCAATGTTCATGCTTTTCTTCCTTCTTTATCAACCGCTTCCAATCGTTCAGAGATCGGTACGCGGATCTGAATAGAGCGAGGGTGAGAGGGGTGTATCCAATGCGACCGCTCTTGTCGCGCCGATACTTTTCAAGTCGCGGCAGGTCGCCGCATAAGTCATCAAAGGCTTTCGCCAGTTCCCGAAGGGCTTGTAACTCTTCCGCTTCCCGATCTCGCATGGCTTCACCTCCATATCGTACTCCGTGGTGTGTGCCGCGAGAGGGGATCAACCCTGCGGCTTGGCAGAGAATCCAAACGGCTGCGCGGGGACAGCGACCGCAGGGCGATCAAGCCCCGCCACCGCGTTCTGCACAATCTTGTTGATCTGCTCGTTGAAGGTCATGTTGTTCGCATGAGCCATCTTTGCGATCTTCAGGAACTGTGCGTCCCCAATGTTCATGTCAAGAGTGATCTGTGTGGTTTTCTTTGGCGTAGTCATGGTTTAGTCTCCGATCTTCTTGCCCTTCAGTGCCAGCATTGCAATTTCACGCGCACAAGACGAAACAAGCAGTTCAGTGGGATCAACACCCCAATCCAACACCGCTCGCTTCACCAACTTATTTAGGTCGGAATCGCGGTCAATTGTCTCACGGACTTCAGGAATGTTGTCCGCACCCATTTCAAGAATTCCGAAAGCCCACAAGCCATCGCCCTCGTAATCAATGAAAGCCACCTGATCGTTTTGCGTGTTGTAGCCGCTGCTGTTGCTGTCGTAGGAGTTGTAGTTGTCGTAGTGCATGGTAGTTTCGTAAATAGGCGGTTCAGGTGTCGATCCTGAATGAACCTGGTATAAGCAGGTCTGCGAAGCCGTCCGCCCACCGCCCAGTGGATTAGTTAACGCTTGACCACAGAGATGAACAGCGTGAGTGTGAGCAGCACGGACGCAATAGCCGTAGCAGTCAGCATCACGGTGACAAGAATGCTCTCAATGTCATCGCGGGTGTAGCACGGAACTGGCGCAGTCTTCTTTGCGGTCTTGCTCTTCTTGGTGGTCTTTTCAATCTGAATCTTCATAGGGTTTCCTCTGTAATGGTGATTCGGTTCTTTTGATTGGTGACATGACCACTCGGAGTCTTCACGAAATAGTTGCTCCGCTGCCGATCATCGTCATGTCCCAAACGGTAGTTAATAGAGGAGACTCCACGGCTCTGGAGTTCCTGAAAGAGTTGAGGGGACTGAAGTGTTCCCACCACCATCTCGGAAATGGTGAGGGCATCTGCTTCACTCAAAGGCAGAGGGATGTCGATGTGTAGCCGATACGCGCTCATGCCTGACTCCTTTACGGTAGTAAGTATAGCATGACGGGGAGGGAATGCAATCCCTCGTATCGGTGTTCCTGTATTTGATTTGGGGTGTCCCTGTGGTATACAGTTGTGTACTGGTGTATTCTTAATACATCTCATCTTCACACTGGACACAGATACTTATACGAGTGGAAAATTCACCCGAATATAAAAGTCAATACTTCAGGAAAACGGATTACTTTGAAAGTTTGTGCTTGTCAACGGCTGTCACGCTCTTGCGTAGCGCGTCCATGACTTGAGCCAATTCGCGCCACCCTATTTGGTCAAGAAGGTATTCCTCATACGAATGAACGGCAAGTGCTGCTGCGTTCAGGAGGTCTTCGTTGAGTTCCTTCTCGGACTTTTTCATAGGCTTACCCTCGCTTGAAAAATAGCAGGAGTCGCGCAAACCAGTTTAGTTTGGTGTTCTCTGCCTGTGCCTTCTTTCGCTTCAACTCTGCTGCCTCTTCCATGATTTCGTATGTGAGAATGTTTTGAATCTGCTGGGGCATTACCATTGGCGTGGCGTCCGTGAACCGTGTCTTTGCGAACTGTAGCAGTTCGTAAATCTTTTGAGACTCTGCGAGTTTCCGCCACTCCTCCCCGCCGTCCACGGATTCGTATATTCCGTAGATGCCGTCTTCGCCGTCAATGCGAACCAAGTCAATACCGATGATTTTTTCACTGTCAAGCATGACGAACCTCCAAAAGTATCTATGAAAAAAGCCGCCCCGTTGGGGGCGGCTGTGGGCGATTCAACTATTTTGGAGTTCGCGTTTGGCATCACGCCGCGCCTTGCGTGGGCAGCGCGACTTCTTGCCCCATGTCTTCGGGCGCAAGCGTTGCCCCTCGCGGAGCGCATCGTGTACGAACTTTCCTGCTCTGATGTTCATGGTGTCTCCTGTTCTCCGCTCCACGGCTTCCAACCGCCTTGGTCAATCAAATCGTTCCACACATCGCGCCCAAGAATGGTTCCCATGCTCGTTGGATTGCTTGCTTCCAACTTGATGGTGAAATGGGTAGTCCACACCAACCACTCCTTTGCCAACCCAAACGGGTGAAAGCAAATCACCACATCGGGATTGTGTGGAACTTCAGGCGTTTCTTCCCACGCAAAGGTGATGACTCCGATCCGCTCGTTTCGCAGGATTGCCCTGTAGCCCTTGGGGTGGGTGAAGTGTTCGCGGATGGTTCGGTGGCGGTGCAGTTCGGGCATTATTTGCCGTCCTCCTTTCGTGGCACAGGGACAATCGTCACCAGATCGTCGGGAGGTGCAGGAAGGTCGCGCACACCGCGTAGCACATCTTGACCGAGCAACAGCAAGCGACATTCCCGCCTCGCCTCGTCACGCTCACGCAACGCATCAACGAGTTGATTGTTGAGGTTCCTGATCGTTTCGTTCAGGTACTCGCGCTCTTCTTCGCTCACTTGCCGTCCTCCTTGAAGCAGTCCCATCCTTTTGAGATCGCCACATCCAATGACGGGAAGGGTTTGAAGTCCCTCTCTCCGTCATTCCACACAGTTTCGTGATGATGTTCAACCTCCTTGCAATACATCCGCCTCGCCTCGTCGCGCTCACGCAACGCATCAACGAGTTGATTGTTGAGGTTCCTGATCGTTTCGTTCAGGTACTCGCGCTCTTCTTCGCTCACTTGCCGTCCTCCTTCTTCGTGCGTCTTGGAAACAGAACGCTTAACCCGATCCCTGCGAGGCAACACAGCATCGTCAGGACGATGCCGACAATCACTCCGATTCCGAAATCTTCGCTCACTTGTCAGTCTCCTCGCAGGTGTCACAGGTGTCGTAGTCGGTGTCGTAAACGATTTCGCCGCAGCAGCGGCACGGGTTCGCGTTGTCATCAGGCACAGGCGCGTCCTTGCCTGACACGATGCCGTAGCAACGGCGGCACAGGGTCGCGCTCTCGCCCACATTGGCGGAAGCCACATCACACGGCAGGGACTCCACCACCATCCGCGCCTTGGCGTGGACGCGGCAACCGCAACTGTCACAGTGTTCGTAATTGCACATTTGAGTCATTCTCCTTTTAAGCAAGCACCCAACCGTCAGCGAGGAGCGCGTTCCAAGTACTACGCGCTTCGTCCTTCGTGTAGATGTCATCCACATAGGACTGATCTTCGGAATCAAGAGCGATACGACCGTCTGCCGTGGTCTGCATCGTGATGATCAGCCCGTTCTTCACGAAAGTCCACACGGTGGGCTTGAACGGAGCCGCAGCAGGAGCAGCGGGAGCCGCCGCACCGCCAAAGTCTTCGGTGAAGAAATACACGCCCGTAGCGGTGTGCGTGGGGTCGCTCTTCAGCACACCGTGGAACGAGAACACCCACTGCTTCTTTAGCATTTCATCAAAGCGGTGCTGCGTGAGGTTGGTGGCATTGTAGTACCACCGCTTGTCATCGCTGCTCCACAGCGCACCCGCGCTCTTCGCAAAGTCCTTGTCCGCGAACGGCACGGCAAGGTACACGCGGAACGGGTACGCGAGGTTGATGTCCGCGACCGTCATGGCGTTCGGATTGAACACGGGAGCCTTGCGCTCACCGCGAATCATTTCGTACTGATTGAGCCAATTCACGGTGTCCGCAGTCAGGCGGTTCTGCGGCATCCACCACTTGATCGTGCCCTTGGACGCGGGGCAGAAACGCGCACCGCGACCCTTGGCTTCGGAGCGGATAGCAGTGCTGCCCTTCTTGCGGAACGGAATGTCAATCCACAGACCGTAGGGAACTGCGGACGGATTCAGCGTGTACGGCTTGTAGGTCATGGGCGAACGGGTGGAGCGGTTCATGGTGGTGGTCATTTGAGTAGTTTCCTCTATGTTAGGCAGCGCGGTTCTTTGCTGTCTTCTTCACGGGCTTCTTCGTGGTCTTCGGTGCAATGCCAAGGAACTTCTGCACCCACTTCACCCACTTCGTAGTATCCTCTTCGGGAAGACCGTTGTAGCAGTAGCGAGTCTTTCCCTTGGGGCTGACGAGAACCCAAGTATTTTCAGCGGCGTAGCAGTTGTCTACCGCATCGGTGAATTCAATCATGTACGCGCCCACGGGCAGTTCCACGGTGTCGCCGTGGTCTGCTGCATCGCGCAGCATGGTGCGGAGTTCCTTGTCCTTGCGGACATCGTACAGGTACGGATTCACGCGCTGCTTCGGCTTCGCAGCAAGAGCGCGGGTGCGAACGGTTTCGGGGAGGTTGTTGAAGAGATTCTTCATGCCCCCATTATAAGGGAACGGCAGGAGCGGCACAAGAGGGTAGGCAAATATGGTCCGATAACTAAACACAAAAACCCCTGTAAAAACAGGGGTTCTGTGCAGGGTGCGAAATATGCAATATTTTAGGCTGATTCGTGCAGCATGGAGCCGCGCTGCACCGACAGCACGGACTCTTCACCGAATGATCGCCACTCGCCCTTTTCCAAATCAAAGGCTACGATCAGATGCGCTGCCTTCGTCTTGCCGCTGCCCTTCGGGTGCTTGTCCTCGGGGATCGCTTCCAAGTTACGAGTGCAGTGCATGACGCGCTCGGTGCCGTCCTTCTTCTTGAAGGTCACGGTAATGCTTTCGCCGTTCTTGAGGTATTGTTCGGTGATTTCTGCGAGATAGTTCTTGCGAGTGGTGGTCGTGGTGTCAGTCATGGGAGTCTCCTGCTTGGGGTTGAACACTTCGGGGTAACGCTCTTGGATGCTGTAGTCCATCGGGAAATGCTTGCACACGCGCCGCGCCCGTTGACGGATCTCCTTCGGTACTCGCGGAGTGGCGGACGGGTCAAGCAGGTCAAACAAAAATCTGCGGACGGCTTGTAGGCTTTGGACTTCTTCGTTTGGGAGGGTCATGCGCTCTTCCTTTTCGCTTTGGGCTAATCGCTCTAGTGTGCGCTTGTGCAGTGCATTCACGCGCCGCATGGCAGCAAACAGTTCGTCATCAGAAATCATGGTCTTCCACCTTGTACGGCTCCATTACATCGGGATCGGCACAACGGGGACAGCGCGTGTACAGCCAATACCCACCGATGCGACCGTGCAGCGAACCAGGCGCACCACACGCTTCACAGGTATTTGCGGTTTCGCGCTCGGCTTCCACGATCCACTGAAAAATCTGATCGTCTGCGCCGCACACATAGAACCGCAGCGTTCCGAACTTCTCCTTGATCTGATCAATCTGAAATCCGTAATCGGGATCGCGGAATCCTGCGGCGTACTTTTCTGCAAGATGCGCTTCAATCTTTTGCAGCAGCCGCTCAATAATGCCGTTCCATCCGCTGCTGTGTTGAATGCCAAACCCCATGCAAGAGCCTGTGCGCTCAAAGCACAGTGGGAAACGGGTCTTCCAATTTTCGTATGTGGTGTCTTGATTGCTCATGGCTCATGCCTCCATTGCGTAGTTGTAGTTGGTGTATTCCGCGATGACAGGGGAAATTTTGTTTTCCGCCTTCATCTGCTTGACGATTCTGTCCAACACCGTGGTAAAGGTTTCCGTGTTGGTTTCCTGCGTTTCGTGCTTGACGGCAAAACGAAACGCGATTCCGTGTACCGTGATTCGGTAGGTGAGCGAAATCCAATTCTTTGGATCAACAGCAGTGTAGTCCCAATCAAGGCGTTCCTTCCAATGCCGCCGCGCCTCTTCCACCGTGAGGAGATCACACACAGAGTTCTCACTGATGCGCTGAAGCGAATCGGGGCGTGACCCGTCAAAGCCCACCACGATCACTTTGCCGTTCCACGGAAAGTAGCCAAACAGCCACGACCCACCGTGGCGGGACAGGTAGTGCTGCTTCGGGAACGGGTCTTCCGTTCGTGCATTACGGGTACTGCGGTCTATCGGAGTCATGCACAAAGTATAGCACACCTAATATGTGAATCAAGCACCCGCAATATTTGTTTGTTATACTTCGGGAAAAGAAAGAGAGGGCATTTCTGCCCTCCCGTTCGTAATTAAGTGATTAAGTGTGATTTAATCACTTCACAAGACTGGTGACGGCATTCTCAAGAGCGTGCCACACAAACATCGCACCCTTGATCGCAAACGGAAGAATTGCGAAAAAGGCAACGAGGTGCAGGGGGTTCTTCCAGCAGAAGCAACCAGTAACGGGGCAAGTCTTGACCGTAGTGTTGTTAGTAGCCATATCAACATCTCCTTTTCATAAGCCCCCTCGGAATTGAGGGGGGTGCTATATCTAGCCTTTCATATATTGGATCGGGAGTATGAAGTATTCGGATCGTATTCTTCACGGGTTATATTTAAAAGCGAAAGGGGAGCCTTGCGGCTCCCCTCTCTGACGGTCAACAGGTAGCGAAGTTCCCGCAACGCATGAGTAGCGTAATCCAGTTCGCACTGTCTACAGACTACTGCCCCGATGACTTAACTATTTAGTACGCGAGGAGTTACTAACAGTTCCATTTTCGCAAAGATTTGTTGATACGCGAATCAGGGTCACGCGCAGTCTCTGCGGAGGTGAGTTTAGCCTTCATGCCCTTCATTCGTGAGCAGAACGACTTGCGGCGTTTAGCCTTTTTTGAACCTGGCTTTAGTTTGCTTGGCTTTGTGGTTACCGCGGTTTGCAGTTTGGAGCCTGGATTCTCGCGGCGATAGGACGCAACACCCTTCTTATTCAAGCCGCCCTCGGGGTTCTTGCCTTCCTTGCGCTGCCACGCACCCACGGCTTCATTCACGGTGTCGCCCACCATATAGTTGCGGACGCTTGACACATAGTCCGCTGCCTTGGTGATCTTGGACTGCACCCACGCCTCAATCTCGTCATCCTCGCCAAGCATCTTTAGGAGTTCCTGTGCGTTGGCAATCATGGACTTGAGTTCGCCCCGTGCCATTTCGCCTTCGTAATCGCCTTCCACCCCGCTGCTTGGAGCCTCTTCAAGGCGAGATACGGATTCGGTGAGTGATCGGTACGCTTGTGAGTTGAATCGCATGGTGTGTTCCCCTAAAGAATAAGAGCGGCATTCCTGCCGCTCCTATTTAGGTTTCACCCGCTCCCCTGTATTTATCGCGCAGCGGACAAACGCTCCCACAGCCGCCGCGCATCGCTCTTGGCTAACCGCACGGTGTTGTTCGCGTTGAATGTAATACTAATCCCCACCGTCAGGGTGTTGCTTGCCGCGTCATTACGGCTGAATTCCTTGACTTCAGGGTATATGTTCTTGAACAGCGTGGCGCGTTCGTATTCCGCCCGACACGCGGCGAAGGACAATTGTTTCAGCAGTGCGTTGCTGAAAACCATCTTATGCACCCATATAAACGGAAAGCCTGTAGTGCTGGGGCGTTGTGGTCGTGCCTCCACAAGCACATCAGGACACGCTGCGGAGTACACAAGAAAACCCCACTCGCAGCCCTGTGCGTCCGTGATGCGGTGGATGGCGTATTGCTCCTGTGGTGGTGCGTTCATTCGTCCTTGTCCTTGCCCCAACCGCGTGGCGCAGGAGGGTCGTATTCAGGGCGCGAAAAATCAGGAACGCGAATTCCTGTCACTGCAAGCAGTTCTTCCACCTCGCGCTGTAGATCGCGGCAATTGCGTTCGGCGCGTTGCAGATGGTACTCAAGCATTTCATTCCGAATACTCAACTCTTCGCATTGTGTACGCAAATCACCGATCTGCTTTGTAAGGCTGTCAAAATCGTCCTTGCTCATTTCACTCTCCATCCGTTGTACGAAAAAATGAGTTCTGTGTGTTTGCTTCGTGGCGTTCGCGTCCCCGTTCGATTTCACGAATAAGCGATTCAATGCAATTGGCTGCCAGTTCATCCCCACGCTTGCGGCAGGTGTGTGCCACCTTCGTGGCATTGGCAATCTTCTTCAGAATTCGAATCTCTTCCGTCAGGGTCTTGTGTTCGTGGTGCAGGTGTTCCATTACTCGCTGCCTTTCGTAAAGTCCACGCCCTTTAGTTCATTTGTCTCAAGAGCGTAGCGCATTGCGCGTTCGTGCAGTTCAGGATTTGTTTCTTTAATGTAGTTTGTGTACACCAAACCAAAATACATCATGGAGTACAATTCTTTGTTTTCGAGATCGGTTTCGGCAGCGATCTGTGCCTTCAGCGTTTCCTCAAGTTCCTTGTCCATTGCGAATCTCCTTTTTGCGAATGCCAAACCAATAAATGAGTGCGCCGATGCCCAAGCCAAAAATCACACCAATCAGGAAGTTGCTGTTTCGTGCCACGGCTTCAGCCCTTTCACGCGCGTGTCTTCACCAGAGCAAACGACCGCTTGCACAGCGGATCAAGCATTTCGGTGGGCAAGCCCAGTGCGTGTGCAGCGTTCTCGCGGGACAGCCACTGCGCCTCCACCACCACTTCTTTCGCGCCGATGCACGGGAACGCGCCAATCTGCCGCACCAAGTACGCAGGGGCTTCGGTGTTGTCAGGGTTCACGAACGAATCAGTGGACACGAAAGGTCCGCCTTCGAAATCAATCATGCCCTCGCCGCCCCGCACATAGCGGCTCTCGCCCTCAATGATGTACGCGCGAGTGCCGTCACTCTGCACCCCAAGCGGGGACAGCGAACGCGCCTCGCCGTAGCGAGAGGTGAATGCGTAAGCGTTTGGTGTGGTATTACTGTTCACGGGAAGACTCCTCATCGCTAAACAGGACACGCCCACTTGCGTGTAGCAGTGCATCAACTGCAAGAATCAGGATGCACAGTGCGGACAGCAGTGCCAACACGGGAACGCAGTAGTGAAACAGGAACAGTAGAATGGTGTCAGTCATGCCCACAGTATAGCACAGCCGTGCGCCCACACAAGCCCTGCACCCGCCCCTTCAGTATTTTATTTGCTGCGGTCGCGGATCGCGCACCACACGCCCCACACAATCAGCCCCGCGCCGCCCATTGCCAGCGCACTCAAAAATGCCATGACACTCAAATAATCCCATGCCGATGCTGTAATCATGTTATTTGCCTCCTGCCAGCGCAATGAGTTTTTTAAGTATGGCGGCATCGTCCCCGCCGAATTCGTCGTGGCGACAGAACGCCGCGCCCTTCAGGGGCAGACTGTCCACGGAAATGATTTCACGCTGATACGAGAACACCCCCGCCAGTCGCGGCGTGTTTTCGTATGCGGTGTCGGGATTCATAAAAAAGCCCCCACGGTTCTGGTTCAGGTCGCACACGAAAATCATGTGGTACGCACCAGGGTTGCGGCGGTAGAACGCACCACCGAAATCCCGCAACAAGCGTGGCATGATGCCTGTGTCCACTGTCCATGAATTGATCCGCCCCTTGTGGGGGCTGTACCGCCCACCGCCCACCCAGCCCCACTCGGTGCCGTCCTGTGGAAATGACGGAATCAACTTTTTTGCAACCGCCGCAGGAATGTCGTTAATGATGCGGTACGCCCGCGTGTACTTTTTGGGAACTGTCAGGTAGTCCGTGTACCACCCACTGTCCCGTGCAGTCAGCACTTCGTCTACCAGCGCGTTCAGGCGGTCATCCTTGCCCCCAAAGTAGTGCTTCTGAAACGCATCCCATGCCGCTGCCTCTTCGGGTGTGTTCCGTTCAGGGGGCTTCGGCGCGTCTGTGCGGTGGGGGGCAAAGATGATCTGCCCGTAGTCAGGTACTTTAGCCATACAGGTATGTAGAGTGCGCGGGGGAGGCTCCACAGGGGAGGTGGGGCGGCTCCAATATTTGAAAAGTGTGGTGGAGGCGTATGGGAACCCAATATTTGAAAACTGTGTGGGGAGGGAGTCCCACGGTGATTTTTTGAAATCCGTTTTGTGGATTTTGGTCGGAGGTGCTAACGCGCCCACTAAACCCCCACACCGATTGCCCAGCACTGTTGTCCGAGTGTAAATGAAAAAGCCCCTGTCCGTGCGTAGGCGGACAGGGGCGTTGTAGCGATGCACGGGACGAATCCCACACGGCTACGATTTATTTAGTACTGACAGGCGCACCAATGCTGCCACGCGCAATCTCTACCCATCCCTCTGACAGCAGTTCACTCCACACACGCCGCGCGTTGTCAGTGAACAGTGAAATATGCCAGTCGCGCTCTAGTGCGTAGTTCCCACCGTCCACATACACAGGCTTGTCGTCTGTGCTGGTGGCAGTGAGCCACACGAATGCGAACGCACCAGTGGGATCGTAGTTGAAAGTCACAGTGGTGCGCCCTTGGCTGTACGGCTGCATGAGGGTGACGGAGCGATGGCAGCGGTGTTGGTGTACGGTGTTGCGGAATTCGTGAGTTCGCATGGTGTTCTCTAATAGCACTGGTGGGAGTCGAACCCACACTAGTTCGATTTTGAGTCGAATGCCTCTGCCATTGGGCTACAGTGCCGATTTTTTAGTGATTAGCGGCGGTCATCGTCACCATCGTCCTCGTCTTCCCACTCGTCATCGTCGGTGGGGCGACGAATTTCACGCGGATCAGCGTCCGAGCGAATGGAATTTGCGAATTCATCCCAGTCAATGGTGTCGTCACGGAGGTCGGCTTCAAGCAGGGCGAGGCGGGGCATGATTTTTTCCTTTTAGCGAGTGGTGCGGAGCGCGTAAGCGTTCGAACCGTTGGGAGTAATGCGAAAAAGCGTGGTGGAGCCGTTGCGGAAGGTCACAATCAGGTCGGTGCCGTACACAACCGCGTTCACAGCGTCCTTGCACACGGTGCAGAGGGGCGAATTCCAGCCCTTGCGCCACAGTTGAACACGACCAGAGGTGATTGTTGCGTAGTTCATGGTGATGGGAGCGTCCCTGAGTGGATTCGAACCACTGACTTATTGCTTAGAAGGCAATTACTCTATCCAACTGAGTTACAGGGACGAGTTTTTACGAGTTCCAGGTGTCCGTGCCGTTCGTGGGATCAACAAATTCGTGCCCACCAAGCGAATAATCGGGTTCAGTGGTGCGCGTGGCGTTCGGCAGGTAGCCCGTGTTGTACAGCAGAGCAGTGAGTCGCGCCTCAAGTTCACGATTCTTGTGCTTCAGTGCGGTATTTTCTTCGGTCAGACCCTTGATGCGAGACTGCATGATGCGCGTAGTGATGTTGGTGTGTGCCATTTGAGCGATTTCCTTGTGTGTTAGGCGTTGGTGGTGACGAACTGGGGCTGCGCGGGCGTCGGCGCAGGGGCAGAACCCGCTGCGCGACCCTTCTGATTGGGCGAACCAGGCTTGCGACCGCGCTTGTTGTTGTTCACAGTGAGCGTGTTCACATCCGCAGCGAGTTCAGGGATGAGGTAATTGCCACGACCAGCGCGGCGAGCCTTCGTAGCGGCGATCCACGCGGGAACCGCGATGTACGGCGAGGTCTGGAGCAGGGTCACCAAGTCCTTGCGGGACACCGTGCAGGTGTCGTACACGGTCAGTGCAGCGCGATTTGCCTGAAGAAACTTGATGAATTCAATCTGACCAGGCGTGTAAGAGGCGAGGAGGGGGAGCGTGTTGTTCGTAGTAGTCATTGAAGGCATTTCCTTTTGTGTTAGCGAGTCGAAACCCAGTTGAGAATCTGAAACAGTTCGGTGAGCGGGACGAATCCCTTGACTTCGGTGCGGTCCTTGAACGGGACGGGTTCGTTTTGCGGATCGTAGATTGCGATCTCTACAGTGGCAGCGTACTCCATGTCTCCGAGCGGTGCGGTGATACGCTCACCGCGTTCGTTTGTACTGTACGCGAGTGCGCCATAGATCACACTTGCGGAGTATCCGTTCGGAAACTTCAGTTTGAGTTGGTTGTGTTCGTGAAGTGTTTTCCCCTGTTGGGGGGTGTGGACGATCTTGATTCCGCCGATGGTTCCCATGTGCGCCTCCAATTAGAACGGGCAAGCGTTGGGGTTGTCCGTCTTCGCCGCAGCAGGAGCGGCAGCGTCAGTGGTCTTCGGCTGCGCGTCCGCGTCCACCTTCGTGTACATCTGCGTGAACGCATCCTTCGTGGTCGGGTCGAACCGCGACACGCACCGCTCAATCGCGGTCATCTTGTCACCGAACACGGAGTACGCGAACACGATGTCGCGCAGACGGCGCGTGGTGATGATCTCGCTCACCACCTGCTGCTTGAACGACTTGCGGATGATGTCCGCCCAAGTGACGAGGTTGTCAAGGAACGCATCGTCCGTGACGCTGAGCGAGTCCGCGACCTTCTTGAGAATGCGCTTCTCGATCTTCGGGTCGGCGTAGTCCTGCTCGTAGGTGAACGCGAAACGGTCAAGGAACGCTTCGTTCAGGATGTTCGTGCCAGCGAAACGACCGTCATCGCTGCCCTTGCCCTTGGTGTTCGCAGTGGCGACCACGGTGAAGCCAGGCGCAGGGCGCACATACTTGCCGATCTTCGGGATGAACTTGCCCTTGCCTTCAAGCACGGACTGAAGGCACATGATGAGGTGACCACCGAGGTCGATCTCGTCAAGCAGCAGCACCGCACCGCGCTCCATCGCAACGAGAACGGGACCAGGCACGAAACGAGTCTCGCCACCGATCAGACGGAAACCGCCAAGCAGTTCGTCCTCATCGGTCGCAGCGGTGAAGTTCACGCGCACACACTCGCGCTTCAGCGAGGCGCACACCTGCTCCACCATCGTGGTCTTGCCGTTGCCGCTCAGACCCGTGATGAACACGGGGCAGAACCGCTTGGACTTGATGATGGACTTGATCTCGTTGTGGTAGCCCCACGGAATGTAGTTGTCGTCCGTGGACGGCGTGAACGATTCGCTCTCGCCCTGCGTGATGGTACGCGCGAGTTCAGCCGCGTCCGTGCCAGCAGTGAGCGCAACCGCGCTGCACTCCTCAACAGCAGGAGCGTTCGCAGTCACGGCAGGAGCCGCAACAGTCTTCGGCTCCGCGATCTTGACGGTCTTCGCGGTCTTCGAACCCGCAGGGCGACCACGCTTCACTTCGGTGATCGTGAACGCGGCATCGTCCGCGAAGAGTTCAGGCAGCGCGTACACGCCGCGACCGCACTTGCGGCTCTTATCCATGCACCACGCGGGCACAGCAGCGTAGCCAGCGGCGTGAGCCGCCTTGAACAGCGGCGAGAACGACACGGACTGCCCATTGCAGGTGGTCTTCGCGGTCAGACCGTTGGAGGCGAGGTGGTTGCGAACGGCGGAAACGAAAGCGAACTGCGTGGAGGTGAGGTTGAACATGGTCTTCATAGCGGTCTTCATGTGGTTCATTATACTGGAAACAGGCTTTATTTCAAGGCTTGCGGGGACAGCGCGTCCGATAATACTTGCTGTAAACCCTTGTGCAAGAGGAAGTTACGAGGTGTTTGAAAAACTGCGGATTTTTAGACCGCGAGGTATTCTCCAATGTGGGACGCAACAGTGCGGAGCGCACCGTGCGCGATCTGCGTTTCCATGAACGCCTTCGCAAGCGAGTTGTTCGTCTTCGCGGTGTCCATCTTGGACTCTGCCTTCGTGATGGCGTCCTGTGCGTTGCGCGAGATTTCGCCGTTCGCATCGCGGCTGAAACGATCAGCGTCCACGATGATGGCGGAATCCCAACCCCAAACATCGCCACGCAGGAAGCCGTCACGCTTCCACTCGTTGGTCTTGCAGACCATGCCGTAGTGCGAGGGTTCGATGCCACGGCGGCTGTAGCCCACCAGACCGATCCAATGCACCTTGGAGCCAGTGCGGCGGCGCAGGATGTCCACCGCAATCATGCACTGCGGGTGGCGCACGGTGTCGGGGATGCCGTTCGTGCCAAAGTTGAAGTAGCCCATGTGGCTGCGGTAGCCGTAGGCATCCTTGCCGTACTTCGTGACGCGGTTGAGGTCATACGCAGCGCCAGTGCGCTCGTCAGTGAGGACGACCGCGGTCTTGGACTCGCGGCGGTAGCCAGCCGAAGGGTTGAACTTGTGCCAGTTGAAATCAATGGCATCGGTCGGCTCACCGTCCGTCAGCACCACGGTGTGGGCAATCTGAATGCGGCTACGCTTGATGAACGCCTCCACAAGATCAGCAGCGGCAACGAGCGCGGCAGTGGTGGGCGTACCATTGAGTCCGTAGCGGTAGTCGCACGAACCCATCTGGCGCCAGTTCCACAGGCAGGTCTTCGCCGCCTCGTAGTCCGCGCCGTTCATGCGCGAGGACAGCAGGTTCATCATGGTAAGACCCTTCGTGGTGAGCAGCGCGTTCTGACGGCGTTCCACATCCTGCGTGTAGGCAGCATCGCGTTCAGCCTTGCCCTGCGCGGAGTAGCCGTCCTTCGTGGCAAAGTAGCCCATGTCGGAGAAAGCGTAAACTTCGAACGGAATGCCACACTTGCGGCAGAAGTCCGCGAGGATGAACAACTGACCCATCGTGGACTGCATGATGTTGCTCATGGAGGACGACCAGTCAAGCAGAATCACGATGCCGTGGTTCTTGCCGTCAGCCACGCGGGTGGTGCGGCGGAAGATGTCGTCCGTCCACTTGTACTGGTTCATGCGGAGGGTATCAAGCGAACCGCTCTTGGACACCGAGGTGCGGCGCCAGTTGTCAGCAGCCTTGCGGCGGTTGAACGCGGTCGCCATCGTGGTGGACGCGGTGGTGTAGTCGGTGATGCGGATGGGCTGTGCCATGTAGCGGCTCATGCCAGACGAGCGCATATCCCCGAGGAACTGCGTGTAGTCCAACACCTTGCAGGACTGCGACAACTCCTTCGTGGTGACGCGCACAATCTCCTCAACTTCACCCATATCGCTCTTCGCAAACTCCTCAAGAGCCTTTTCGAGGTTCTGATTGGTCTGCGGAGCAATACCGCTGGTCATCTCGTTGGACGGCTTCTTCTTTTCCGCCTTGCCGTTGGCTTCGGACTCGCCCTGCGGCTCGTCTTCGGACGGCTCATCGCCAGCAGCAGCACCCTGCGACTCGCTCTCGCGCTCGTCACCCTCGCCGCTGCCGCCGTTGGAGCCACCCTCGTCCGACTGCTCCTGCGAATCGTCCGTACCACTAGCGTCCACTTCCGCGTCGCCGTCCTCGCCGTCTTCAGGAGTTTCCACCGACTGCGGCTCGTTCGACTGCTGCTGCTGCTTCGCCTTCTGCTCCTGCGCGTACACGATCATGTCCTGCGCGAGGGCGACAACTTCCGCCCAAGTAGCCACCGTTTCGCCACGGGTCACGAAAGCCGCCTCCTCCGTGGAGAAGCGGATCACCGTGCCAGCGTGAACGCCGCACTTGAAGTGCAGGTTGAAGCGGTCAGCAAAGATCATGCTGTTGGGATTCGAAATATCGCCAAAGAACTCGCGCTCCATCAGCGTCTTGTACGCATTGATGAAGTCGCTCTTCAGACCACGGAACTTCGTCTGGATCATGCGCTCAATGCGCGCGTCTTCCACGATGTTCAGGTACTGCTTCGCAGTGTTCTGATCGCAACCCGTGGCAGCAGCGATGGAGTCGATGCCCGTGCGCCAACCGTCAGCGGGGGTGAACAGGGCATGAGCCACTTCGTGACCCACAAGCATATCGTACAGCGAACCGCTGGCGTTGCTCCACATGGGGAGGTGCAGCGAACGGGTACGCAGGTCAAAGAACGCGGTGGGGATGTTCTGGTGAACCACCGAAATATTTTCAGTGGCAAGCAGACGCGCCAGCATGGACTTCGCGGCGTTGGGAGCGGACGGGGTAGTGGCAGAGAGGATCGGAACCATGCCCCAATTGTACTGGAAAATAGGGGTTTTCGCAACCGCTACCCGTATATTTTCGTAAACCCTTGGGATATAAGGACTTACGGGGACAGCGCGTCCGATAACCTTGCGGACAGCCCCATTTTTCAATGGGCACGCGCCTGCACGCGCGGCACGCACTGGTGTCGAGAGCCGCGCACTGCACCCATTACGCGCAACCCCTTAACTCCTCAACACGCACCGCTCCCCAGCAGCCCGCAGGCAGCCCATATTTGAATGCGTTTGAAATGATTCCACACCACTATTCTTGACGGATTGGCGTGGTAGACTAGACTACCTATTAGTAGCACCTAACCCGAGGAGTTCCAATGGCTTACATGAACAACCCCCGAGTACAGCACTTTCTCAAGACCGTCCGCTCACAGTGCAAGAAGTGCAATGTGCGGTTTACCCTGTCCAGTGGGTACGAGGTGAACGGGGGCGGTGAACGCTGCCAAGGATATTTCACAGAACCGTGGCACTCCCGTGGGCATCAGGGCGAACTGCGGGTAGCCATTGGCGGTCGCCGCACTTCCGACTGGCTGTACACCCTTGCCCATGAGTACGCCCACTTTCTACAGTGGATGCGTGACGATCCCATCTGGGGTGAAAAGGACTATGTGACCCTAGAGAAGCAGACGGAGCGCGAGGCTCTAGAACTGTGCAAGACTTTTAAATTGCCCATTCCGCGCCGTGTACTGCTGAAGGAACACCGCAAGTACATGAGGAAACTTGCACGGGAATGCTGATACATAGGTGTAGGAGACTACACTATGCCCACCTATGAGTACCAGTGCAAGCGGTGCAAACACGCTTTCGAAGACATTCAGAAAATCGCAGACCGTGACGCGCCGTGCAGTGCACCGTGCCCACAGTGTGGGAAGCGTGGTGTGGAGCGCGGGATCAGCGTACCAGTGATGGGCGCGGATGCCACGGCGGGACCAGGTGCAGACTTTAAAGAACTCACGCGCAAAATGAGCGCGGGTCTGCCCAAGCGTTACCGTGAAAATTTGGATCGCGCAGCCTCCCTGCGTGGTCGCAAGTACGGACCCCAATAAACACCACCACACACGCACCCCCATTATTTCACCCATTCCCAATGGTGGGGCAAAGTGTACCAGTGTGGGGCATAATTCTCAAATATTACGCACAATCCCTCACCAGACACTCCAAATGCGGTTTCCGTCCACCACACCACTCTCAACGGTTTTCTACATAGTGTGGAGACTGCCCATGATGAAGTTTACCCATTTCCTCTCGTCCCTCGCTGAAGCCACCACCATACAACGGGTGGCGCGTACCCTGTTCCCACGCAGCACACAGCGTAAAATAGAACAGCGTCAAGCAGCACGGGGCTGGGCAGCAGTCCGCCGCGCACAGGAAAAGAAACTAGCCGCATACGAAGCCCGCAAAGCCGCACGAAAGGCACAGCCATGAAACCATTTCTTGACCCGTTTCCGTTCCGTAATCCCGAAAACCGCAGCGATCTGGCAGCGGTAATTGCTGAAATCACAACGGAAAAGACTCCTGCTCCCATTCCGCCAAGCAAGGCTGGCACACGGTACGACAAGTACGGGGACAAGTTCGCCAAGAAGAGCGTACCCACAAAGGCGAACCCCACCACTCCCCGCGTGAGCGAACCCCTGAAGACCGAAAGCGTGGTGGCTGAATCCCACTCCCGCGCTGCACTGGAGCGACTGTCCACCACCGAACTGCGGGAATTGAAAAAGAAGTACGAGCGGCTGGTGCTGCGGGGCGACCGCAAGGCTTCCGAAGAACTGGCAACCATTCGTGGTCTGCTCCGTAGCAAGGGCGGCGGACACGCACTGGACGAAGCCGCAACCCCATGCGAACGCGCTGCACTGGCGCGGCTGAAGAGCGCAAACACCGCCGACCTACAGGACGCGCCTGGTGCAGCAGGTGAGCGGGCACACGCGCGGCTCCACAAGACCATTGGTAAAGTGCTGAAGAGTAAATAAATGCAGTCCACCTTGGCAAACGATCAGCCCCCGCAAGGGGGTTTTTCTTTTGGCTAAATAAGTGCATGAAGCCATTCCGCCAGTACATCACCGAGCGTCTTGCCATTGAGGACAACCCCAATGCGTACACGCCACCCGCTACGAGTGGAGCGCGTAGTCGTGCAGACATTGCGTACGAGCGGCGGCAAGCACGGCTTTACGGTGGAGTCATGGCACGGGTAGCCGCAAAGGCTCTTGCAAAGTCGCAAGCACAGCACCGCACACAGGCGGCGCGTCAGCCGTTTCCGTGGAGCGGTGGAGGCTACAACATGAAGCCAGGCTGGTGGCATCCCACCAAGCAGTGGTTCCTGTTCACCCGCGACTACCATGTCACGCAGATTGTAAAGAATCCACGGGCATTCGGCATCTCCACCGCAGAACTGAATGGGGGACTGCTGAAGGAAGCAGAGCATTTGGTGTCGCGCCACATGAATTGGTATGACAGCGAAGGCACTCCACAGGCACACACAGCCGAAAGTGTGCGCGACAGCATTTTGAAGACGGACATTGATCTGGCTTATGAAGTGCAGCGCGTGGCGTACATGAAGGGCTGGCTGAAGGTGTACTCAGGAAGCGCACGAAATTCACCGTCACTGGAAGGCATCAACGGCGACTCCATTCGTGCAGCACTGCGCGAGATCAGCGAGAGCGGTGGCAACTTCAACACAGTCGTGGTGGAGCGCGTTGGACTGAATCGCGGACTATCGGATTTCAAGCGGTACAATCCAAACGAGTGGAGAACCGTGTCGTGAAGTCGTTTCGCGTCCACATCACAGAATACTTTTTTCGTGGTGCAAATCCCACGGTGGATCTTGTGGTGTTTCGTGAAGGCGCGAACGGAAAAGAACTGCTGCTCATCAAGCGCAAGACTGGCAGCGTGGAAGGCGGCAAGTGGGCAATCCCTGGTGGCTTCATCAACACCACGGCACAGCGCGGAGAAGAGTGGAAGGGTGGGGCGGAATCGCCTCTGCAAGCAGCGGTTCGTGAATTGGAAGAAGAAACAGGACTGCGACTCACCCCTGCACAGCAGCGAATGATAAAGCATATCGGAGTTTTCGAGGGTGGTGGACGCGATCCACGCGACAGTGCAGAATCGTGGTCGCGCTCCCATGCGTTCACCGTTACGCTTCCGAAGGGCTTCAATCCACGGGTTCGCGGTGCAGATGATGCAAGCGCAGCAGAGTGGTTTCCCGTGAACAAAATGCCTCAACTTGCATTCGATCACTCTGAAATAGTAAAACGCGCAAGGAAAATCGCATGAAGTCTTTTACTCAACATCTACGCGAAGCCGTGATCTCCAAGACCAAAGCCGTAAAGGGCGCACGGAAGCCACGCGGCTACAAGAAGACCGCAGAGAAGACTCTTGAAAAGTTGCGTGCTGAAACCACATGGGACGGCAAGAACTACGCTGCATACGATTCAACAGGGCACGACAACCCTGCGCCGCACTGGTTGGAGAAGTGGGGACTGCCGCCCACAACCGATGTACAGACGCTGCGCGGCTACTTGCCGCTGCTGTGGTGGTGGGACAACGGCAAGATCGTGGTGTACGAGATTCCACCTGATGCCGATGCGCTTGGTGCCATGCACGGTGATCTGCCTGAATACCTTACTGCTGCAAAGAAGGCACGACACGCAAGCGGCATGACTGACTATCAGGGTCGCGTGGATCGCTTCCGCAAAACTGTATCGCTCATCTCTGCGGCAACAGGACAGAATCTCCTGCGTGATCGCGCACTTCAGCGCGGCAAGAACCGCGTCATCAACAATCTGGCGCGTATGTTCCCAGGCTACACGGTGATCGACATGGATACGGAGGGTGCAATATGAAGCGATTCGTGCAACACATGGACGAAAAGTGGTCGCAGAAATACAAGCGGTCAATTAATTGTTCACATCCCAAGGGATTCTCGCAACGAGCGCACTGCCAAGGACGCAAGATCCACGAAGGCTCACATGACTTCAAGGATTTCAAAGATCCGTGGGCTGTGATGTCACCTGAAGACCGCAAAGAAGCAAATCGCCTGACAATCAAGATCCTGAAAACCATGCCCGCTTCACCACGGCAGCGAGAACTGCAAGCCAAGCGAGATGCAATTTTGAAGAAGTACGGGATTGGTCAGAAGAAAACCGTGAAAGAAGGCGTGGAACAAGGCGACACACCGCAGCCCAAACCCGAGTACTTTCGTAAGCCGTTCAACATCAGCGGCAAGATTGTGCAGTTGCATCCTGTGTTTGATATTCCCGTGAAGACCAAGAAGTACAGGAACACGCGCTTCCGCATTGGAGAACGAGATGGGAAGAGTCCGTATGTGGATACTCCTGGTCAGAAAGCGTATGATGCCAAGATGAGCGTGTGGCGATGGCGTGTTCGCATTCAGACTGATGAAGGCTGGATGCTCATGGGCTACATTGGCACATCGGATCGCAAGGAAGGGTTGCCGCCCATTCGCTTGGGTGACACCGTTGAAGTCACTAATTTGAAGTTGTCGCAGATGACAGGCGGAAATCAGATGACCTACGCTGATTCGTGGGTAAAGGGCGGCTACACCACATACACGGACAAGGCTGTGGACTACCGCTCCGAAATTTTCTCTCGTCAACTGCACGGAAAGGTGAAGCGTAAAGCCGTATGATAGACTTCCGTTCATATCTCACCGAACTGTTTGACACAAAGTTTTCCCTGCACAGCATGGGCTACAACCAATTCATTTTTCATGTGCAGGAAAAAGACGGTCGCTTGATGCCTGTTCCTGATCGTGGAAGCAAACTCACGCAGTGGGTGGAAACGGAATTGGGAGTCACGCCAGAGAATCACTTTGACAGTCTGCATAAGTTCTACACAAAAAAAGCAAGAGTGTATGTGTACTCGGTGGAGTTTACTCCACTTGTGCAGATCCGAAACGAATACCCTGAATTTTTGCTGTTCTACGGTTTGGAGCCTGACGGCATCTACGAGTTGTCGTTTTCTCGCCACGCAACATCGCTTGAGCGTATGCCGCCTCGTCCGTATCCAGTTGGCTCAAAACCCAAAGACATCAGCAAGTTCTATTGGAAATTTGATAGCGGCGGCACGGACGAAGACCTGAACTGGTTGAGTACAGGCGGCGCGGCTTCCGTGCTTGGCGCGGTGGTGGACGCTTCGCGTGAATTCGTCAAGAACAACCATCCCGTTCGCGGAATCATCATTGGAACCAAGACCAGTGCCAATCCTGCGCGTGGTCGCATCTACAAAGCACTTGCGCGTAAAGCAGCCGCCGCAGTGGGCGGCACGGTGCATGAGTTGGACATTGCGCGTGAGGGCATGGCAGCACCCACCATTGTTTGGTTGGACAAACAGCACAAGTTTGGTGAGTTGTATCAGGGAGGTAAAGCGTGAACACATTTCGCTCCTATCTCACTGAACTGTTTGATCGTCCGCTTCCTGTGCGTGAAATGAAGCGGATCGGTCACGGCATGACAACCATTGAAGTCACCTATCAGGCACAGACCGAAAACGGTCAGTACCTGAACATTGATATTACAAAGATCAACAACGGGTGGGAGATCAACTTCACGCTTGACGGCTCACATGAACTCACCCACGCAGGCAAGCCGTACCGCATACTGGCAACGGTGATTGAAGCCGTAAAGATGTTCTTGAAGTGGCATACCGAAACATTTGAGGAATTGCCCAAACAGTTTGACATGGTGTCCAAGACATCCGAAGGCAAGCGCGATGCCGTTTACAGTGCCATGATGCGGCGGTTTGGCAAGCAGTACGGTTATGAGATCACAGATCGCATGGTGAGCGGTCAAGGACCGCTTCAGAACAAGCGCACGGTGACCACGGCTAAACTGGCTGTGCTACCGTGGAGCAAAGTGGAAGCGTCTGCCCATCCACCCAAGGGCATGAAGTGGAAAGATCCGCTCAATCCACTGCGCGGCATGATTCCTGAATCAAAGGAAGCACGCAAGGCTCTGCGCGTATTTGATTTTGATGATACCCTCGTACACACCAATGCTCCTGTGGGCGTTGTTCGTGACGGCAAGCAAGTACGCAAACTCACTTCCATGAAGTTCAGGGAGTATTTGCTGCAACCAGGCGAGTCATACGATTTCAGTGCAGCAAACGAAGTTGTTGATCCTCGTCCCATCGGTGCAGTGCTGAAAGTGCTGCGTCAGGTGATTGCACAGGGAAAGAAAACCGTGATTCTCACGGGACGAGCAGACGGAAACGCTGTTCGTGAATGGCTCAAAACCATCGGCATCAACATTGAAGTGTTTACCGTGGGACACAAGGAAGCCACGCACACATCAATTGCACAGCGAAAGCGTGATTGGTTGGTGGCTGCAATCCAACAAGGCTATAACGACATTGAGTTCTGGGATGACAATGCAAAAAACATTGAACACGCCAAAACACTGAAGACGGATTTCCCCCACATCAAGTTGCGGACACGGCTTGTGAAATACAAGTCGAAGCAGGGCGTACACGAAGAGCGGGACTACAAAGCCGAATATCAAAAAATGTACGGCGGCGACAACCCCACGCCCAAGCAGCGCAAAGCCATGAAGAAGAAAACCGCACGGAAGCGTGTGCTGCGGCGCATGGGGCGAGAAGGCAACAGCACAGACGGCAAGGAGATTGACCACAAGAACGGCAACGCACTGGACAGCCGCCCGTCCAACCTGCGTTTGGTGTCCCGCCACACCAACCGCTCCAAAGACAACAACAAGTGGCGTAAGTAGTATTTTTGAATCGTCAGGTCTTTCCGCTCCGACACGCTGGCATTACTAAATAATGCTGACAAGCCAAAATCACTCAAAGGAGAACTCTTATGGCATTCACAGCAGGATCAGTAGAACTCGCAAAGGCACAGAAACTCGGCAACCAACTCTCTCACTTGTTTAGTTCGCACGGACTGACGGGTGCTGTTGGCTCCACAGGAGCCAGAATGTTGGAGAAGTACGCGAAGAAACTCGGATTCGGTATCACTGGTCTTACCAGTGGTACTGCATTCCCCCCATTCGGAACCGCCAACTCCACTCTCGGACTCGGAATTGAGGCTGCTTTGCAGAATCCTCGCGGCGAAACAATGGCAAGCGGATTCAGCCTCGGCGCGTTCGAAGGACAGACTGTTGGTATCTACCTGAAGAAGTTCGTGAACAGCGGAGCAGGCTACAAGGCTACTCTCCGCACAGGTGTCACGCTCTCGGTTGGAGCCACAAGCGGCGCGGGAACCACATTCGTGGCTCGCGGTCCTGTTGCCGTGTCCACCTACGACACACTTGACTTCGGTGACGGAGTTCTGTACACCGTTCGCGGATTCACCGCCGCTGCCACAGGAGAAACCGCACACATCGGTGTGTGGAACACAATCACATCCACATACGCCACGGGTTCTGCGTTCACGGTTCTTGCGAACGGAATCACTCGCGGAACAAGCGGAGTTGCTGGTTCCACCTCCGAGTCGTACACCAGAGGAAACCTAGTGAATGGTGGATACACCGCTGCGGTCTTCTTTGGCAACCCAGCAGGCGGAAGCGCGTACTTCGCGGTTTCGTAATAGCAAATGTCAGATGAGTTTGATTTTGGCTTCACGGCGGTAACAGGGGAGGAGTTGGGTTTGGTGGCAACACCACCGACTCCTCCCCCGCCTTCCGTTTCACCTGATGCCATAGCAAACATCACAGCACAAATTGCTGAACTAAAGAATGCAGTTGCGGCTATCAAGCCTGTTTCCGCATCACAGATCACTCGCGTGGAAGAAAAGATTGATCGTGTACTCAATATGGAACTGCATGAATTGAATGCAGCAGTGCAAAGCCAAGGCGAAAATCTGTCGTCCGTGCTTGACGAGGTTGAAGAACGCGCCAATGCCACACGGGAAGAGTGCAAAGAAAAATTGCAAGCCGTGGAGAAGATGATTCTGCCTCTCCTAACTAATCTTATGAAGAATCCCGAAAAGCCGTACATCAAATGGGAAGGTCGTGCAGAAAAGATTGCTGCACAGATTGATAAGATAACAGCCATCACACGCAGTTACGGAGTCTGAACATGGAAGACCTAGAGCCATACAAGAGCCTACGCACAATCATTTTCGAAATTCAGGAGGCTGCGGCTGTTGCTGCTGCTCCAAAGAAGCCAGCACCAAAGGCTTCGCAACAATCATCACAGCAGAATGCTCCGCAATCAGCGCACAGACCAGGCGAATCATGGGAAACGGCTAGTGGCTGGGCAGCAATGAACAAAGACGGTGTGAAGGAATACGGATTCTCGGATGAAAAAGCAGCAAAGTCTTGGGCAACAGGCACAGGACCAGGCACGGGCAAGAGTGGCGAGGGTATGGATACCTCTCGTCCTGTTCAGTTGGACAAGAATGGTGAAAAGCAGAAACCAACAGGAGCAGCACAACCGAATGCAACACCCACAGCAGCCGCAGGAGCAAAACCCGCAGCACCTCAACCCGCAGGAGGAGCCGCCCCTAAAGCGCAAGCGGCAGCCAGTGATACGCAGCGTACAGCACAACCGCAAGGTAGCCAAAAAGGTGCAGAACAAAAGCCTGCACAAGCGCAACAGCAGCCAGCGGAAGATCCAGAAGTAAAGTCTGTAACAGGAGAAGATCCGCAGTCCGCGTTTGACGCTCAAGGGCAGGGCGAGACTGGCAAGGACAACGCTGGTTTCAAGAAGACGGGCAAGAAGGCAAAGTTCAAGACCGAAGAAGACAAAGCCAAGAGTGTCCGAAAGTCTAAAATGCTTGCTTCGGCAATCAAGAGCGGAAAGATGACTGGTCCGCAGGACGATTCCGAATCGCTCACTGGCAATGCGGAAGCAGAACGCGCTTATGTCGCGGAACTGAACCACGCTGCTCTGCAATCGGGAATGGGTGGAGATGTGATCGACCACGAACCGTGTTCAAAGATGTTTGCTGCACTGGGCTTTTGCTACGACAAGGAAGGCAAGCAAACGGACAAGGGCATCAAGCGTCCCGAAATGCCGCAGTTGTCAGGAATCGTTGATACAGACAGAACGGACTCTGTTGCATACAAGGAAGCACTGAAGCAAGCCAAGCGTAAGAAGGCAGCAAAGGACAAGTTCAAGACCAACGATCCCACGAAGGATCAGTTGAAAGAAGTGTCCGATGACGAGATTGCTGCTGCACAGCCATCAAACGAAGAGACTGGATCTGAAGAAGTAAACTTCGAAGAAAAGTTCATTGAAGCACTGAAGAACGCGGGCTATGATGTAGAGGAAACAGAAGTCAATCCTTCCACACTCAAGCCCATTCAGACAGAGATGCAGGGATCAAAGATTGCAGGAATGTACAGCACCATTGCTGCTGCTGAAGTTGACCCACAGACATACGGCAAAGAAGCCGAGCGTCTGAAGGCTCCCATTTTTACATCGGGAGGTCATGTGATTGACGGTCACCACCGTTGGGCTGCCATGATTGGTGCAGACATGGCAAATGGCAGGGGCACAGACATGAGGATGAAGACACGCAACATCAAGAAGGGCGGCAAGGATGTTGACATTGACGAGATGGTTGCGTTCTCCAACGCATTCCAACACGCAATGGGAATCACGAATCAAGACCGCAACAGCAAGCCTACTCGCAAGAATTTCTCCGATGCGGAATTGAAGACATCGGAAGAGATTGCCAAGGGACTCGGCATCAAGGAAAACAAGCCACAGGCAAAACCACAACCACAGAAGGAATGGACCATGAGCAAGTTTGGCGCAAAGCGTATGCAGAACCTTGTCGAATCCCTGAACGAAGCCGCCAAAGCCAAGTTCAAGAAGCCGCGCATCGCAAGCGATGAGCCTGATACATTCGGTGGCGCACCACTAGAGAAGTCCAAGGCTTCGGTTGGTGGAAAGATGGGCATCAAACCCATCAGCATTGCACAGCAGGTCACCCGCGATGCTCGTTCTGAACTCGCTGTGAAGAACAATGAGAAGACCGCAGCCGATCTTGTTGCAACGATGGACAAGAAACCTGAAGGCACCACATTTGAAATCTACGGCAAGAAGAACGGCAAAGAAACATCCGTCAAGGTAAAGAAGGTGCGCTACATGGGCAGTGTGGTGTACATGGTTGGAACCAATCAAGTCGAACTGCGCGTTGCGGGTACAGGACTTCAGATCATCAACAAGAAGACTAATCGTATGCTGCTTGACCGTGGTGCAGACCTGATTTGGGAAAGCGCAGACTTGTGTGATGTCGGTATGATCTCCATCACAGAGGCAGAATCAAAGATGCCCAAGAATCGTAAAATGAACGATTGGGATTTGATGTATGTGGATGACTACAAGCGGAAACTCATGGACAAGAAACTCGCTGCACAACAGGCTGAACGCGCAAAGGGAAACACGCCGAAGAAGTGAGGTGAATCGTGGCAGACGCAAAACTTGATCCCCGTGAATTCAAAATGGCTGGTGATGCCATTACATTCACGGAGTACAAGAAAAGATTGAATGCTGGTATCTCAAAGATGCCAAAGGATCTTGGTTTATACCTTGATCTGTTGATTGGTTATTTGAATGGCGAAAAAGTTTCGGACGATGACTTGAAGAAAGCCCTCTCCAAACCCTCTGTGGTTTTGCACAAGAGAAAGATACTTACAGACTTCGGTGAGACACTTGGTCCTTTAGGTATCGTCAGGTTCAAGTTGTTTGATGGCACACCCGCAAACATAATGATCAGATATCCCACTCGTCAGAATGAGGGTATGTACGACTACATGATGTCTTTCAACAAAGGTAAAAATTGGAGAAAGATATCGGCAAAGGCAAAGACAGGAAAGTCGAACACGGTCAAGCCAGGAGACATACTCAAACTCCTTGAGGGTGCAACCATTCCAACAGAATTGAAAACTGCATACGAATTCGTCAAGATCATTTCGGAAAACACCACTAACGAAGGCTCACAGATTGCTATGAAGTTTTTGCAGTCAAAGGGTGTTTCAGGAATACCATCCAAGAAATTTGACAAAAAAGTTCTGTGTGAAACAGTGTTTGAAGACATCACAAAGGACACAGGCAATCGTTTTGGCAATCAGATGAATGATCTTTTCTGGTTGGCTATTGAGAATGGAGAACTGAACTTCATCAAATTCGGATTGCATGGCGGCACACCAATCTATGATCGTGTCAATGACGGCATAGATGTTGTGTTCGAGGACGGTAAAAAGATGAAGCGTGTGGCAAACAAAGAAGACATCAAGCCGCGAGTGTATTTCAGAGGCAAGGGACGCGAGGCGGGAGAGAAGCGGGCAGAAAAGCCAGGATTCCAAACATGAAACCATTCAAAGACCTACGCGACCACGCATTCGGATCACTTCAACGAATCATGTTTGAAGAGTTCGATGCTGAACTCACCGAAGAGCAGATCGTTCTTGATATGCCCAACTTCTCGCGTGAGGATGTTATTGATTATTTGGATGAGAATGAGGTTGAATGGGAAGAGAAGGACGGTATCATCTACATCTTAGATCCTGTAGAAGAAGCAGAGATCACAATTGAAGATGACGAAAACGAAGAAGAGATTGAAGAGTCTATGGACATCGAAAGCGAAATGCTGAACGAGGTCGCAGCCAAGCGTAAGATCGTGGTTCGTAGAGGACGCAAGAGGATACTGTTCAAGTGTGCGCCTGGCTTCAAGAAAAAAGGTCCGCGAGTTTGTGTTCGTAGAGCAACAAGTCAGTTGCGTAAAATGAAATTCCGTGCTAAACGAGCAGCAAGAAAGGCTCGTAGCAAAAAGGCTCAAGCACGCAGAAAGCGCAAGATGTCCATGAGAAAGCGGCTCACATTCGGGCTGCGTCCCCGCAAGAAGAGGTAAAGCATGATTCAACATGAGAAGACCGACAATGGTGGGTCGGTTCGCGTGAAGTCGCCCGAAGGATTTTCCACCGTCCATTTCACATACTCCAATCCTGATTCTCCGCTGTCACTGTGGTGCAGCGTAAGTGCGGGATCATTGCCCCATCTGTCATCAGCAGTGGTCAGCAGCCTTGTGGAACGATATGCTCCATCTGTTTTGTTGGTGGAAAGTGACCGCACGGAGATTCGATACGCACCAAAGATTGGCTCTCTGTTTCGTTGTTGGACACACGGCAAACAATCTGTATTAGCAGAAGCGTTCTCTTCACGCGATATGTTTAATCGTGTGTGCAGTCTATCCTATGCCATGCAGAATACGGATTTCGTGCGCGTGGAAGGTGATGAAATGAAACTGTATGGATATCATGCAGTGCTTTCAAAACTGCGAGAGAACACAATGCCTTTCGAGTTCTTAAACCTGAAAGAGGAGTGCGATCACAGCATCAAGTTCGCATCAGCGAAATGTGTAGAGCGAATCACTGCTGCCGCTATTGCTGCTCTTCCTACTTTACCAAAATCACAATACAAACGGTTTGATCAAGCACTGCACGAAATATCAGTCAGGCAGCAAGGTGAACGGGGGTTCGACACCCGCTACTCGTATATTCAAGAAGTGGTGACTGCTGTTCTGTTGCCCGCCGTTGTGCGATTCGGCAGCGATCACCCCTTCACGCAAACAGTATTTGCAGAGTTTTCGGATAGTGCTTCCATATATGTGAAAGCGTGTGAGGACTTCCTGACAGAACATGGTGAAATAGACGATTCGTTTTCATAAATACTTGTATCATCCCTACATACTAACAGGAGACTACCATGAGCAACATGAGACAATACCTTGCGTGGGTTCAGCAGAATCAGAAAAACAATCCAGCATGGCGCGATGCCAATGTGTGGCAGAATCGTCATCAAAGCAAGGTTGACGAGCAGAAAAAGCCACAACCAAATCAGTTGCCTGAAGGCACGGAGATTGTGGAAGAGAAGCCCGAAGAATAAACATGAAGACCTTTCAGCATGAACTAGTGACGCTAGACGAAAACATAGAAAGCGTAGAAAGCGGCAACGGCAGGAGGTATCAGACCCCTGACGGTCTTTTTCCGTCTGTGACCACCGTGACAGGATGGAAGAAGCGAGCATTTTTTGCAAAATGGCGGCGCGACAATCCTGAAGAATCCAAGCGAGTACTATCCCGTGGCACAAAACTACACGCTATCATCGAAACCTATCTCAAAAACGATCTTACGCCAAATACGCTCTCTGAGGCGGCGGGGACCAGTGAGGCGGATCTTTTTCTGTCCATGCAGTCAGATATTGATCGCATCGGGAAGATTTACGCCATCGAAGTGCCGCTGTGGTCGAAGAAGATCGGCTTGGCTGGACGAACGGACTGCATTGGTGAATTCGATGGAGTGCCGTCAGTCATTGACTTCAAGTCATCGAACTATCCAAAGTCAGAGGACGCCATTCAGGACTACTTCATGCAGGCTACCGCTTACGCGCTCATGTGGCAGGATCGCACGGGTCAGCAGTTGCGAAATATTGCCATTCTGATCGGTGTAGAGGACGGAGGCTGTCAGGTGTTCACCGCTGATCCAATGGACTATGTTCCTGATTTGGTGGAAGCAATACAGACTTATCGTGCGGAGCAACCTGTCCGCGTTTCCTAAATACGGAAGCGGAGGATGCCTTTGATACGATTCACCGAACATCTGGTTGAGGCTGTAAAAAAGACTGGAAAGAATGTCCACTTGGAGCATCTTGAAGACGAGATGCTGAACAGCGGATACTCTGGCTTTGTCAGCAGCATGAAGTCCATCACTGGTTTGATGGACGCTTTGGGCGCAAACGAACCAAGCGCATACGATGTCACCGTGAAGTGGGACGGCGCACCCGCAATATTCTGCGGAACAGATCCATCAACTGGCAAGTTCTTCGTTGGTACGAAGAGCGTGTTCAATGTGACACCCAAGTTAAACTTCACTGATGCGGACATAGACGCAAACCACCCCGAGGGTGGACTAAACGAAAAACTGAAACTCGCTCTGAAGCACCTGTCTAAACTAGGTGTGCGTGGTGTGCTGCAAGGAGACTTCTTGTTCAAGCACGATACTCTGCAACGAGAAAAGATTGACGGAAAAGCCTATCTCACTTTCCAAGCAAACACCATCAGGTACGCAGTGAGTGCCAACAGCGATTTGGCGAAGCGTATGAGTGCAGCCAAGATGGGAATCGTGTTCCATACTGCATACGAAGGCAACACCATGCAGGACATGAGTGCGCGGTTCAACCCCGATATCTCGTACTTGAAGAAGAGCAAGGATGTGTGGTTCGACAACGCCACACTTCGTGTTGCCTCTGGCTCGGCACTGTTCAGCCCAACGGATCGTAGAACAATTGAAGCCTCAATCCAATCGCTCACGCGCACTGCCGAATCTCTGAAAGCAATACTCAACGCCATCGGAAAGAACGATGGGGTGAAACAGGCTATCAAAGGATACATCAACTCTCTTGTATCTAAAGGGATTGCCAGTTCACACGCTGATGTGAATCAATTGATTGCATTCCTGCAATCAAAATCGGCACTCGTCAGGAAGAAACCAAGCACAAAGCCAACACCCACGATGGAATGGATACGGAAAAACCGTAATCAGATCGGTCGGGTGTTCGCCCTACATAACTCTGTCGCGCAGTTGAAGTTGGTTGTGCGCGACAAACTTGCATCCCTTGAGGGTGAGGTTTCGACCTTCATCAAGGACGGCAAGGGATATCGCGTCACGACACCCGAAGGTTTCGTGGCAATCGACCGCTTGACCAACCAAGCGGTGAAAATTGTAGATCGCCTTGACTTCTCGCGCAGCAACATGACCGTAGAGAAGTCTTGGAAAAAGTAAACGAGCAGTTGGTTCAGGAAGTGCAATATCGGAGGTGATCCCCGTGGCTAAACAGAAAGAGAAAACTCAGTCTGCGCGACCTAGCAAAACCATCGTGGTTGCATTCGGTCGCTTTCAGCCACCAACTTCAGGACACCAACTGCTCGTTGACAAAGTGGTGGAGACTGCCAAGAAACATGGCGCAGAACACGCCATGTTCAGCAGTCGCACCAACGATCCAAAGAAGAACCCTCTAACCCCCAAGCAGAAGTTTCACTATCTGAAGAAGTTTTTTCCCGAAGCGAACTTCATCGACAACGCCAAGATCAAGAATCCAGTGGATATGCTGTTCTGGTTGGCAGACAAGGGCTACGATCATGTGCTGCTTGTTGGTGGAGAAGACCGCGAGGGTGGTTATGAAATGTTCAAGGACTTGATGAAACCCACCGCCACGGAAAGGCTCAAGTTGAAGTCGTTGAACATTGTCAGCGCAGGCAAGCGCGATGAGAAGGCTGGTGGAGTTGTGGGAATGAGCGCATCTAAACTTCGCGCCGCCGCTGCTGAAAATGACTTTGCGACATTTAAAACTGGAATGCCTCGCCGCGTAAACACAGCAGACGCAAAGGCACTGTTCAATGACCTAAAGAAAGGTATGCGTACAGTCCGCAAGGAAGATGTGGACTACGGTGACATTTATGCCACTGCTGCGATTCGTCTTGTGGAAAGCGACAAGAAAAAGCGCAGACCCGATACACCTGGTCAGACTGGTGGCTTCTCCAAGCACAATAAAATATTCCCCACTCCCCCGTGCAAGATTGACGAAGACTTGGCGCGGTGGTTCAAAGAGAAGTGGGTGAATATTGGCGGCAAGAAAGACCCCAAGACAGGGCAGTATCCGCCCTGTGGTCGCCATGACACCTCTACGGGAAAATACCCCAAGTGCCGTCCCGCCAATAAGGTAAGCAGTGAAACCCCCGAAACCGTGGGCGAGATGACTCCCAAAGAGAGAAAATCGGCTGTGATTCAAAAAAGACGGGTTGAACCAGAGACACAAAGAAGCGGAAAAGGCAACGCCCCGCATATGACTAGCCACTTGAAAAAGCCTAAATAATCAAAACGGAGGCTCACATGGACGGAATCGGAAACGATGGCGGAATCACATCCAAATTGAATACCCTGCTACGCATGGGTCTGGTGTCGCGTAACAATGTGCGCCGCGCCCAATTCCTGTTTCAGAATCCTGAAAAGGCAATGAAGAACCCCGCGTACCGCCTGCTAATGCAGGAAATCCTCATGGATGTGGTGGATCGCGTCCTGAACAACCGCCAACTTTACACCGTCCTGCGGCAGACCATCTCCAAGGAACCGAACCTGACCACAGAATCCGTTCAGGGGGAGCGCATGAAGACCCTGTTGAGAAGCGGTCTTGTGAAAAAGAAGAATATGCTTGCTGCTCGTCGCGCCCTGGAGTCGAATGCCAATGCCATGCAGATGAGCGCGGTCAAAGTGTACCGCGAGATGATGATTGACATGATGGACACTATGGTGAGCAAAATTACTGGTTCTCCTGTGCTGTTCAACGCATTCAAGCGCACGATGGGCAAGCAAGAGGTCGAAGAGTCATTCGAGGTTCCAACACAGGAAAGCCTTGAAGAATTCTTCTACATGGAAGATGTGCAGACCCTCATGGAGAAGAACAAGCCAACCAATCCAAGCCTGTGGGCAAAGATGAAGGCTGCTGCCAAGAAGAAGTTTGATGTGTATCCGTCTGCCTACGCCAACGGTTGGGCTGTCAAGCAGTACAACGAAAAGGGCGGCGGATGGAAGAGCGTGAGCGAAGGCAAGACATTCTTCAACTTCATGGACGAGTTGGACGAGGAGATCACTCCCGCTCGTCAGGCTGTGATTGACCGCGAAAAGGAAAAGGCTTCAAAGGCTCTGAACAAGGGCAAGACCGCCAAAGAACGCGACAGAGGATACGCCCGTGGTTCGCGCATCAACTACCTTGAACTCGTACACAAGTACGGACGCAAGTCGGACAAAGAAGGCAGTCCGTATCAGGTAAACAAGCGTGAACTGAACAAGTGGCGCAAGGCTGAACACAGCATGAGAGAAGGATGGGAAGGCTCTCCTGCCCAATCCAAACTAAAGAAAGCCAAGGCTGACTATGCCAAGCACTCCGCTGAAATGAGCAAGCCTGTTCCGCCAACAAAGGGTTCCACCAATCCGATGGCGCGACAGGACACCAAGAGCGGCAAGATGTATTGGGCGGCGGATCGCCGCAAGAAGAGCGGAACAGGAACCAAGCGAGCGTCCGATGCGGACTACCGCTCAGACACAACTTCAGAGTAAAAGGTAAATCACATGAGCGAACACAAGAGATTCAAGGCATTCCGCAGCGAACTGACCGAGAGTGAGTACAAGGAAACCCTCACGGGCTATCCCAATCGTGGCATCAACACCGAAGACGGACCCGTCAACTTTGGTCCTGAGCGCATGGCACAGATCAACGCCATGTTGAATGCCATCAGCCACAGCACCTTTCAGTCTCCCAACGAAGCGTTCATCCGCATCAAGACGCGCCTGAACCTGCTCATGCTGGACTTCCCGTGGACACCGTATCTGTGGCAGGATGGCGGCACTGGTCCTGTTACTCTCACCGTAACCCTGTTCGGTCGCGTTGACGGCATTGACGGCAACACAGGCAATGTCGTGATGAACGGCAAGGCTAATCCCACCGCAGGACTGCAAGAGTTTACCCTGCTGGCTTCCATTGAAATGGCAGAAAACGGGCTGTATCGCGTCAACGCCAAACTCATGCCCAAGGCTGATGCAGTGGTAGCCGAAGAAGGCGTAGAGCATGACGGCGACAGCCTTGACGAGATGGCACAGACTCCTGCTCGTCAGCGGGACATGGAACACGCGATTCAGCGTGCCGATGTCAAGGCTCAACGCGGCTACGAAGCCAAGATGAACAAGACGGGCAAGGCTGCGGAGCGTGGACGCAAACTGGAAGACAAGCACGATACTGCTGTGCGCCGTCTGATTGCGCGTGATACCAAGGAATACGAGTCTGAAAAACTGTACGGTCGCGGCGGCAAGATCGTGAAGGGCAAGCGCAAGCCCGTGAAGGAAGAGGTTGAGCCTATTGAAGAAATGCACAAGGCGGGAGATTCCGTCAAGGTTCCCCACAAGGGCAAGATGGTGAAGGGTAAGATCGTTCGCCACGACAGCGGCGGCAGCGGCAAGGCACAGCAGCACGGCGGCGGTTATGTGGTTGATGTTGGCGAGTACGGCAGCATCACCGTTCCCCACCACAAGATTGTGAAGGAAGCCGCCGAACAGATTGACGAGTTGAGCAAGAAGACGAAGGACGCATATGTTGCCAAGCGTGGTTCGCAACTATCGTCCATGTTGAGCGGACACACCCGTGGCAAGCAACTCACTGGCAAGCAGCAAGCCAATGCCGTCAAGGGCATCAAGCAGGCTACGGGCGTGAGCGAAGAACTCGTTGGCGGTCAGAAGAAGATTGATGCCAACAAGAACGGCAAACTTGACGCACAGGACTTCAAGATGCTCCGCGCCAAGAAGAAGCCTGTGAAGGAAGAGACTGTTGCCGAAGCCAAGAAGTTCAAGGCATGGACTCCTCGCTTGGACAAACTGATGAAGAACCGTGACGCGGTTCGCAGCAAGCCCAAGAAGACCGTCAAGGAAGACAACACCACATATGTGGGCGGAATCTCCCTACAGCAGCCAGACCCAACCGTTTCGCAGGCGGATCAGAGCGGCAAAGGTCGCCGCTTCCACAAGAAGGCGCAAAAAGGCGTCTTCGAATAAACACTGATCTCTTTTCATCATGGACTTCAAACAGTTGAACCGCGAAAACTTCATGCTTTATGCCATCGGGAACTACACCAATCCCGATTGCTTGGGCATGAACGAGTTCAATGAAGACATTTCAAAAATCAAGTATGTGAAGCGGTTGCTGAAGAAGTATCAGCGAACGGGACGAATCCGTCCGATCCTGCTTCTGAACCATCTAATGATACTTGGAAATGTGTTTGGGCGTGAGCCTGCATCACGAATGCTGTTCTATAAATTAGAACCCGATATCCATTCCGCCCTCAAGACAGTCCTCTTGTTCATCGAATACATAGAGGACGGGGCAATGCTTGACGGACGAGCATTGGCAGACATCCCGCTAGACTCCAATCTTGCACGGATACTGAAGCAACTGTAATGGCAAACACCACAATAAATCCATTCGTTCCCCACAACAGCACGGTAAAAGCGTGGTGTTCCGTAAGTCCACACCATGCAGACCCGCCAACACAGGAGCGAATTGATCTGCGTTCGTTCTGTGACGGCTACAACCTGTATTTGGATATCGAATCGCAGACCTATGCAGCATCAACTGCTGGTACAGGTGCTTTGAAATTCACCTTTGTCAACCCCATGCAGGACGACAAATACAAGGTTTTCGTTCAGGTGTACGCAGATCCGTCTTTCTCTCCCGCTGTTGCCCATGTGCTGAACTCACCCCAATACCCGAAGACAACTGATTCGTTTTGGATTCGATTGGGATCGTCGTACAGAGGAAGTCAAGACAATATTGGGCTGTATTCCACGCGGCTGTTGACTTCAGGAAAAATCAAACTCAAAGTGGTGGTGCTATGACATCGGTTTCGCAATATACATCCAGCACAGTCAATGTTCCAACTTGCAATGCGTGGGCAAACATTGTTCTTGGAAACCAACTCAACTCGTCCCTTATTAGTGATCATTACGGCATAACGGGAACCCGTAGAATTGTAGCGGGACACCACGGTATTTGCTTCAGCAATTCCAACGAGTTTGCATCGGGAGAGTATGTGGTTGTGTACACTCCCGAACTGCGGTACGATGGATCTGATTGCGTTCTGTTCGTTGGATGCGATTACAACATGGAGAAATCCTCCACATGGGTTCCTTCAGGTGGAGTATGTGCAGGACCAACTGCATCAACCGAAGTTCGTGTGTGGTTTATGAACTCTAGCCAAGCAGGATTCGTTTCTGGTAGTGGTCTTGGTACAAACACAGGCAGAGGACCGCACATTTCTAACAATCCGCTTCCTGACATTGGTACAGGCAGCAATGGAAACGGTGTTGCCAATGGAACAGTCGATGATACAGGAACTGGTCCAGGAACTGGTGGAGGAACTGATCCTGATGACAATACTAATACAGGTCAAGGACCAGGCAGCGGACCAGGTAGCAATCGTGATGTTACTTTCGGTGAAGTAGCACTCAACATGGCTGCTTTCTCGTTCAGCAAGGACAACGAGATTCACAGTCGCTTGGGTGGTACATTTGATTTTATTCCTGGCGCTTCTGGCTACGGTCTTCAGGGAAACACCTACGCTTCTACTGCAATGAACCTTTCCGAAAAGCGAAAGGCTGTTGCATACGGAACGATTGTGATTCCAGGTATTGAAACCACTGCGTCAACGGTGCATCCGTATTTCGAAAACTCGCTTGGGATTGCAGGACTATCCGCAGGAGAAAACTCTGTTTTTGATGTGTACTTCAATGGAACTATGAAGAATAGTTCGTACTGCGTGATACTAACGGCAGAATCAGAGCAGGGATATCGGGGTGGATTCGATCCTAATCTGCCTGGCGACATTCCAACGGAAGGCGAGTTCTCCGTAGTCGCGGTTCGCGCTGGCAGCAACGGTGACACAAAAACTCCATCGTTCTTCCGTATTGAACAGTATAAGAAGGATGCTGCGAGTGGATTCTGGGGTGTGTCTCCTATTGCAATGAAGGCAGGACGCACAGAGCGCATTCACTTCATGGTGTTTGGAGAGACAAGTAACGGCAAGTCTTGGCTGACCAATCCAAACCCACTCTCTTCGTTTGGCGGAAGTCTACAAAACACCGACTACAATGTTTGGGCGGTTGATTTCTTCGGAAGATCCAATGCGTCAGCCCCATCGGTACTTCCTATGATATGGGAGTCTGGCAGCACTCCGTATATTCATCCAGAAGCAGGATACACTGCACATCCAGATGATTTCATCAGGCAAGCAGCGGAAAAATTGAAGACTGTGCCAGAGGGCAGACGAGTGTACTGTCCAGGAATGTATTACACTGTTGCACCCGTTTCAAGAACAAATCCTGTTTCAAGTGAACGGCTAGTACAATACTACGCCATCAAGGATGGATACACATACTCAAGCACTCTGTATCCTGCGGGAATAACAAACAGTGAAGTAAAAATCAACGGTATCACTTTTTACGGTGCAACTCTTGCAGGTACTCGTAGAGTTCTGTCGCTGTACGCCGACAACCAAGTAGAAGACATCAAAACTTCTCTAGAGAATTTCCTGACCAAACTGTCAGAATACGGTGCAAGCGTTAATTACATTTCCGATGATGCAGAAAACCTTGCTGGCGTTGGAATGTATGATGTTGGTGGTGGTCTTGCAACTGAAGCAAAAGGTGGTGGGTACGCTCAGGGAAGACAACTGCTCACCAATCAGGGGATGATTGGCAACACTCTGGAAATGCTGTTCGACTATTACGGCATCTCTGCTGCGGGTTCCTGTGGAGCAAAGATAAACGCATTTGATCCTGAATTGCTGCGTGCATGGGCATACGATCCACGCAACACCACATATCAGTTTTCCACTGATGGTGTTACCGCAAGCGACTCTCCCACTATTTCTTCCCGCTTCTTGGACATATACAAGTCTTTGTTTGCGTACTACGGAGGAACAGGAACAACCGCTTCCTCTTATACAGGTGCAATCGACCTCCTGTATAACAACGGAACCAATGTGAGTTCAACATATCGTTCTGCATATTGGGCTACGGACTACAGCCCGTATCAGGGAATGACGACAAACAATTTTGCTAGATTCCACATTGCTTATGCACACGAGCAAACAATGGTGGAACTGTATTACGGGCACTATCGGTACAAAGCGTACAAGCCTGCACTGGATCGTGGAGCAACATACACACAGTACGATTCTGTAAAGGTTAATCTTGAAGACCTTCCGTTTGCATCAGATGCAAACTCTTATCCTAAAGTCGGTTCTTCTCCCGTAAGACAGGGAATGATTGCTCCTGTTCTGTATGGTGATGGACTTGGTGCTTGGGGTAATGATTATCACCTGATCCGAAACATCGGATATTTCCCAAATCCAACTAACGATGCCGAGAAGTACTACTTCTCTGGCTACACATACCCACAGGGTAGACCGTATTCAGAATACGGAAGCATTCGTGATGGTTGCAAGCATTTCTATCCTAGAACGGCACTGCTTGGTGGTGTTGGTGGAAGTAGTCCAGGCTTCACAGGAAACACCGCTGCCAATACAGGAGTTCAAGGCGCAACAATTGCGGTTGCTCCTGCCTCTGGTGGAAAAACACTTGAAGTATGGGGTGGATTCACTGCAAAAGCAGGTGACTACATTTGGTTCCGCTCACACGGTGCGTCTGCATACAGTACACCATTCACTGTTGCAGCAGGTTTGACAGCCAGCACAGGTCAAAAGAAAACGCTGTCTGTGTTTGAGGATCTGGGTGGTTACGGATTGGTCGCGGGTCATACTTTTGAAATAGAAAGAACGGCATCGAATGGAGGTTTTGCACAGTTTGTCCACAGTCTTCAGTATGTAAGAGCGATTCTGCGTGGAAATTCAGAAATTGCAACTCATGGAATGTGTCCTTGGGTAAGCGGTCCTGGCTTTGGATTTGGTGCCCAATGGCACTACAACGAAGACAATCGGTATTGGTGGGAGCAGAATTACCACTTGTTGGTATCAGGAACTAGTTTCTTCAACTTCTTTGATCAAGGCGGGGAATGGCTTACAATGGAGAAACTGCTGTCCAACTGGCGGAATCTCACCAGCAACTCCCGCTGCATTTCAGCAACAAAGAGCAAGATAGCCTTGAACTCCGAAGTGTTTACTAGCGGTGGCGTTTTGAAAGAAGGACCAAACAAGGGATTGTATCTGTGGAGAATCACGGTTCGTCCTGGTCCTCTGGAAGAAACTGTTACGCTTGTGCAAAACCGCCGTCAGGACATTCCACGCACACTTACGGTTCCTGGTGGAGAGTATCCCGATCACAACAACATGGGTACACGCGGTGTGTGGTTGATCACTTCGTCATCACTGGCTCCAGAGTACAGCATTCAAAAATAAGGACTAGCATGGCACAAAACATCAAGAAATTCTCTGCATTCATTAAAGAAGATATGCCACCTCCCATCGCACCTCCCACAAATATTGCGGACGGTTCAAAAATTGCAGGGCTTCCACCTGATCTTCCCCCTGTTCCACAACGCCGCAATAAATCAAAAATAGGTCGCCGTAAACCCCCTGTAGCCTAAATACTTTGGTCGGTGGGCTTTACAGAAAGGAAGTGACCACATGATTAGTCCTGAACTAATTTCACTCGTAGGCGGTTCTGCTACAGGCTTCCTGTTCCGTTTCATGGCAGAGAAGCGGCAAGATCAGAAGGAAATGTTCGAACGCCTCATGGCGCAGAACAAGCAGACCACAGAGAACCAAGACAAGGCAGCAGAGCGCGTTCCGCTTGATTTGGGCAAGGGCATTCGCCAACTCATCGTGCTTGCGGTGCTGTTCGCCACCCTGATGGCTCCTTTCATCCTGCCGTTCTTTGGTCTGCCCACATTCGTGGAAGTGGACGCACAGAACCCCGAGGGGCTGTTCGGACTGATCCCCGCCACTACTAAGAAGTATTTCGTTGAGGTCAACGGCTTCCTGTTTGCGTCCGAAACTCGTCAAATTCTCGTAAGCATCGTGGGCTTCTACTTCGGTAGTGCCGCTGCTTCCAACAAGTCGTAAAGGAGCCGCACATGAAAAGACTTCCACTACTACTCCTTGCCTTCCTGTCTGGCTGCGCCAGCATGACCGCGCCCGAGATGGTGCCTGACAACACCACCGACAGCGTGATTATGATGAAACTGAAGCACGAAATCCTCAACGGCGATCAGATCAGTCAGAATTGGGGATGGATTCTTTGGTACCTGCCCGTGCTGTTCTTGGTCGTAGCATGGGCTTGGAAGGAGTTCGTCAAGAAGAAGGACGATTGTGACGAAGAAGAAACAGAGGCTCCTGTCAAGGGACAGCCTGCTCCACAGGACGACACCACTACGGTTCCTTAATCGTCCACGCAGCGCACATCTTCAGGCAGTGATTCGTACATCTTCTTGCAGATGTAGTACGAGTCAACAATATCTGAAACTGGACTCACGCACTCCTGACGCTTCGGTGTCAGGAGTGTTTTCAAATCCACACCTGTTTCGTGCGCCCATGCTGCGTACATGGCGTTCTTGTCTGCGTTGCCCTTGCCTGTGGCGTACTTCTTGACTTCGGTGGGTGGAATCACCGTAAGCGGCACACCCAACTGGTATAGTTTGTACTTCAGGATGCCAGTGTTCTCGGCAATGTGAAACACCCGTCCACTTGCAGAGTACGCATAGCCTTCAAGGGCTACATGGGTGCAGCCCATCACGATGTCCATTGCCCAATCTGCAATGGTTTCGTAGCGGTGCTGATCGTTGTCCCAATCGCTCAACCGCTCACCAAAGATGTTCATGGTGCGGATCTCGGACTGCCGCTTGTTGTCTGTCAGGAAATAGAAGGAGCAGCCACCATAGGAGAACTTTCCTGTGGCGTTGGCGCGGAATAGGCAGATGGCTGGACCGCACAGAGAATAATCAATACCTGCTATCACCATGACCATATTTAGGTCATAGTCCGACAGCCCTCGCAAGCAATACTCCAACACAGAAAGAGATTGCGCCAAGCAGAACTCGTTGAGTTTGAGTTAGTTCGCATTTCATTGGCTTGCCTCCTGTATCCATTTGGTAAATGATTCAAGACGAGTCGCAGAGTTTTCATACAGATGCCCGTTGAATATTCCAAATGATGCCACTAGTCCAATCACATTGCCCCCATCATCAAGCACGGCACCTCCTGAATCACCAAACCAAACCGTGCCGTCCAGTGGGAGGAACTTAAATACTGCGGGTTCCTCCACGATGGTTCCAAAATAATGGAACAGGTTGGGCACAGAACGGCGTTTAAACCCGCCTCCGTAGCCGATCACGGTGAGAGGCTGCTGACGGTGGTACTCGTATCCCGACCTCACCAGAGGCAACGGCGGTGCCGCGCAGGGCGTTTCTAGAACACCCACGCCCAAGTCCACCAAGATGGTGTCTCCTGTTTTGTAATATGGATGCAGGGTGCATTTTTTGATTCGATAACACGCTTCCTGAGTCACGAACCACGCAGCAATCCCGCCTTCCATGCAGTGCCCTGCGCTAATTATTGTGGTGGGTGAAATCAGTACCGCGCTCCCAATCATTTCTCCGCTTTCGCGTTCCAAATATCCCACAGCAGGATCGGTGTACTCGTCCAATAGCGAGAAGCCCCGCATGAAGAACGGAGTCTCCACGGGGGCTTCTCGTATTGGTTCAGACTCCCCGCACTTCGGCGGGGGTGCGCTCTTCGGCGCGTTGGCAGTGATATCTGTCGCACAGGCTTGCAGCAAGACGAGTGCAAGAGCCAGCAGAAGAGAATGGACACCGTGTCTCTTCATGTAAATATCTAGCCCACCCACCCACACAAAAATGTCTGGATTTGTAAAAAGAAACAGCCCCCATTTACGGGGGCTGTCGGACGGGAGATGCGATCTCCTGTGGGGTTACTTTATGTAGTCAGGTCAACCACTTCGCACTTGTCTCCGCTGCACGCAAAGGTCTGTGTGCCCTTCGTGCTGTCGGTCTTCTCGTATTGGGTGAGTTCGCTCCACTCAATACTCTTGGGCAGTGCCGCAGCAGCAGCCTCGTACTGCTCCGCTGTGCAGTCCTGATACGGAGCCTGTTGATAGGTGTGATCGGAATGGGGCAGGAACGAAATGCCGCTGATCTCGTCAAAGTGCGCGTACACCCACGCACCCACTTCCATCCACTCATGCTCCTTTACGGTAACAGTAATGGACGGCTTGTGTTCGCACCAGTGCCGCTGATAGGTGAGCCACAGTTCAAGGTGTTCAATGGCAGTCATGTCGTTGCGCGTCACCGATCCCACAGCCTTCTGCGGGAACGAGAACACCATTGTGTGGTCGGGGCGCATGACACACGGTTCCGCAGGGAAGCCACAGTCAATCATAAACTGACACATGGGGTCTTTGCGGTCTGCACGAACAGTGCGGATGTAGTACTCGTTGTGACGAGCGTGGATGCCGCTAGCCGCATCGGTCAACTGCGATACCGTGCCGCTTGGCTTCACGCAAGTAATAGCCGCTGCGGGATTGATGCCAATCCGCTTTGCCCACTCCTTGTTCGTAGCCACCGCGTCAGCCTTGAGCAGTTCAAGCAGCACATTCAGATTGTCGCCCTGTGTCCGCATGAAGTGGTTGTCAAGAATGCCTGTGAGCGACACACCAAGCAAGCACTCTTCTTCGCAGTTCTTGCGCCACTCACTGCTGAGGTACGGGAAGTTCGTGAGAGAAGCCTGCCAAGTGCCAAGAATGGCTGCAAGTCGCACCTTGCGCTTCAGGGTATCAGGAGTGTCGTCTGCGCGAACAATGACTTCGCTCAGATTGCAGAACTCCTTGTCGCGCAGAATGATCTCGGAGCAGGGGTTTGTGCCGAACTCATAAGATGCGTCACGGCGGTCGCCTAGTTTCTCCACGGTCTTCTGACACGCTTCGCGGTTGAACAGTCCACGCTCACCGCTCTTGGACTTGTACAGCGACACCCACTCCTCCATGAATGTGCCGATCTCGGGCTTCTCCTTGAATGCAACAGAGTTGTTGGCTAGTGCGCGTTGTGGATTTTCCAACCACCACTGCCCCACCTTAGCATCACGCATCCGCTCGTCCGTGAGATTGGAAAGCGAGATAAGAGCCGATCTACGCACTCCTCCGACAACGACAATCTCTGCAATCTTACAGATAATGTCGTGGCATTCAATAGAGGTGAGTTTGCGACCAGCACTCTTCTTAAAAGTACTGACGGTAAATCGGAACAGGTCTTCCAGTGGCTGCGGTCCACTTGCGCGTCCACCGAAAGTCTTGAGGCGCGCACCAAGAGGACGAATGTGAGACAGGTCCCATCGGGGGATTTGACCTCCAATAAGTAGGGATACCAGTTCTCGGTAGGCTTTTGCCCAACCTTCCTTGGAGTCCTTGACCACAATGAGCGTATCGCTGTTGGTAAACTCTTCAGCAATTGTAGGAAGTTTTTCAACATACTGGCGCTCCACGCTAAAGCCTACACCCGTTCCGCACATGAGAACATACAGGATCTCATCAAATGCGCGAACCTTGTTGACCGCAACATACGAGCAGTTGTAGCCTGCTGTGTTGTCCCGCTTGAGTGCTTCTCCTGCGGTCATTAGTGAGCGCATGGACGGCATGACTTCAAGATTCAGGACGGCTTCACGGAGTTCTTCGCGGACTGCCTTATTTATCTTCACGCCTTTGTCGGCAAAATGCTCATCAAAGAATCGGAAGTAACGGTCAACCGTTTCCTCCCAAGTCTCGCGCCGCATTTCAGAATCAAGCCAGCGCGAGTAACGGGACAAGTGAATAAACTCTTGGTAGAGAGTGGGCAGTCGCTTCATGTGTAACTCCTTTTGTTGGGTAGAGTATGTAGAGTGCAGCATAGCATAAAGAGGGGCTTTCGCCCCTCTAAAGTATTGCCTTGAGTATTTGGTTTTTGATCAGAACTCTACTGATTGAACTTCCACAAAATCATCGGGATACATCCATCCAATCCGCTTGGCATCATTCAATCCAAACACAAAACAGCGACCGTCACCGTTCGGGATCTCTCCAAAATAGATGAACCTGTCGCGGTCTTCTATTTGAAACAATATAGCCCGTTCGCTAGTGGGATCAGCAATTTTTACTACGGATAGTGGTCTTGGTGTTGGCATGGTTATGGTGCTATTAGAATTTCTCGGGAAACTGGTCTACGAATCCTTGTACCTATGTAGTCCACATACAGGGATATTCCTGTGACAGTAGCGGTTACTGCTTTGGTGCAAATCGTTGTGCTTGCCAAATAATCGGTTAGCGCACTTGGATAGTGTGTAACAGAACTAGGAGAAGCAGTGCCTTCGGTGTTTGCTCCTGTTGTCATGTTCTTGATCTTGTAGTTGGTTGTGTATGTGCCTGCGGAGTTTACTTCGGTTGCAAGATACATTCGATATGTGGTGGACGCAGAAAGAGTAACGCCTGTATCCACGCGAGTAGATCCTGATGAACTGATAATCACTACTTTCCATGTGGTGTCTGTTATCGTTCCATTGCACAGAAACTCAAAGTACACACCACGGACAGGTGCTGTGTTGCTTATGCTGTCTTGAAATCCAAGTCTATACGCTCCACGCACAGCGTTGGTGTGTACTGCTGCTAATGTCCGTATCCCTGCTTCGTATTCGTACTTTGTGATCAATCCTGATGTTGGAGCCGTGATGCCTGCTACAAGGTTGGTGGTTGTATAAACTACTCCATGTCCAGTTGCATTGTTGGTTGTGCCACAGTTCAATGAATTGACACCCGAACACCCAGTATATCCAAAAGCGTTCAGCATGATTGCTGTATTGTTTGTGACGGTTCCACCGTTTGCACCTGTTGCTTGGTAAATAGTACCATCAAGATAAAACGGATTGGTTGATTGTGCTTGCGTACAATCAGTAAAAAACATAGTGTCTAGTTGAGTTAGACTTTCTGTCGTTTCTACTCCGACAAGGGCTTGATCGTTGGTTGCGTCTATACCGTATGACATCAGATTGATCCTATGAGAATTTCACGGGTGATGGGTCTGCGAATTCGCACACCCATATAGTCGATATACAGAGCAACCGTGGTAGTTGTGGTCGTTTCCCCCAAACCAGCCTTGCAGTTTACAACGGCTGCGCCCATTGCGTATGTTGTCCAACCTTCACCTGTGTTGTGTGAGGATGCACTGGGAGATGCGGTTCCTTCGGTTTTGGTTCCTGTGTTTTCGTTCAGTATCTTGTAGGTGGTAGTGTATGTGCCTGCGGAATTTACTTCGGTTGACAGATACATTCGATATGTGGTGGACGCAGAAACAGCAACACCTGTATCAAAGGTAGAGTTCAGTCCCGAAAGTGGATTGATCCAATAGATCATCCAGTTGGTGTCTGTCACGCTTGCATTACACATGAACCTGAAGTGTGGTCCCGCAGATGCGAAATTACCCGCAGTATTCATACCACCTGAATCCATGAATCCTGCACGGAATGCACCACGCACCGTATTAGAGTGAATAGTTGCAGTAGTGCGAATGCGAGTTTCAAACTCGTACTTTGTCACAAGTCCCGATGCGGGAACAGGTATACCAGGCAGAAGATTTGTCTGCGTATTGATTGATCCAATATCCGTGGCATTGTTGAGTGATGAGGTTGTAATGCTGATTGCACTTGCAGGACCAGTCAGTCCGCCAAATCCTGCGGTTGAAGTGGAGTTGGATGCTCCAAGCGAAGCAGATAGAGCAGCAACACCAAAGCCTACACCTTCAGTTCCCACAGTTGAGGAATTGACTGAAAATGTCTGGTAGTTGTTGAAATCAGAAAACTGAACCACATCCAATTGTGTGACTGGTCTTATCTGCGATGTTGCAAACAGAGTTGGATCGTTGATGTTGAGTACGCCGTGTGCCATCAGAATGTTCCCAAAAGAATTTCACGGGAGATGGGTTTGCGAATGCGAACAGCAAAATAATCAACCCACATAAGGATTGGGGTTGTATAGGAGGTTCCCCCTCGCTTTGACATCATCAACATGGGAGCAATACCTGTAGTTCCATCACTTGGATTTCGGTTTGCTGTTGCAGGAGAAGCAGTGCCTTCGGTGTTTGCTCCTGTTGTCATGTTCTTGATCTTGTAGGTTGTCGTGAATGTGCCTGCTGTATTCACTTCAGAACTCAAATAGAGGCGATACACAGTATTTGCTGAAAAGGTGACACCTGTGTTTGATCGCTGCTTTGTATTGCCTGATGTTTTCCACGCTACTTGGAATGTAGTGTCGTTTGTTGTTCCATCTGTAAGGTACTCTAGCCATACACCATTTGACGGATCAACAAAACTGATATTATCGGCGAACCCAAATATAACAGTTCCGCCAAGGGTTACTCCATTGTTGAAGATTGTGGAGTCTGTACGGATCATGGTTTCTATTTCGTACTTGCTGACCAAAGAAGATGATGATGGAGTTTGTAGTCCCCCAAGCAGATTGGCTGAACTTACACTGCTGAATCCCGTTGCTACTCCAGCATACCCAGTGATATTGCTAGTTGAACCCGTTGACATCTGAACCGTACCCGAGCAAGCAGTTATGCCAAATCCCGTAAGACCATTTGTTGGGTTGGTAGTTGTTGCTGCACCATTTGCCGTAAAAAAAGTCATTACCCCACCTTCTCTGTATGTGATTGAGGCGTTTTCGTGGAAATCGCTGAAGTAGAAAGTGTCGTACTGATTCTTGTTCTGTGGACGAGACACAGGCTTCAAACTCTGTTGGTTTGGACTTTGTACTCCGTATGCCATGCGAACCTCCGATTACAGGATGTGCCAGTTGGCGTTGTCACTGATGAAGTCTACTGCCTGATACTGTTTGTTCAGGTTGTACGCGGTAACGCCGTCCATTGTCTGCGATGATGTGGTCAGTATCGTAATGGTTCCTGTGCTGCTCTGCTTGACGGTGTAGCGATTGGTGTTTGACACCGCAGTAGGCAGGGTAATGTTGATGTTGCCGCTTGTGGTTCCGATGTACACATAGTCGGTGGACGCAGCCGAACCCGCGCTGGCAGAAACACCAGTGGTTACGATGGTGCGGGTGAAACCGCCGCCAGTGGTGGACAGAGTAATGGTTCCACCAGAAGCAGTGAAGGTGATTCCTGATCCCGCAGCAAAAGTGATTCCTGCCGTGAATCCGTTTACGCGGCTGACACCCTGCACCTCACCAGTGGAGCCGTTGAAAGACTGTACGCCTGTGTTGGTGATGGTCACGGAACCTGTTGCACCGCTCACGGAGATGCCTGTTCCTGCCACCGCTGCGGATACACCTTGAACAGCACCTGTGCGTCCGTTGAAGGTTCGCACCAAAGCACTGTCTGCACCAATACCAATCAGACTCATATTGGCAAAATCAGTTTGTCCGTTACCTATGGTTACATAGTATCCGCCACTTTGGGCACTGTAGTCTCCAAGTTTAACATCAACAGCATCCACAAAAACCGAACCGAGTGCGCTATCCGATACACTGACAGTTCCTCCCCCACCATCAATCACAACACCTGCACCATTACCACCAATGCTGTCAACATTCAACGAGGAGCCAGTATAGGCTGTGGTGTTTGATCCAATTGTTCCACTCGCAGCGATATTCGATACAGTGAGTGTGGATGTGGACGGTTGATACGACAGCGGACCAGTGACATCATCCACGAATAGACTTGCGCCGTTGGCACACGCACCCGTCACGAATGTCAAGTAGCGGGTTGCGTTGATATTGGAAGATGTGGTTACGGCATAGGTTGCGGTCGCACCACTGCTTACTGCTGCTGCGCTGATCGTGAAGGTGTTTCCACTCTGCGTGATGGTGATGTTGCTGCCCGCAGTGATGCCCACCGTGCCTGTGAGTCCACCGAAAGACCGCACACCTGTATTTGTAATGGTGACCGTACCAGTCGATCCGCTGACAGAGATACCTGTGCCAGCCACAGCAGCACAAACACCCGTGACCGCACCCGTGACACCGTTGAACGATGCTACTGCTGTCACCGCGCCTGTGAGTCCGTTCACCCGTGTCACACCAATGTGCTGTAGTGGAGTGTTCAACCACTGGCTTGTAGCAGTATCGTAGATGAGTACATCATCGTCCTGCACCGATGTAATGGTGACATCGTTCAGCGAGTCCAAGTTCGTGGCAATGGTTCCGCCGCCGCTTGTGGTGGAGCGGAACTGCCCCGACTGAATAATGCGTGCATCATCCGCAGCAATGGCTGTGGTGAGATTCGTTGTGCCCTTCTTTACAAGCAGGTAGCCCGCAAACACTGCATTGGTTGCGGTGTTCGTGATTTCCGTGAAGTCTTCAAAGGTGACATTGTTGGCTGCTTCGGAAATGCTGGCGTAGGACGCGTGTCCGTAGTACACGCCAAGCACCGAGGGTGTGCCTGGGAAGAAGAACAGCCGCTGAATGGTGAACGGCTTGTTTGAGGGTACGATATTCAGGGTTCCCGTGCCGTCATCGTAGTTCTCGGGATCAATAGCAGTCTGATTCAGCACCGTGACAAACGAGCCTGCGGTTGCACCACGGTAGTATCGCCAGAAAGTGCAGTCTGTCTGCGCGTTGTCCGACACCACGCTTGGATTGTTGGGATCGTTGGGGTAGTTGCGCCCCAAGATGAACGCTGTTCCGCTTGTGCGGTTCAGTTTCAGATTTGCGCCGTTGGCTTGAATCGTGTGACCGCTCACCTTGAGCGGACCAAACGCACGGATAAACTGCTCGTACTGCTTGTCTGTGGCATACGACACATTGGGAATGGTCTTGGCAAGCGAAATGTACGCACGGCTTGGGTGTACAAGTGCGCCAACCGCAATGGTGTTGTTTACCTGATCGTCCGTGAAGAATGCCGCTTGCTGCTGCAAGTTGCCGCTGCTGTCAAAGTAGATCCATGTGGTGTCTTGTGCCGTGAGTCCCGAAAGAGTCACACCTGTTTTGGCAGTCCATGTGACACGGGTAATCACGGGGGTTGGATCTGCGGTAAAGGTGGCTCCCGTGGCGACAATGTAGCCTGCGCCTGCGGTGACATCAAACGCAGCACTGTTGCCTGCGTTGATGGTGACTAGTCCACCGTACAGCAGACCCGTGGACAGGCTTGAAGCGTAAATGGCTGCGGTGACACCGTACAGTTGACCTGCGTCCAATCCCGAGGTGGGTCCGTCATTCAGCGAGTGCCACACCTTGCCGCCGTCAAGGGTCATGCCGCCTGAAGCAGAAATGCCGCCGCTTGCAGTGAGTCGGCGGGTGAAGGTAGCCGTTGCGCCTGTGACTGCACCGTTGAAGGTAATGCCGCCGTCAGCGCACAGCCCTGCGGTAAGGGTTTGCAGACCCGTGAAGGTGTTTGCGCCAAGCGATGCACCTGTGACCGCACCAGTGGCTCCGTTGAACGAAGACACCACATTCTTGGTGAGGGCAATTGTTCCTGTATCGTCAGGCACATACAGGAATCGGTCTGCTGTCAAATATGTCTGTGGAGTAATTGTGGAGGAACCCGACAGTGTATCGGTATCGTCTGATTTTATTTTCAGACCGCCGATGTATGGACCAAGAACAGTTTCTTGCCCCTTTTGTATATCCACAATACCTGTTGCGGAATTCAGGGAAAGATTGGTGGTTACCTGTCCCGAAAGAACTATGCTGTTTGATGCAACAGGAGAAGCACCCGTGCTGATTCCCTTGATGGTAAGCGAAGCACCCTTGCCTGTGATGCTGCGTGTACCGCTCAGGTTTATGTTTCCTGCTGCTGTCAACCCACTGTTGAAGTTGTTGCTGCCACCAAAGTCGGTGCGGTTTTGGAATGTGGTTCCCGAGTATACATTCAGGGTATCCGTGTTTCCATCACCAAATTGAGCGTCATTGACCGCTTTGAAGGTTCCAACCACATCCACGCGACCTGAGAAGGTTGCGCCACCGTTTACTTGCAGAGTTGATCCAAAGGTGGAACCCGTGGAGGCGTACAGATACGAAGTGGTGAGTCCTGCGGTGAGTGTCTGTGTGCCTGTAAAGGTGTTTGCGCCAAGCGATGCACCAGTAACTGCTCCTATTGCTCCGTTGAATGATGTCACAACGGATGCAGCAGTCTGACCAGGCAGTTTCAAATACGATGTGGCTTCAATTACTGGCGCAAGAACCGAGTGAGAAGCAATGATTCCGCCTGTGCCTTGGTGTGAGAACGCATAAATTCCTGTATTGGCAACGATGTTTCCCGCATTATTGTCAACAGCAAAATATGTTCCTGTTGTACCAAAGCGTTCACCAATGGACACATATCTGCCAGCAAGAGTTATTCCTGCCGAATAGTCTACTGCAAATATGCCACCCGAAATACCCAAGCCACCAGAAGTGATGTCTTGTCTTCCCGTGAAGGTGTTGGCACCAAGCGATGCACCCGTGACCGCACCAGTGGCTCCGTTGAACGAAGTCACGAAGTTGTTGCGGACATAGTTGTATACACCGCTCTGCGTGGGAACACGGGTGGCTGAAACAGCCGAACCTGCGCCCATGTCCACGCCAGCAGTGACCTCGCCACCCACCCAAACCGTACCGCCAGTGCCACCAATGTAGATTTGGTTGGTGTTGGTATTGACAGCCTTCTCACCAACCGTGAGTCCCGATGGGGTGGTAGTACCGCGCTTGATTTGAATCTGTGTTGCCAAAGGTGTAGTCTCCTACCGCTATTTAGTAGGTGTCGCCACCCATGACGGCGGCTTCCTTCTTGCCTTTGCGCTTGGATGCAGGCTTTTCAGATTCAGCAACAGGTGCCGAAACAGGTACAAACACTGCAAGTTCCTTTTCAAGAGCAGCAATTTTTGCGTTGGCTGCCTCAAGTTGCGAGTACAGACCCTGAATCTGTGCCTTCAGATTTCCTGTCTGTACATTCAACTCGTTCTGCCAGTTCTGTGCAATAGTGTGCTTGCTTGCTTCTGCTGTTTCGTGCAGTTGTTTCTTCTCTTGTTCACACGCATTACGGATGATCTGCGTTTGTTCCTGTAGAGCCTCCGTGAAACGAGCCTTTTCGCTTTCAGCGGCTTCAACAACACGAACCTTCTCTGCTTCAAGAGCGTCTTGCAGTTCCTTTTTCTCTTCTTCTGCGTACAGCAGTTTGGCTTCAGTCAAAATATTGGCTGTCGTGAGTTCAGTCACGCGCTTGTTCAACAGGGGAATCAGAATGGTTTCGTTGGGGTTTTTGCCTTCCATAGTGTATCTCCTTTCAAGAGGCTATAGTATGTATGTGAACAGGGGAGCCTTTCGGCTCCCCCTTTTGTCCACCGTATTATTTGGATCAGAACGATCCGCCGTCTATTGCAGTGACCGATGCACTCAAGCCACTTACCGTAAAGTTTGCAGGATCGAATTTTGCAAGTCCCTTCACGGTTGTGCTTGCATTTTGAATAGTCATTATCAGGGTTCCTGTTCCAGTTGATTCGCTTGAAACGCTTACTGCGTCAGCATCACGAATCAGTAGTTGCTTGTATTCAGGAGCAGTACCTGCACCAGTAGACGACAGCAAGCGTCCTGCGGTAGAGGCTCCAAGCACTGTGAGAGAACTTGTGCCGTTTGCGTACAGTACATCACCGATGGTATACGATGTTCGTCCTGTACCACCGTAAGTAGCACCAACAGCGGTGGCTTGCCATACACCTGTAGCGATGGTTCCCACCGATGTCAGGCTTGAAGACACAACGCTGCTGCCGAGTGCGGTGGCAGTCAGTACGCTTGCTCCACTGATGCCGTATCCGTAACCTGTTGCAACATTTACGCCCTGATTGCTTTCCCAAGACGAGCGGGTGTTGCTCCATGTCCATGTACGAGCAGCGGTTCCCGACAGACTCAAACCACCGCCGTCTGCAAGGGTATCGCTTGCAAGGGTGCGACCCATTGTGATGGTCTTGTCGTCAATGTTCAGGTCAGTGCGGTTCACGGTGGTGACCGTTCCGCTCACGAAGAAGTTGCCGTTTACGGTTAGGGTTGCACCGACAGTCACATCACCTGTAGTACGGGCTGTTCCGCTGACATCAAGAGTAGAAGCGGTCAATCCTCCGTTTGCTGTGACTGCTCCTGTTGATGTGATGGTAGAAGCGAATCGTGCAGCACCTGCGTGATCGGTGGTAGACTCGAATGTAGCACCGCCCACCACATCAAGTACGCTGGCAGCATCAAGGCGACCCGACACGGTTACACCAGAGGCAAATCGCGCAACACCACTGTGGTCTGTTATTGCCAGTGTGGTGCCAGCAACAACAGTAAGAACATCGCTTGCTGCATCGCCAACCGTGACATTTCCATTGAACTTGGCGTTGCCTGTGACATCAAGACTGCTACCAACGGTCATTCCGCCAGTAACGGTCATTACATCTGCCGCAGCGTCGCCAAAGTTTACATTTCCGTTGAACTTGGCGTTGCCTGTGACATCAATGGTGGAGGCAAAGGTTACGCCACTGTTGAATGTCTGTACCGCCGTGAATGTATTGGCTTGTGCAGCAGATACACCGTAGCCTGTAATGGTGATGCTGCTGCCAGCAGCAGTGACTCCAATATTGGTTCCGCCACTGATTGTAACCGCACCAGTCAGGCTGTTCAGCGAGGAAACACCTGTTGCGGTGTTTGTCACATAGTCCTTGACCGCAGCCATTGTGGGAACCTGATAGGTGATTCCCGCCGCGATGCCGCCAGATGCACCACAGATACCCGCACCTACCCATGCAGCAGTGACACCCGTACCCTTACCGATGAAGAAGGTGTTCAGCGTGGTATTGAAAGCGGGTTCACCAAGGGTCAGACCCGATGCCTGTGTGGGGTCTGCTGTGCCTCTACGGAATGTAATTGTGGTTGCCATGTTAGTCTAGCCCTTTTAAATTATTCCCAATACTTAGAAACAGTCTGTCATTTACTATGTATATCAACAGTTACGAGAACGATCCACCGTCTATTATTGTGATGGAGGATTGAATATACGGCATTTGATCTGTTATAGAAACATACCCCTCAACTCCTCCACCACTAGTCATCAAAAACGAGTTGATTGATGACGGAGCAATCGGATCAGTACTTGCTTTTGGAGAAATGAGTTGATAAACAGGCAAAATCCACTTGTCGTAGAAACTTTGCTGTGTTGCCAAATACATGGTTTGGGCAACACCACCGCTCTGCTTGACCTGAAACAGCATCAGGTCTGTACCTGCCAAATTAGCCGCAGTCCGTGTTTCGAATGTCTGTCCTGAATTGGTGTAGTTTACGCCTAAAGATATTCCATTGTTGCTGATGGAATATGTGATTCCCTGTGCTGCGCGTAAAGCAACTTCTCCACTCAATCCGTTTAGTGTTGATACACCACCGCTGTTGCCGCCGCCCCCACCCGTGTTGGTAAAGTTAACGGTGACCTTGCCGCCCACCTTACTAGCCGTGACCCCTGCGCCTGTAAAGTCCAGTGTGCGAACATCAGGCGTGATCTTGGAGCCGTTGATGTACACAGCCACCTTGCCACCACCGCCAGTGGACGCAAGCCAGCCCATGTCTTGTGCGGAAACCTTTCCGCCGCCCATGATCTTTTTCAGGATTTTGTCTAACCGCTCTTCGTCAATGGAGATGGACTTCTCTTGCGGATCGTAGACGAGCGGGAACTTGGCTGTTACAACGCCAGACTCTCCAGCATCTCCTTTGTCGCCTTTATCCCCTTTCGCACCCTTTGTTCCAGTTTTGCCTGCTGTGCCTTGAGGACCAATTTCGCCCCGTTCACCCCTTTCACCGCGCTCACCATCAATGCCATCCCGACCGTCAGCACCCGCAGCACCAGGCTCACCGCGCTCACCGCGTAATCCTTGCGGACCCCGTTCTCCAATGTCACCTTTTTCACCCTTCTCACCCCGTTCGCCTTGTATTCCTGCATTTCCCTGTTCCCCCTTATCACCTCGTTCACCGCGTTCGCCTTGTGGTCCAACCTCCCCACGCTCGCCCGTTTCTCCACGCTCACCTTGTGGTCCCCGTGGACCGATTTCTCCTGTATCACCCTTTTCACCACGCTCACCCGTTTCTCCACGCTCACCTTGTGGTCCTTGTAGTCCCACATCTCCACGATCTCCCTGTACACCTGTATAACCGCGAGGACCACGATCTCCGCGTTCGCCGCTCTGCGGACGAATCACTGCCAGTTCCTTCAAGACATCAGCCAGTCCTTTGCGGAAAGCAGTAAATTCCGACTCGCTTAAGTAACGCGATGGCGGTGGAACAATCTTTATCTCTTCAAGGATGGGTTTTGGCTTCGGGTCTTGTACCAACTCAAAAATAGAGTCGATCTGTGTGTCTCCCGCTTCAATCTTGAGGGGGCGACCACGGGGATCAATGAAACAGGTTTCCCCAATACCCCCTAGTTTCAAGATATTGGGATTGTGGCAATCATCCGATTCAATCAGCATGAACTGATCGCCCACAGAGTACGCGGAACCACGGATTTCGCGCACTAAACGAAATACGGAACCCGACTCAAACTGACCACTGGAAACAGCAGCAGTTCGGCGTGGCTCTGTGGGCTTGGGAGAATCGGAAAAGTGGGTCATCCCTGTATTTAGGCTTCAGGGACGGGTGCTTTCACGGTCAAAGCCGCCCACGAATGGGGGAAAAGTGGCTCTATGATAAGTGAGATGGCTTCAGCGTATTGGCGGCATTCCCATTGGGCGTGGGGATCGCTGCGCTGTGCGAACACACGGGCAAACGCTGCAAGCGAACCCGTCCACCACCATTCGGTATATGTTCCCTGCGGCAGCACCGACCGCGCTTGTTCAGGAGCCACGCCCCGCTTCAGCAGTTCTTCGTAGGTCTGAAGCGCGTCCCGAACGCACATTTCGTAGTGGCGGTTCACGGTGTTGTAGTCATCGTCAATAGGCATGAAGTCTTCCGACCCTTGCTTCGCACCGTTCGTGGGCTTGCCGCGCCACCGTGGCATATAGACGCTTGGCGGATCGCTCACATAGCGGCGGCTCACCTCGTTCTCGGTAAAGCCCACCTTGTGCTTGAACAGTTGGGTGCGGATGAAGATGGGAGCCTTGATCCGCAGGGTAATCTGTGGATGCGCGAACGGAGTCCAATGCTTGTGCTTGGCAAGATAGCCGATCAGTTTCTGATCGCGCTCTGCTAGTTTGTGTTGGCGTGAACCTGTCCAATGATGCTCACTATCCCAATCGCTGTCCTTGTTGAAGGAAACACGCGCAGAGTTGACCACCGTGAGATCGCTGCCCATGTGGTCAACATACTGCACGAAACCCTTGTCCAAAACCACAACATTTTCAATCATCGCATTCTCCATTGTGAAAACCGTGCAAGAGCCGTGAGTCCGCTGCAAGCACACTCGTCAATGATACGCTGAACTTCCTGCGGTGACCGTCCCGCAAGCACCATGTCGTTGATGTCCTTCTCGTCTACGCTGTCAGACCACACGCATACGGTGTATCCGCCACGAATGGCTTCTTCAACTTTGGAGACAATCTCCGCATTGCGAGGCTCGTTGTCGTAAACAACAACGCAATCACTGAAAAGCCGAGTAGCGTGGGCGAGTTCGCTGCCAGCAAGAGCAACAGCGTTGTCAAGAAACACAGAGTCGATTGGTCCTTCAACCGCATAAATCCTCTTGGAATAATCCAACCGATCTTCTCCGTAAATCGCTCGTCCGTCCTTGACAAACTTCACGGTGATGTATCGGATAGCGTTCTTGGAACCGCTCAAGCAGCGTCCTTGCGCCGCGACAAGTTCCCCCTTCTTGTTGACGAATGGGATGACGATACGCTCGTCATTCGGAATGGTGGTGTATGTAGGGTCAATAGACCGTACCCAATCGCCAAAAGCATTTGAAAAATAGAAACGGTCGGGATGTGGGATCTTGCGGGACTCCACATACTGCCGTCCAATGTGGTCTTCAGGCAATGAAGTGATTTTTGGCAGGCGGATGTCAGCCCGTGGCAGAACCACTTCGGCTTCCACGGGTTTTACATAGTTACTCTTGCCGTTCTCGCCGTTGCGCCACCGCTCAAGCGCGTACTCCTGCGCGAGGGCAGGAGCCACGAACTGCAAGAAGCGGTACATGGAGTGTCCCACACCGCAGTTGTGGCACTTGAAAAAGTAGTCGTTCTTCTTCGGAAAGAAAAATCCACGAGCCTTGGTCTTGTTCTTCTGTGAGTCGCCACAAATGGGACAACGGCAGTTTGCAAGACTTGCGCCCTTCCACTTGAATCGCTCAAGTTGAGGCGACACAAGGTTTATGTATTTCTTGTCAATATAAGTGGACATTACGGCTTGTGCTGTTCTCGCTTGTAGTCAGAGTCGTACATCATCTTTGCAAGGGAGATCATATCATGCTGTGGCTCCCACTTCAAGACCCGCTTGGCTTTTTCAGGATTACCAAGCAAATACGGAACCTCATTCGGACGGAACAGGCGTGGATCTGTTTCCACATATTTGGTGTAGTCGCCAAGTCCTGCGTAATCAAATACTACTTCCAAAAATTCACGAACCGAATGGGTGCGATTGGTGGCAATCACATAATCGTCAGGACGCTGCTGTTGCAACATGAGCCACATGGCTTCCACATAGTCTCCCGCAAATCCCCAATCGCGCTTGGCATCAAGATTGCCCAAGAACAACTTGTGCTGTTTTCCCTGTGCAATTCGTGCAGCAGCCATCGTGATCTTGCGAGTCACAAATGTCTCGCCACGGCGCGGGCTTTCGTGATTGAACAGAATCCCTGAACTGGCGTGTAGATTGTACGCTTGCCGATATACCCGCACCATGTGATGAGCATGAAGTTTCGCTACTGCATACGGAGAAACAGGCATCATGCGGCTGCTTTCGGTGTATCCTGTATCACCGTGATCGGTTGAGTCTCCAAACATTTCGGATGACGAAGCCTGATAGAAACGAGTACCAGGTGCAACGGTACGAATGGCTTCAAGAATCTTCAGGGTTCCTTCAGCAATACCTTCACTTGTGTACTCAGGCAGTTCAAACGAAACACCCACATGGGACTGTGCTGCAAGATTGTATACTTCATCTGGCTTGTAGTAGTGAATAAGGCGGGTGATTGCGGATGCGTCCATGAGATCGTAATAGCACAACTTGAATTGTGAATTAGAAACCTCGTTGTTGTAAATATGATCCACGCGCTCGGTGTTGATGAGCGATGTACGCCGCTTCAATCCAATCACATAGTAGCCCTTGGAAATCAGGAAGTCCGCAAGGTACGAACCGTCCTGACCGTTTACACCCGTAATGAGTGCCTTCTTGGGTAGTATGCTCATGTCAGATATTCCAATCGCTTGTGTCACGCTTTGAGCCGAACTTCGCGGTGAAGTCCTTCGCTCCGTATCCTGAACCAAACCCATCGTCCTTGCCCTTTTGGATGTTTGCGTCCATCAGGTCTTCGGACACGCTGCTGTCAATGTCGTAGAACTTCATCTTGGCGTAGTTCAGCCCCACGATGAACTTCTTGTTTGCAGCCTTGCCATTGTAACGGTTCTTCAACTGCTTTACCATGATCTGCCCTGCCTTTTCCAATTCTTCAGTTGTAATAAGGGCAATCATCAGATCAGCGGTGTGTGGAAGCCCGAAAGATTCTGAAGTGTCTGTCAAGTCAACATCGGTGGACGAGAACCCTGCTCGGTTGACCTGAGTGGCAGACACAATAGGCACATCCCGTTCCATTGCCAAGCCTCGCAACTCTTCTGCTATAGCCTTGATGTAGCCATAGGAGTTGATGTTGTTGCCGTGCTTGAAACGCGCTGAAGAGCAGATATTGATGTAATCAATGAAAATAATGTCGGGAGTAAACTGCTTCTTCAGTCGTAACTCGTCCAAAAGGATACGGAAGTGATTGGCATTGGCGAATGAAGTAGGGTATTCCTTCACGATGAGTTTTCCCGAAACTCCCCGTGTGCAAGACTTCAATCGCTTTTCATACATTTCCAATGGCAAGTCCGCAAGTTCATCCATAGTAATGTCCATGATGTTTGCGTCAATCCGCTCGGCAATGCGTTCCTCTGCCATCTCAAGTGTGATGTACAGAACATTCTTGTTCTGCATGAGACACGCAGCGGCATGATGGCACATGAACAGGCTTTTGCCTACACCTGTTCCTGCCATGATGATGTTCAGGGTCTTGGGAGAGATGCCGCCTTTGGTGATGGCATTAAACATCTCCAAGTCAAACGGAACCTTCCGCTCAACCCTGTGATAAAATTCGTGACGAGCCTCGTAGTCCTCAAGGAAATCGTGTCCCACATTGGTGTCAAACGACACAGCCAATGCCTTGGACAGAATCTCAGGGAGGGCATGAGGAGTTCGTGCCTTGTCTTTGCCGTCAATGATCTGAATGGATTCAAGAATGGCATTGTAGATGGCTTTGTCCTTGCAGAACTTTTCCGTGGTATCCAACATCCACTTGGTGTCCTGCTTGACTGTCTTGCCCATCTCACCAACAAGAGACTTGCACTTGCTGAATTCGTCTTCAGTCAGGCTCTTGTTGTTTTCCAAGGCAATGAGCAGGGCTTCCTTGGTGGGAACGCCCTTGTACTCATTCACGAAATCCTGTAGTGAACGGAACACTGCACGATCAACCCGATCAAGGAAATACTCCTCCTGCAAGAACGGAATGGTCTTCTTGCAGAAATCGGAATCGTTCAGCAGTCCTGACAGGATTGTCTTTTCAGTTTGACTCATTTAGTCCAAGTTCCTCATCAAGTTCAGCCAGACGATCCATTGCCTTATCTGCTTCGTCCTTGCCGTAGCAGAACTCCTTCTTGGCAGCAATGTCAATAGCCCGCAGGATGTCTTCGTTGTAGTACTTCTCGGGGTTCTTGTTGATCTGCGATTCAAACGCAGTCTTGCCGTTGGGCAACTGAATCTTTGTGGACACCTTGGTAAAGATACCGTACTTCAGGGCAATATCCAACAGTCCGTAGTACTTGTTTAGTCCTGTCTCAAAATTCAACTGCACATCCACCATCTTGTCCTGCTTCGTCAGGCGGCTCTTGTGTGCCTTGCAGTGGATGATGTTGCCCACCACCTCGTTGTCCACCTTGTCCTTCTTCTTGGACAGGTAGATGATGGTGGACGCGGCATACTTCAGACCGCTACCGCCACCCATCTCCTTCATGGGCACATACGCACCCACCACATCGTAGGTGTGGTTCGTCATCAGCAGGGGAATCCGTGCATGACCCAACTTGATGGTAAGGACGCGGAACGCCGCCTTCGTGACCTGTGCGCGAGTCATGTCGCGGGTGTTCTTGCCCTCTGCGGTGTCGTTCATCTCCTTCTCGGTGGACAACATTCCAAGGGAATCAAGCACAATCATCATGCGGGGGCGAGTGTCCTTGTCTGCTTCAAGGTACTTGTCCACCGACAGCACACACTGGTGGCGGAACTCTTCAACTGTAGCCACAGGCAGCACAGCCACGCGGTCGGTGTCAATGCCACGATCCCGCAGTAGATCGGAAGTAATGGATTGCTCGGTATCAAAGTACATCACCATAGCGTTGTGATCGGAGTTCAGGAACTCGCGCACCACATTCAGGGCAAAGTAGGTCTTGCCCGTGGCTTGCTCACCCGCAAGGGCAATGATCTTGTTGTCAGGCATTCCTCCGTGGATGGAACCGCTCAACAGGGCGTTGAACGCATACGACCCCGTGGAGATGAATCCCTTTACATCGCTGCCTTCCAAGCCGTCAGAGGCTACGGTGGCGTACTTGTTTCCTGCTGCCTTCAGAATGTCCTTTAGTTTCATGCTTTCTCCAATTCTTTCATCTGTGCGTCAATGAGAGTCATCTCGGACTCGTTAGCCCGTATTGTATCCAACGGCGTAAGTTTGTCAACGATCATCTGTTGAGTTTCACGCCGCAGCAGGTCTTTTCTATTTGAGAGAAGACCTTTCAAGTATTCAAGATTTAGAGTACTCATCAGGTGGTGAGTTTGAGTCCTGCGTGGGGGGCATTGGCGGTGGGAACCACAAGCCCGTTGAACGCGCCGTTGAACTCGTTTGCAAGATCCGTAGCAGGATCAGCAGTGAACATGACATAGGACGCAGGCACAGTCACCTTGGTGTCCTTGACCGATGCCATCCACGGCACGACCGCAATATTTGCACCGCCGTTTTTGGTGGGCATGGGCACAACCATGCACGGATTCTTGAAGGTGTACGACACAATCTTGTCGCCTTCAAAATTCTCGGTGACGCTTGCAATAAGTTCTTCGCCAGTCTGAACCTTCACGATCTTTGTAGCCATTACGAATCCTTTTGTTAGGGGGTTAGATACTGTATGTAGGGAGGCGGTCACGCAAACAGAGACTCAAGAGTATTTCTTTCCTCGGGACTCCACCCCACCGCATCGGTGATGGCGCGTAGAGGCTCAAGGAAAGTCTTTTTGAATTGAGTGTCGTAGTCAATGTATTTCTGAAGATCAAACTCCTTGGGCATGGTGGTGGGGAAACCAATCACGCCTTCGTGGATGGGATTGGGAGTCTTCAGGTAGATGAACTTCATCTTCTCGCCCTCACCAATCAAGCGGTACTTCTTGTCTAGTTTGAGTCGCTTCACAATTGAGTTGTGCAGCAGAGCCGCCTTCACCGCGATGGGAGTAGCCTTCTTGTAAATGGTAAGCGCGTTGGCGTACTCGTCCATGCTGCTCACGGAACGAGGCGATGCAACCTCTTCCACAGGCAGGGACTTGAACTCCCGCTCTGTCTTTATCACAAACTGCTGTAGCGTGGGTTCATCGCCCATGAGAACAGTTTCAATCGCGGTCTTCAGTGCCTTGCGAACATACGCAGGAGTGGACGAACGCGCAGTCTCCATGCCCATGATCTTGAACTTGGGAGTCTTGTAGCGGACACCTTCGGCATCCCACACAGACAGCATATACCGCTTCTTGGCAGTCCACACGCCCTTCTCCGCGATGACTTCGCGTCCCATTGACATCTTGTTGGCGTAGGCATTCATATTCGTAGCCAGTTCCGCAAACTGCTTGTCAATGAACGGTTGCATTACCCGTTCACAGAAATCATTCAAGAAGTCCACGCGCTTGCCTGTGTC